TCCGCGCCCCGGCCGCCGTTCCCCCGTTCAGCGGCCTGGGCACTCCCTCGCGTCCAGCACAACGCGAGGGAACCGCCGGACCGGGCATCCCCGTGCCCGGTCCGGCTCAGACGTCCCCGCCGGTGCCTGAGGGGGCCGCCGGCGGGGCGCGGGACGAGGAGGCCGGCGTCCGGACCTTGCGCGCCAGTCTCCCGCCTGCGACCGATCCGGCGGGGGGCACGAGGCGGGGCGACCCGTCAAACACGTCGCCTCCCGCCGTACCGCTGTCCGGCGCCGGGCCGCGGGAGTGGAAGATCACCCTGCCCGCCGGTCTTGAACTGCTGTCCCTGAATGACCGCGAGCACTACATGGTCAGGCACCGCAAGGCGCAGGCACTCAAGGACGCCGCGATCGTCATGACCCGCAAGGCAAAGGTGCCGCGCCTCGAGCGGATCGCGATCTCGGTCTACTACGACCCGCCCGTACGCCGCAACCGCGATCACGACAACCTGATAGCCACGTACAAGCACCTCGCCGATGGGATAGTCCAGGCTGGCGTGGTGCCCGATGACGATTCCGCGCACGTCCTGCCGCCGCACTGCGAGGTCACTAGCCTGATCGTCCCGCGCGGGCGGCTGAGGATGGTCATCACCGAGGTACCCGTCAGGGATGATGCCGCATGACCCGCCCCTTGCTCTTGGATCTGTTCTGCGGAGCGGGGGGGGCTGCAGTGGGTTACCAGCGTGCCGGATTTGACGTTGTCGGCGTGGACATCTGCCCGATGCCCCGGTATCCGTTTGAGTTCTCCCAGGGCGATGCAATCCGGGTACTCAAGCTGATCGTGGCCGACGAGATCCCTCCCCCTTCCGCGATTCACGTCAGCCCGCCGTGCCAGGACCACATCCGCGGCGGCCTCGCTAGCGACCACGGCACCGGGTGGATGCTCGGGGCTGCCCGCAGCCTGCTCGAGCAGACCGGCGTCCCGTGGGTGATCGAGAACGTGCCCGGCGCCCCGATGCGCCCCGATTCCGTGCTGTGCGGCTCGCATTTCGGCCTGACCGTCCGGCGCCACCGCTGGTTCGAGACCTCGTGGAACGCCCTCAGCCTCATGCCGTTCCAGTGCGACCACTCCGGGCCGGTGGTAGGTGTCTACGGGCACCCGCACGGCAAGCGTGGCGCGTGGCCGGGGATGCTCGCCGGCACTGTCGAGAACTGGCAGCGCGGGCTCGACATCGACTGGACGAGCGACCCTGACGACCTTAAGCAGGCTATCCCGCCGGCTTACACGGAGTACATCGGCGCGTTCCTATTGGACGCCGTGGCGGAACGAGATGCCGCATGACCGCGCCCCTGCCTGCCTCCGTCCCGCTGCCCCTGGAGCCGGAGCGTAAGCGACGTTCCGAGCCGCAGCCTGAGGCTCCGGGACGTGCACCGCTCTGCCCGTCATGCTGGCACCTCCGTGACGCCGTGGGCCACGTCTGGTTCTGCGTAGCGCCGAACGGGAGGCTTCGATGTCGGACGTGAAGACAACCCCGCCACGCCGTCCCCTGCGCTCCCTGTCGGCATGGCTGGCCCGTCTCGGCGGGGCAATGACAGGAGACGCGCCGCACCGATTTGCGACCGAGTACCCCTGGCACGGCTGCTGGTGTGACAAGCCGGAAGAGCACCCGGTCCACTGGAGCGCCGAACGGGTGATCGCCGCACGGCGGGAGACGGGCCGGTGAGCGAGCTACGGGAGCTTGTCCGCGACCCGGTAATCGCCGGGATGTGCCGGGTCGTGATCAACCGCGTCGTGTGCGCCCGGCCATCGGAAGGCACCTGGGAAGGCGGGTGTATCCACGAGCACGTCACCACGGACATCGAGATCTGCGCTGGGCACCGGGAACTCGCAGAGCGCCCGTTCGCCTGCGTCCTTTGCGAACAGGACCACAAGTGCATGGTGCAGCTGCGGGAGGTGGGCCGGTGAGCGGAATCGTGTCATCCGTCCTGACCGCGATCGGCATAAGCCTGCTGCTGTTCGGGACGATCGCGGGCCTGGCCATCGCGGATGCCCCCGCGGCAGTTGCCGTGACAGCAGGGATCGGCGTGTCCGGGGCCTGCATGTACGCGTGCTGTCACTGGAGGTTCCGGCGCGGTGAGCCCTGGTTCCCGGCGCTGGCGAAGTGGCGTTACCGCGCTGCTGACCGGAGGGCTGAGAACCGTGTCGTCCGCCGCGGGTGGTCCGACGAGGAGCTCGCCGCGCTCGACGACCAGGCCAGCCTTGAGCAGCTCCTCGCCAGGACCGATGCCGAGGCGCGGCGTGAGGGGAAGTTCAGGTGATTTGGATCGTCCTCGGCGCGGTGGCGGCGTTCGTTCTCCTGCTGCTCGCCCTGGCCGCGCTGGAACGGGGCGGGGACCCGGCGGAGGACGGGCAGGAGCCGCAGCGGGAAGAGGGTGGCGAGCCTTGAGTCCGGCATGCCCTCGCAGGCGGCGGCGGGAAGCCGTCGAGCTGGCCCTCTGCGCAGTCTTCGCCCTGGCCATGGTCGCCGCGTTCGCTTACGCGGCCGTGACAGCGGCGGGGCGGTAATGGTCAGTCAAGCGACTCGCCCGGGTGGTCGCGGACCCAGCCGCGGTAGGCCTGCTCGTAGGCGCGGACTTGCTGTGAGCCTCGCCAGCCCATCTGCCCTGCGATCGTGGTCTGCGATTCTTCTCCGGCTTCTCGTGCCCGGATCATGGCCAGGCCGAGGGCGGCGCGCTTGCGGTCGACTAGCGCTTTCGCGTCGGCCCGCGCCTGCCCCAAGGCTTCCTCTGCCTCTCGTATGCGTGTCATGGCGTCGCCCATGCCTCCACTATCGCACGGCACCTCACGTCCCCAGTGATCATGATGGTCATCATCATAGTAACAGCGATGCAGATGACCTGATGACCCGAGCGGGTGCTATGGTGTTAACCATAGGAGCATACCCCGCGTGAAAGTTGACAAGGTGGCCAGTGCAAGTCCCTCGCAGCCGCGCAGAAAGCGCCTTAAGGCATGGCGACCCGATCAGGAACCGTGCCCGTACCTGCGCCTCGTCCCGCCATGGCGGGAGGCTGATATGGGCATCCGGCTCGTTATGGAGTCCGCCAGCCGCCATGCCCCCGAAGGACTCACCTGGCGGGAGCGCTACTCACTCATCGTGCTCGCCGCGTCTGCGATCGACGCCACCCGTGAGCTTCCCCCCGGCATCGAGGACAACCCTGAGATCATTGCCCGCCTGCGCCTCGGCCGCAGCGAGCGGTACGCGGTATTCGCCTCCCTTGTCACTAAGGGTGCCCTTGAGCGCCTTGAACGCGGGCGGAACGGTGTCAAGGCCGTCTACGCTATCGCCGCGTTCGACTCTGCCACGGAGGCCGCGCGGCCCGGAGACCCAGACGCGCACCCTGTGGATAACCCTGCTGAAGGGTCCGGAGAACCCGGATGCTTCAGCTCTGGGAAGGGTCCGGGTTCTGCGACTGAAGGGTCCGGGTTTGACCCTTCGAAGGGTCCGGGAACTCCGGACCCAGCACCTTATAAGGGAATTAGGGATTTTAAAACCGGAGGAACCCCCCTACCCCCCGGCATCCATCTGCTGTCTCAGTTCGCGCTGCCCGAAGCACCCCCGGAGGAGGGGGATTGCCCGACGGCGAAAAATTCCGCAGCGAACGGGACGGCCCGCGAACGCCACGCACTAGCCGCCGAGATCACTAAGATCCGGCCCGAGTGGTCGAAGCGGTCGGTCCTCCGCGCCCTTGAGCGCCCCTCTGTCGCCGAACGGCCCTGGCTGATCGTCGCGGAAGCCATGCGGCTCATGGCCGCAGACCCGAATACCCAACACCCCGGGCGGCTGGAGCACGACGGCCCGTGGTGGGCCGAAGCCGCCCGCAGGTGCCGCCGGCCCGCCGAAGTGGAACCGCCCGAGGGCGGCGTCCACAAGTTCGACCCTGACGGCAACGGCGACTGCCGTCGCTGCCCGCTGCCCGCTGACAGCCGGTACCACTCCAACCGGAAGGTGTCATGACCACGCCAGGCTTCGGCCGCTGCCCCGACTGCAACAAGCGGGTGCTGTTCGCGCTCGCCGTGACCGGCGACGTGATCGCGTTCGTCGCCGCGTTCGAGGACGGCCCGTGGGCGATCGCATGGGACTGCACCCGCACCCCTCGCTGCCGCCCGGTCGGCGAGTTCGGGCTTGTCCGTGACGGCGAGTACCTGTACGAGCGGCATGCGGTCACCTGCCCCGCTGTCGGTCCCGTCGCCGACCTGGCCGCTGAGCGGATCATGCGCCGACGGCCGGTAGCGCCACGCCGCAACGCTTCCGCAAGGAGGGCCGCAAGTGCCCGCTAACCCGGGCCCGCAAGGGCTCACTGAGTGCGACATCCGCACCAGCCTCACCGACCCCGAGTTGGCCGCGATTATCCGCACCGCCGCTGACGAGGACGGCCTGACGGGCGAGTTCTACACCATCGCCCTGCACGCCAACTGCACGCTTGAAGCCGGGCACGAAGCGCTTCACGCCGGGTGGATCGCCACTACTAACGGCGAGGTGGGCGCGACGTGCTGGCTTCGCTGGGAAGAGACGGCGCGGTACATCGACTGGCTCGCATCATGCGTTCAGTCCGACTGCCTCCTCTACCGGGGGCACCTCGGCGGCTGCAACCTAATGCACGGCGACCTGGACGAGGGGCCCGCCGATGAATGACACCCCACCCCCCGTCGAACTTGCCAGCTTCATCGACGCCCTAGGCCGCCGCGTCACGGTGGAGGTCACCCGGTCGGGACTCGCCGCCATCCTCACGCAGACCCCGGAGCGAGGCCTGCGCGGAGGCCACCCGGCACTCAACCGGGACAACGCGCGGGAGCTGGGTAACGCGCTCATCGCGTTCGCCGACCAGGGGCCGCAGTCATGACCGCCAACCACACGGAGGCACCCGTTGAAGATCCCCCAGCATCTCCGCACCCTCGCCCGCAAGGCGCGGGCCGAGGGATGGACGATCACCGTCACGGGCGGCGGCCACCTGAAGTGGTCCAGTCCGCACGGGCCGTCCGTGATTACCGGATCGAGTCCGCACCGCAAGGGCTTCGGGCCGCGCATGGAACGGCGCGACCTGGAGCGGGCCGGGCTCTCCACGACGCGGAGGTGACCCGGTGACCACCCCCGAGCCCGAAACCGTCGAGACCCTCCTCGGCGAGCTGATCACGGTACTCGCCGGGGCGTACCGGGACGAGGACGCCCGCAAGCCCCCGTACCTCAAGCGCCGCCGACCGATGACCGTGGGGATGCCGGTGACCGCCGCCCGCAGGGAGATGATCCCCGTCGCCGCGCGCCTCTCCCGCGCCGTGGCCCAGGGCAACCGCAAGCAGATCCTCGGGCTCCTGAACCGGCCCCGGACGCGCGGCGAGTGGAAGAGCCTCGCCATGGTCCTCGCCGCCGCCGTTGACCCGGCGCGGATCGGGACCGTGCCCGCGCAGGCCTCCGCCCCGGACGGCCGCGAGACGTTGCGGAAGGCGTCATGAACGAGTCCGACGCCGAAACCCGCGCCGCTGTTGACGCTCTCGTCTACCGCCTCCGCAACCGCGGGGACGCCGACGACGAGCCGTTCGCGCAGGAGTTCATCGCCGCACTCAAAGCACGCGGGTGGCGCCCTGTCCTGGCCGTCCCCGTAGATGCCGACTGGCGGCGCGCGGCGGGTAGCAGCAGGGTGCCTGACGCGGCCAAGCCGGGAGGCGATGCCTACCTCGCAGCCAAGGCGGCGATGGCGGCGAGGGTGACAGGGCCGCAGCAGCAACTCACCGAAAACGATCAGGAGGCCTCGTGACGACCGCACCGGACTGCCGCCGCGTCGCCGAGCAGGCTGTTGGCCTCCTTTGCTCCGTTGGCTGCTACGGGCTCGACCCGTCAAGGCGGCGGGAGTTGTGAGGGCGAGCTACGCCTGCGGTCCCTGCGGTGCGGAGTGGTTCTGCTGGTGGGACCGGCGAGCGTCTGGTTGGCCGCTGCGGCGGGAGGGGGCGGCATGACTGCCGGAGCGATGGGCGCGCACCAGTCCGCCCGGATACTGACCGACACGTGGCTGACCCCACCGGAGATTCTCGCCGCGCTGGGACCGTTCGACCTGGACCCGTGCGCCGCCCCGGATCCGCGACCGTGGCCGACCGCCGCGCAGCACATCGCCCGGCCTGATGACGGCCTGTCCGCCGACTGGTCCGGGTGCCGGGTGTGGCTGAACCCGCCCTACGGCCCCGCGACGGGCCGGTGGATGGGACGCCTCGCGCACCACGGCCGGGGGACCGCGCTCGTGTTCGCCCGCACTGAGACGTCGTGGTTCGCGCAGGCGGTGTGGGGCTGCGCGTCGGGCGCGCTTTTCCTGCACGGCCGGATCCACTTCTGCCGACCTGACGGGAGCCGCGCCCCGGACAACTCCGGTGCCCCGTCCGTCCTGGTCGCCTACGGGCAGGTCGACGCGCGGCGGCTGAGGGACTGCAGGCTTGACGGGACGTTCGTGACGTGGAACCGCGAACTGGCAAGCGCCGGACTCCCGCCATCCCTGTTCGACCTTGAGGAGGCGTCATGACCGACCGGACCTGAAGGCAGCGCTTTTCAGGGACCTCGCGTCCCGGAGGCCAACCGGAGGGCAGCGGGTGCTGACCGAAGACAACGGCATCAGCAGCGAGAGGAGCGCGTGACATGCAGAGCTTCCTGGACGTCGTCCTGCCGCCCCTGCTGCTGGCTGCCTTCGGCCTGTTCCTGTGCACCGTGGCGGCAGTCCTGGCACTGGCCCGGATGCGCCTGTGGGCAGCACGCCGCCGCCGTGTCACGGGTGCCCGCGAGGCGCTGTCCGGGGCGCGGGACGCGCTCGCCGCCGTCATCTCAGACCCGGGCCTCGGCGCGAGTACCCGCGACCAGGCCGTCACCGCCTACCAGGCGGTATCAACCGCGATCACCAAGGAGAACGATCACCAGTGAAGAAGTCCATCCGCATCCTCGCACTCGCGCTTCCCGCCGCAGCGGCGGCACTCGGGCTGTCCGCCTGCTCGCACGCCACGCCGGCGCTCTCCCAGTGCGAGATGACCACGAACGGCGGGTTCGGCAGCAACGGGCAGGGCATCACGAACATCGTCCACCCGGGAGGCCGGGTGTCGATCGGCAACGGCGAGACAGCGTGGTACTTCCCGTGCAACGCGCGGAACTTCGTGACCGCCGCGTCGGGCGGCGACCGGAACAACCCCCTCGCCGTCCGCACGGCCGCGGCTAACGGCACGCCGGGCATGCCGGTGCACGTCTGGACGCGCGTGTTCTTCACCGCGAACCAGGACGAGCCGGTGATGAAGCAGTTCCTGCCGTTCTGCCTGAAGTACGGGTGCGCGACTAACAACTCGCAAACCGACGCGTCGATCTCCGGCAGCGCGCACTCCTCGGAGCCCGGCTGGGAGAACATGCTCACCGAGAACATGGGGCCTGCCATCGACAGCGCAACCGAGGACTCGATCAGCGCCTTCGGGCCGACGCTCTGGCAGGACCAGTCCCAGTGGAGCGCGCTCGGCAACGACATCGCCAGCCACCTTGACGCCGAGCTGAGCAAGGAGACCGGCTCGGCCTCGCCGTTCTTCTGCGGTGATGCCAGCACCGAGTCCAAGTGCGACGCGATGACCGTCGTGGTCTACAACGTCACGCCGGTGGACCAGGCCGTCGTCAACGAGTACAACCAGCAGGTGGCGGCAGAGCAGTCCGGTGCGGCTAACGCCGCGCGGCTGAAGGCGGCCGAGGCGCTGTACGGGCCTTACGCCCAGTACTTCCTCGGCATCATGGACGCCTCCAGTAACTGCCCGAAGTGCACGTTCTACGTCGGCGCGCCGAGCGGTATCCCCACCTCCGGCAAGTAGCCCCGGCGTCCTGAATCTACCCCGACTGTCCCTGCCCGCATCCCCGGTGCGGGCAGGGGGGCGGTAACCCTGAGAGGAAGAAAAGTGATGCAAGGCAACTGGCGTAAATCTAAGCTCAGTTTCGCGAACGGGAACTGCGTCGAGGTCGGCGAGGACTGGCGCAAGTCCTCCCGCTCGGAGTCCGGCCAGTGCGTGGAAGCGGGCACCGCCCCTGCTGCCGTCCTGGTCCGTGACACCACTGACCGTACCGGCCCCGTCCTATCCTTCCCCGCGGGTGCGTGGGCGGCGTTCACGGCGAGGACCGCGGGGAGCGGGTCATGACTGCGACGCCAGGGCAGGCGGCCGACTGGTGGGTATGCGACGGGCCCCTGCCGGCAGGCGGCCAGAAGATCACCGGACCGTTCGCGACGCAGGAGCTCGCGCTCACCGTCCGCGCCTACGTCGAGAAGGCCGAAGGGCGCACGGACCTGTGGGTGGACGACGAGCCCGCCGCGCAGGAGCCGCACGCGGCGCCCGAGCTGGGCGAGCATGAGCACGCTGAGTGGCCGCACTGGGCCGAAGGCGAGAGCTACGCGTTCAAGGCCGGGATGCGCGTCCGCACCGCCCCGTGCCCCGTCCCCCTCCATCACGGCGACCACTTCCAGGTCCGCGCCCCCGGATGGACCTGCGGGCTGGCCCTCGCCGCGACTCTCGTCAACGCCGGCGTCATCCCCGCGCCTGGCGACCCGCAGCCGCAGCCCGCACCCGCGCTGGCCGCCGCGATGGCCGCGCTCACCAGGGTCGCCGCCAGCCACGAGCGCGTGATGTACGCCGCGGCAATCGACATCAGGCACGGCCAGCCTGGTGCGGCGCGGCGCCTCCTGGGCGATCAGCTGGACGGCTGGGACGGCCCGGGGTGGGACGGCACCGAGACCGGCACCCAGTACCTCGAGCGGACGAGGGAGGGCGCATGACTGCCGAGACGCCGACGCCGAAACTAGGCGAGCTCACCGTCGCGATCTGCGATATCGACGGCCACGCTCCCCATGCGGCCAGGGTCACCGTGGACTACGGCTTGCAGGTCACGTCGTTCTGCCTGCCGCCAGAGCATGCCGCGTTCCTCGGTGACGCGCTCGCCTCCGATCGGCTGGCCGCAGTCACCGCCGAGCGTGACGCACTCCGCGAGCGCGCGGAGGCCTCTGAGGCTGCGAAGAGGGCAGCGAGGGGAGAGCTTGCCGCCCTTGAGGACAGGCTCTCCCGGGTGATCGCGGCGGCGGTCGTGGCCGAGCAGAAGAGGGCTGAGGCGGCGGACGCGAAGGTCGCGGAGGCCCGCGCTGGTATCGGCAACTTCCTCGCCGAGTACGGGGCCAGCGAGATCCCGATGTTCAAGGTCGCCCAGGACCTTGCCAACAGCCTCCGGAAGATCCTCGGCGGCGACGAGGAGGCGTCCCGGTGATTGAGGTCGCGTCCGAAGACCGGGTGCTCACCCCCGCCGAGGCCGCCGCCGTACTCGGAGTCAAGGTCAAGGACTTGCACCAGATGGAGGCCAGAGGGCAGCTCAGGCCTATACGCACGCTAGGGGGTCACCGACGCTACCGCGAGGACGCCGTAATCGCCCTCCGCGGCAAGCGTGACGGCATCAGGGCGGCCACCAACGGCGCGAGCTCAAGCGAGACGATGTCCTCCGGCCAGGTCGCCCTGGTGTTCCGTGTCAGCCGCAGGGTTGTCGTCCGGCGGGTGCGTGAGGAGAAGATCGCAGGCAAGTGGACCGACGGGCACCGGCTGGAGATCCCCTCCGCTGAGGTCGCGAGGCTCCTGCAGGGCGACGGGAGCACGCCGTGAGGGCCGCGCCCGATGTTGAGCTTCTAACTACCGGCCAGGTCGCCGGGTTGTTCAAGGTCGATCCCAAGACTGTTACCCGCTGGGGTCACTCGGGGCGGCTGCTGACGATGCTGACCCTGGGCGGGCAGTTCCGGTTCTTTGCCGCCGAGGTTGAGGCCCTGCTTCGCGGTGAGACGCGGGAGAAGGCCCGGAAGCTCGGGCTGGCGGACAAGGCCAAGCTGGCAGGGGGCGCGCCGTGACGGCATCCGACGCCCGTGAGGAGGTTGAGGCGCTCATCCGGAGGGCCGCCACGGTTCGCGACGGGTCCGGCAGGGTCCGCAGCGTGATCGGCGAGGCTGAGATCAGCGCGGTCCTCGCCGCCGCCGACAGGTACAGGGACGCGCCGCCCGATGACGACGGGCGCACCGTGCACCTGGAGGGGCTCATGGGGGCTGACTCGGCGTGCAGGTACCGCTGGCAGGTACCGGGGCTGCTCGCGCTGACCGGGAACCCGGCGGCGGTGACGTGCACGCGGTGTTTCAAGTCCCGGCGGTACCGGGACATGACGGAACGGGGAAGTCATGGCCGGTCTCGTGCGCTTGACGCTGCCTAGCTTCGACTATGGCATGGCGGACATCTTCGCGAACGGGAAGCGGGTCGGGATCTGCCTGGACGAGGGCCGTGGAACCTGGCGCGCCTACTTGTACCCCGTCGCCACTGACCGGCGTATCCGCCCGGCAGGATGCGAGGAAGTCACGGGGCGGACGCTCGGCGAGTTGCGCCGGACACTGCGGAAGCGCGTTGCGGACGAGGGACTGTGGTGGAAAGGCTAAGGGGCCGCAGGGGCTTTCCCCTCGTGCCGCTCCCGGTAGTCAGGGTCACAGACCTGCCGTATGCGCTCGCGGGTGAGGCCGACGGCGGCCACGATGTCCGTCTGGCGCATCCCCTCGTCGTCTGCCTCCCAGACTGCGGCGAGCAGTGCGGCGTACGATCCTCGCTCGCGCTCCTTGTCGCGCTTATTCCGGCGCGCGAGCGTGCGCAGGGTGTCGGCATCCATGACCTTGAGAATACGGTATGCCAACCCTCTTGCATAGCGCCAACCATATGTGCCAAGATAGTTTGCATGAGCAACGCTACCGAAACCCCGCTAGAGCACCTCGACGAGACGATCCGTTTCGACGGCGCAGAGTGGATCGCCGAGGGCCCCCGCGGGGCGCTGTTCCTCGTCCGCTGGTTCAGCAAGCCGGGGAGCGTCGTGGTATACCGGGCGCCCGGCTTCAAGACGGTGCACCGGGGACGAGCGGAGTCGATCGGGGAGGCGCGGGCCGAGGCCCTCCGGATGGCCGGACTGATCGCTGACGGGAAGAGGAACTGACATGGCTGGCGCCTACTGCAAGTTCTGCGGACACCGCTGCTTCGTGAACCGCGTCATCCCGGATGGCCCCATGCAGGGCTGGGCGGGGCACCTGGCCACCTGCCAGGGCGGCATGGCGCACGACCTTGAGATGACCGGGCACACGCACGAGACCGCGCTCAATCCCGTTACGCAAGCCGATGCCGTGGAGGCGCTGACCTGGGCGTGCGACTACTGCGGGCAGCAGCTTCGGACGGGCATGCCGGACGGCCGCGAGTTCGAGTGGGTGCATGCCAACGGCGGTACCCGGCGCTGTGCGGACGGCAGCGGCAACCGGGCCGCCTTCCAGGGCACTACCGGGCGGCGGTACGCGTGAGCGAGGGGCAGGCGCACATGACCTGGGACCGGCAGGCAGCACAGGCCGCGTGGAACGCCCGGCAGGACGAAGAGCGCGAGGTTGCCGCCCATCTCGCGGAATGGGCGCAGGCTGAGGGCATCGCAGAGGGAGACGTAGCCGCAGAGGTGGCGGACAGGCTCGCGGAGTCGCCTGCCATGCGCGGTCACGCCGCTGTCCTGTTCGCCACCGGGCACGCCCCGCAGGCGCTCCGGGATGCTGCCGCAGGGGTCGCCTGCATCGCCTCGCTGGAGCCGGGGGAGTTCGCGGCGGAGGAGCACTACCACGGCCACGGCGAGAAGCCGAGGCGGACGAGGAAGAGGGCGGCGTGATGGCTGAGAAGTACGACCCGATCCCGGACCTGGCGGAGGTGCTCGCCTCGGTGCTCGCTGACCCGATCCGCGTAAACGTATACGCGGACAGGATCGCGGAGCGGCTCGGGCTGGGCGAGGACGACAGCGCCGAAGTGGCGGCGGAGGTGCTGCGGAAGGCGCTCGGCCTGAAGGCGTGCCTGTGCGGCATCAGCCCTGGCGCTCCCTCCGAGGTGATCCCGCTCGCCTGCCCGGTCCACGGCACCCCGTGCGGCGAATGCGGGGGACTGAAGGCTTGCAGGCCGAGGTGCGGCGACGGCTACGCCACGGTTGACAGCGGAACGGACTCGGCCGGCATGCCGTGGGCGATCGCGGCGGGCGACAGCGGCCTGATCGTCTCCGTCGGCTGCGAGGACGTGCTCCCCAAGGGCAGCGAGCGGGACCGCTTCGCCGAGGCCGTCGCCCGAGCGGTGACACCAGGGCAGGTGACCCCGTGAGCGCGTTCGAGTTCCGCAGGGTCGAACTGACCTGCAATTACCGCGACCCCTACTGCCACCAGCACTTCCAGGGCAAGGAGGGCATCCCCCCCACCTCCGGCGAGACCCGCGCCGCCGTCCGCAAGCGGGCCGCGAAGGCGGGATGGACACACGAGCGCAGCAGGCTCGGGCGCCCGTACGACAAAGACTACTGCCCGGACCACAAGCCCGCCGAGGCGGCACTGGCCGCAAGGACGGAGGGGGGGCGGTGACCGACTACCCGAACCGTGAGCACCAGAGGGAAGACGAGACCGCCCGGCAGCAGGCGATAGCCGGCCTTCAGGACATCATCAACGACGCCAAGACCCTGCAGCGCAGGCTCGCAAACGGCACCTACACGGACGTGAGCGACGCTCAGACGCTTGTTGCCAAGGCTGTTGAAGTCACCCGCCGGCTTGCCGTCCTTGACACCCTCGGCCACGTCCGCGAGTGGCACGCGGCAGACAGCAAGGAGGCGGGCGATGGGTGACGGCATCAAGCGGGCACGCGCCGCCGCGAAGTCGATAAGGCGCGGGGCGGGAACCTGCCCCGTCTGCCGCAGGGTGCTGACTACCCGGACGGACGGGATGCTGATGCCCCACGGGCCGCGCAACAAGCGGTGCGCGGGCTCGGGCGGCTTCCCTGCAGGCGCGAAGCGGAAGGACGGAGGGACATGATGACTCTCGACGAGGCCCGCGACCACATCGGCGAGGCTGTGGCCTACCACCCGGCCGGCGGCGAGCCGGAGCACGGGACGATCGCCGCAGCGAGCACGGTCTACGTCTTCGTCCAGTACCCCGGTGTCCGGGGCACCATGGCGACATACCCGGAAGATCTCACGCTGACGGCGGCCCGCCGGTGATTGGCGAGCAGGCCGGGCGGGCGCTGGACCTGATCTCGGGCATTGAGACCTGCAAGGCGGTAGACCCCGGCTTCTGGCAGGGCGTCGCCACCCGCATCGTCATGGACTTGGACGAGCGCGGCGAACAGGAGAACGTCCGGGTGATCGCGGACATGCTCGCGGACGTGTGGAACCGGCTTGAGGACAAGCGCGAGGCTGCCCTGGCGGACCGGATGCGGGCACAGGCGGAGGCAGCAGGGTGAGCGCAGACGAGTGGGCCGATGCCAACCCCAACCCGATGCTCGGCACCGGGGCGGACGTAGCAGACGGGCGTAACAGACAAGCAGACGGAGGACAGCAGATGCAGCAGTACAAGAAGGGTGACGTCATCGAGCACCGCCTCATGCCGGGCTTCACGATGACCGTGCTGGACACGCGCGAGTGCGAGACCGACGCGAATCGCTCGGAGCCGCACAGTGCTTACCAGGTGACCGACCCCGAGGGCAACGCCGACTGGCTGTGCGCAATGGACGTGCAGCGGCCCGGAGAAGGGCGGGCGTGGTCATGACAACAGAACCCGCGACCGGGTGCGGCGAGCAGGCCGGCCAGTTCAAACTGATCGAGGTAGACCGCATGACCGGCTGGGAGCGGTACCTCGACAACATGCAGGCCGATCCCTGGTCCGGGACGTTCACCCGCGAGCAAGCCGAGGCGTCCGTCAAGTGGCGCGAGGAGCACATTGTCGGTCGCTACGGCTACCGGATCGTCCCCGTGGAGCCGCACATGACCGACAACGACGCGGCCCGCGAGCGGCACGACGGCCGCCACGGCTCGTTCCGGATGGAGGACTGCGGTGACGTCGACTGCCACGCGGCCACGATGCGCCTGCTCGCAGGGCAGCACAACCGCCGCTCCTCCCGGCGCGACCGGAAAGACAGGAAGGAAGCGCGGTGAACGCAGCGCTCCTGCGGGCCGTCCTGACCCACGCCGAGGACCACCCGGACCTGCTCGACAACACCGTCTACGGGGAGGCGCGCCCCTCCGGTGACATAGCTGCCGATATCCCTGGCCGGGCACTGCTGGAGTCAGGCTGGACGCTTACAGCGGACAATACGTTCCGCTCCCCGGACGGAGACCGCGAGATTCACGGTTTCGCCGGCATTGAGCGGGAGGCTCAGGCGGCGCTAGGACTCTCGGACGACGAGCTGTGGAACCACGGCGACTTCGATTCCCTCTTCACGCTTCCCGAGTTCGAGGCCGTAGCGCGCCTCCGCGATCTGACTGAGCAGGCGGAGGCGGCGACCGCGAATGCCTGAGTTCAAGTCGCTGGCCGCCGACGGCCTGACATTTAGCGACGCCATCACCTGTGACGCCTTCGCGAGGTCCGAGGAAGACGGTTTGTGGGACAAGTGCGTCAGGCCCTCCCGCTACGTCGTGGAGCGCTCCGACGGCGACAGGTCCTTCGGCGCTGGCGGCGGCACCGAGGAGTCCTGCGAGGAGCACCTTGTCGAAACCGTGGCGGGGATGGTCGACGGGGACGAGCAGGTTCGCGCTGTCGTCACGATCCGGTGGACCGGGCCCGAGGTCGAGGCGGTGACCGGGGATGGCTGACGATCCGTTGAGCCTGCTTGCGATGATGGCGCCTCCCGGAGGTCACCTTCACCCGGACTACGTAGACGCCCTTGAGGCGTACGTCGCGGCCGACAAGGACCGCGAGAAAGCGGAGCGGGCGCTTGAAAGAGCCGATCGGCTTGCACGGCAGCGCGAGGCTGAACTGCGGGCGGTATACGAGCGATTGACGGAAGTGGAGGGTTGACCGTGGCTGACAACCCCGCGTCCGCCGCCCTGGCGGAGATCAGGGAGCGCGAGCAGGCCGCCACGCGCGGGCCGTGGTGGTTCGACGAGGACGACCTGATGTGGCGCCTGCACGGCGTTCACGCGGTCATGCCGCCGTTCATGGAGGGTTTCCCCGAGCAGGTACTCAACCACCAGATCCTCAAGGCGCCGAAGCAGGGCACGCCGTACGCGGAGTACTGGCCCGCCCCGGCGGACGCCGCGTTCATCGTCGCGGCGAGGACTGACGTTCCCCGGCTCCTGAAGGCCCTTGAGAAAGCCCTGAGCTTCCACCAGCCCTGCCAGCTTCACGAGCTGGCATTCAATCCGAACGGCACTCCCCGCTGCGGCCACGACCCCGACACTGACCCTGACGCGCACTACGAGGGCGATGACGGGGAGTGGTACTGCGAGAGCCTGCCGGACGGCGTTGCGTGCTCGGGGTGCCCTGAGAGCCCTGACGGGGAGTACTCGGACTGGCCGTGCGACGAGTACAAGGCGATCCTGGCGGCGCTAACCGGAAAGGAGGTTTCCGTTGCCGAGGCTAACTGATGAACTTGAGGCGCTGGAGTACGACCTGGCCAAGTACCCGGGCACAGACGAGAACGCGCACCTCAACCGGCGCCTGATCCTGCGGCAGGCACTCCAGTCATGGGGGGATAACCGTTACGCCGAGGGACTGGCCGACGGGCGCAGGGACGTGCACGATGCACGTCACCTGGCGAGGGACGCGGGGGAGAAGGCAAAGGAGGCGGACAGTGACCGATGACGGCAAGATCCTCAGTAACGGCAAGATCCTGATTCAATTCCCCGGCAGCGGCGTCGTGGTTGACTACGCAAGCCAGCGCGAGCGCGACCAGTCGCTCCTCCTCGCGCAGTCCCGCCAGCGGATCGCGGAGCGCACCGGCTACATCCCGTCCTGGGACGAGCTTGGCGAAGACGACCAGGAGACGGCTGTCCTCGAGGCGCGTAACTGGCTCCGCGCGGCAGTCGAGTGCGGGCTGATCGGGGATGGTGACGGTGACGGCTGAGACCCTGCTGCCCGCACCCGTTCCGGTGACGGTCCAGCGCTTCCAGTGCCCGTTCTGCGGGCGGCGGCGCTCGGCGAAGAAGGCGACTGCCGGCCACATCGAGCGCTGCTGGCTCAACCCCGCCGCGAGAGCATGCAAGACGTGCGCCCACTTCACTGACGAGCCTGGTGGCAATCCCTGCTTCCCCGGTGAGCCTTGCGACTGCAACAGCGGCTACCGGCAGTGCGAGGCGGGAGTCAGGGACGTGGCAGACGGCCGGATCATGTCAGGCTGCCCGTTGTGGCAGGCGAGGGAGGTTTCCCGTGTCTGACCTGAGGGCCCTTACCGTGCGCCAGCCGTGGAGCCACATGATCGCCCACTGCGGCAAGAACGTTGAGAACCGCGGCCGTCAGACTCGCTACCGCGGGCTCCTGGCTGTTCACGCGGGGGCCCGCTCCCGGTGGGACAGCAGCGGAGAACAGTCGCCGCTCGTACGGGAGGCGTGGCGCGAGTACGGCCACCTCGCCGCCCACCTGGACCGTGACTCGCCGTGGATCGACTTCGGGGCCGTCATTGCCGTGGCGGACCTCTACGGCTGCCACGAGTGGCCCGACGCTGGCTCGTGCAACGGCCGAGGCCGCCCGCCGTGCTCCCCGTGGGCATCCCTGGACCAGTGGCACTGGCAGCTTCGGAACGTGCGCCGAATCAAGCCTGTTCCCTGCCGCGGCGCGCTCGGCCTGTGGCGGCTCCCCGAAGACGTAGAGAAAGCAGTACGGGCGCAACTGGAGGGGGTGGACGATGCCTGAGGACGGCGTCACGCTGGTGACCGTCATTACCGCACCGGACCGCAAGCCCGGTACAGCAGCGCACTCGCAGTCATGGCGCATTCCCACAAGCCTGGCAGGTGCGTTCGCCGAAGAGATGACCAAGAAGTTCGGGATGCCCATTGAAGGGCTGAGCACCATTAAGTCGATGCAGGACCGCGCTGAGCGTAACGCGGCGGACGGCTACCTGTTCACCGATCCGGAGGAGGCGGACGATGCCTGAGCAGGCGAACGACGGCCGCTTCCCCGATGAGTCGGATGTCCTTGTCCGCTACATCGCCCAGTCGTCGTGGAAGACAGTGCCCCGCGATCAGTGGCCCTGGCTACCTGGCGTGATCGAGAACCAGTGCGGCCCCGACGAGTGGCTGGTAACTGTTTACGACCGCGGCCTCGCCATGCTTGAGGACGGTTCCCCGGCACCGGACGGCACGCCGGATGAGGACATGTTCTTCCCTCAGTGCTTCCGCGACAGTTCCGAACTCAAACTCGCACCAGGGGAGGGCGGCCATGCCTGAAGATGTTTTCCCGTTCGCCGCGCTGCAGGCCAGCACCGATCAGTACGGCGCCGGGCTCCGTGACCTCGCGGAGGCTAACCCGAAACTGGCTCGCGTCGCCGAGTCCATGGCGAAGGTGATCCTGGGGCAGTGCCCGGCAGCCGATGGACGCGCCGTCATCGCCGCCGCGCAGGCCGCGACCGGTGCGGTCGCCCTGGTCCGGCACCTGGGCGAGGGGGAGCTTGGCGCGCAGGGGATCATCAACCTGATCTTCCTCGCCGGGATTGCCGTGAACGTCGCAGACTCCCCGGAGATGCCCGGTGACTGACACCCTGATCTGGGCGGCCGTCGTATTCGTCCCGGTGATGATTCTCGTCGTCTGGCTTGCCCCGGCACTCCGCCGCGCCATCGAGGCGGTAACCGCCGCTCACACGGTATCCGCCGCAGAACGTGATGCGGGAGTTCAGGCGTCCCTTGCCAGCACAGCCGAGCGAAGGCTCCGCCTGGCTATCTCCCAGGCGCTCCTGTCCGAGGAGACCGCGGCCGAACGGTCACGGCTCGCGGCGGAGACCGCCCAGTACGACACTGACCGGGAAGCAGCCGGGAAGGTGCTTGACACCGCGGTCGCGACTCGCAGGCAGGTGCTCGCGGCCCGCGCTGAGGCTGAGGCGGAGCTTGCCCCGGAGACGGCCCGTGCGGCGCTTAAGGACAGCGGCGAGGACATGGGCGCGCTCGCTCAGGCGTACGCGGCATACTGCCGGGAGTGCCCTGGCAGCGTCGTCCCGCACGGCTTCGGCGACTGGCTGGGGGACTTCGAGGGACTGAGAGGATGACGGTCAAACCGCGGCTCCGCGACCGCATGCGCTCTTACCTCCTCGGTGCCGCTTCTCTCTTCGACCTGTCCGGCGCACTGACCTACCGGGAGGCGCGAAGGGACATGCCCCCCGCCGATGACTGGAAGGCTGTCGGGGAGTACTTCGGCGAGGCCGGGAGGCTTATCCGCCAGGCGATGGACGATGCCGGGATTCCTGACGGCGAAGAGGAGAAGCGCTAATGGAGATGCTGGGCAAGAAGCTGTTCAACTGGGCGTCGATCCTTGAGGCGAACACCCTCGAGCAGGCGGAGAAGACCGCGTCGATGCCGTTCATCTGGCCGCACCTGGCGCTCATGCCGGACGCGCACCTCGGAAAAGGTTCTACGGTCGGGTCGGTCGTCCCCACGCTCGGCGCGATCATGCCCGCTTGCGTCGGAGTGGACATAGGCTGCGGGATGATGGCCGTGCGCACGCAGTTCACCGCGGGCGACATGCGCCGCGGGAATCTCGCGGCGCTCCGGGAGTCGATCGAGCGGGCTATCCCGCTTTCGGCAGGCAACTACAACGCCGAGGTCTATGACGATGAGACCAACCGCCGGGTCGGCGAACTGTTCCTGACGGACGGCGAGCAGGCCGCGGGGGCGGTCGCGCCCAACTGGAACCTTCAGCTCGGCTCGCTTGGCAGCGGCAATCACTTCATCGAGATCAGCCTCGACGAGCTTGACCAGGTATGGCTGTTCCTCCACTCGGGCTCGCGCGGCGTCGGCAACAAGCTGGCGAACAAGCACATCAAGATCGCGCGGGAGCAGTGCGAGCGGTGGTGGGTCAGTCTCCCGGACCCTGATCTCGCCTACCTCGTCGAAGGTGAGCCGGAGTTCTGGGACTATATGCGCGACCTGCGGTGGGCGCAGAAGTTCGCGTTCCTCAACCGCGAGGAGATGATGGACCGCGTTATTGGCTGCGTGGGCAAGTGGGCAGGCGAGCCCGTCATCGAGCAGGAGTCCGTCAACTGCCACCACAACTACACCGAGCAGATGACCGGCGACCTGCTCGCCAAGTGGAAGCGGCCGAAGGGACGCAGCGGTCACGTCTGGCTGTCCCGCAAGGGCGCGATCGACGCCACCGCAGGCCGGCCGGGCCTGATTCCCGGGTCAATGGGAACTGCCTCATACGTCGTCACCGGACTCGGCAACCCGCTGTCGCTGAACTCCTCCCCGCACGGCGCTGGCCGTGAATACAGCCGGTCGGCAGCCCGCAAGACATTCACCCGCGCGCAGCTTGACGAGGCAATGGAGGGCATCGAGTGGGGCCGGTCGGACGCCTTCCTCGACGAGATCCCCGGTGCCTACAAGGACGTGGACGTTGTGATGGCCGACGCCGCGGACCTCGTGAAGGTCGAGCACACGCTGCACCAGATCGTCAACGTGAAGGGGGACTGAGTGACGGTTTACTATTCCGCCGACACGCACTTCTCGCACGCCCTCGTCGCGGGCCTGCGCGGCTTCGCGTCGCAGGAGGAGCACGACCAGGCGGTGGTCGACAACTGGAACGCGGTCGTCAAGCCGGACGACATGGTGTGGCACCTCGGCGACGTCGGCCTCGGCCGCGAGCTCGGCGCCATCAACGCGGCCACTCACCTCAACGGCGTCAAGCACCTGATCGCCGGGAATCATGACCGATGCTGGCCGGGCCACCGTGACTCCCGGAAACGGCAGCGGGCATGGCTCGGTGCCTTCGAGTCGGTGCAGGCGTTCGCCAAGACCAGGATCGACGGGCGCATGGTCCTGCTGTCGCACCTGCCGTACGAAGGTGCGGGGGACCATACGGCGGAGGAGCGCTACCCGCAGTTCCGCCTGCCTGACCACGGCGAGTGGCTGATCCACGGGCACACGCACTCGCACCTGCGGGTCGACGGGCCCCGGTCGGTTCACGTCGGCCTGGACGCCTGGGGACTGAGGCCGGTTTCCGAGGGCGAGATCGCAGCCCTGATCCGGGAAACGGAAGGTAAGCAGTGACCGTAGGCAAGCACGCGACCGAGGAGAAGCGCCGCATCGCGGAGGCCGGAACGATCCTCCGCTGCCAGGTCGGCAGCGGAGTCCACGGGACCTCTATCAGCGGCACTGACGACCGCGACGAGATGGGCGTCTGCCTTGAGCCGCCCGATTATGTCATCGGCCTGCGCACCTTTGAGCAGTACGAGTACCACACGGCATGGGAGCGCCCTGGAGGCCTGCGGAACCGCTCCGGGCACGGAGACCTTGACATCACGGTCTACAGCGCCAGGAAGTGGATGCGGCTCGCCCTGAACGGCAACCCGTCCGTACTCCTGCCGCTGTTCGTGCCCGAGGGCGAGATCGTCGCCATGACGCCGCTCGGCGAGGAACTGCGCGGCCTCGCCCCGGCGATCGTCTCCCGTCAGGCCGGGCACCGCTTCGCGGGGTACCTGGAGGCACAGCGGCGCGGGCTGCTGTCACACGAAGGCAAGGGGCGCGATGTCACGCGGCCGGAACTGGTCGAGCGGTTCGGCTGGGACACGAAGTACGGGGGGCACATGGTCCGCCTCGGCTTCCAGGGCGTCGAGTTGCTGACCACGGGGCGTATCACCCTGCCGATGCCTGCGCAGGAGCGGGAGCTTGTCCGGGCGATCCGGAGTGGACGGGTCAAGATGGAGGACGCGCTCGGCATCGCCGCCGACCTTGAGGAGCTACTGCGGGACCTCACGGAGACCTCGCCGCTTCGTGCGGAGCCTGACCGGGATGCGGCGAACATCTGGCTGTGCGCCGCTTACGAGAGAGCATGGTCAGGCGAGTGACCGCGATCAACGACGGCGACATCGTGGAGATCGTCATGGACGTCTACCACGTCAGCGAACCCCGCGGCGAGTACGAGCGGGTCCTGGTGCAGGGAATCTTCCCGCCGTACGCCGCCCATCCCCCCATCCCGCCCGGCGCGAGCCGGAACGTGGTGCAGGTGTTCTTCGGCAGGAACATGGGCGGCATACCGGCGTTCCTGATCATGACGGCGCTGAACGAAGACGGCGAGGTCGTTCCTCTGCCAGCGGCCAGCGAGAAGGAGGGCCGTTGACTGACCTCGGCACCCGACTGAAGGTGGCCCGCAAGGAACGCAAGTGGACGCTCCGCGAGGCCGAACAGCGATCGGGAGTCCCGTACGCGTACATCTCGCAACTGGAGACAGGCGCGATCAGGCACCCCGGTACCGCCGTCCTGATCCGCCTCGGCGCGGCCTACGGCATCCCGCTTCCCGAACTGCTCGCCCTGGCCGGGCACGTCGACTTCGGGACCATCGGCGAGGACGGCAGGCTTGAGGACTACGAGGGACACGACCTGTGGCACATGTCCGTCTACCTCCCAGAGGGCCGGGAGGGCGAGGCTGTCGCGTGGATGGCCGCGCACGGGCTTGAGGTGTACCGCATGCAGAAAGTCAGTGAGATGACAAGGGCCAGCCGTGACTAGCTGTCCTCGCTGTGATCCTGAGATGCCGCGGGGCGGCCAGCGCTTCCCCTCAAGGCTCACCGAAGACGAGACTCTCACGGTGCCGTGCACCACCTGCGGTGCCGAGATTACCGAGCCCTGCGACTTCAGCTACCACTCCACGCGCGTGCTCGGCATATTCGTGAAGGACGCGCCGCGCACTCACAGCGCGAGGTACGCGCTCGGCTTGCGGATGACGGACGCGCGCAAGCGACGGGCAGAGAAGGCGGCAGCATGACCGAAACCGAGGACCTCCCCCCGACACAGGCCCTCGTCCTCGAGGTACTGGCTTCCCGCCATCGCCTCGGCGAGACGCACTGGACGTTCTCCACCCGGCACCTGACCGCACTCCGGGCCCTGGAGAAGCGGGGGCTCGTCGGCCTGATGCACGGGAATGTCGCGCGCACCTGCCGCGCGTACCTCACCGACTCCGGGCGTAAAGCCGCGCTCAGCGAGACGTACGAGGGCCCGTGCTGCTTCACCCGAGACTCGCTCGTTGACGCACTGACCCGCCTTGAGATCAAGGTCCAGCTGACCGGGCCGGCCGCGGGGATGATCAACGCCGAGTCGATGGCCGATGCGATTATCGAGGCGCTGGGTCAAGGCGGCTAGACCGAGGACTGAAAAGCGCCGGCCCGCATCCCGTCCACCAGGGGATCAGGCAGTGCCCTCCCAATCACCTTCCCCAGCACGTCCAGGCCCAGGGCAGGCATTTCGGCTAGCGGGATGTCCCCCAGGCCGGCTGCCGGGGATTCGACGGCGAGGATGTCAGAGGTCACGACCCGAGAGTACCGCCCCTCCTGCTGCCAGCGTGGGACATGACGCCCGCGGGTACGGTGCCGTGCATGCCGCCGCGTGACCCCCGTCTCTGCCCCGCGCTCGAGCGCGCCCTGCCGGCCGACTCCCCCGGCCGCGATCCCGGCTACCGCTCCGACCAGTCGCCGTGGCGGTTCCTCTTCGGCGATAAGGAGTGGCACCCGGTGTCAGTCCGCGCGTGGTGGACCGACCGGCGCGGACGCGGGGTTGTTCAGATTGAGTGGCATATCGACGGCAGCACATGGGACGAGTCGTACATAGTCGACCACGCTCGAATGCGAGAGGTCGGTTAGGCGCGGCATGCACGCACATGGCACGCACGCGAGTCCCGTCTCATTCCGGCGAGTTCCGATGCATCCCGGTAGATCAAAATCTCTCTGACCAGCCTGTTCACGGTTGTCCGTCGCATCGCGGCCCATCACGGCGAATAAGACAGGACACTGCTAATGCGGTTTGGGAGTGATCCCATCCGGGGTTCAAATCCCCGATCCTCCGCCCAAGTGAATGCCGGTTTCCGGTGAAAATTTCGATCCGCACACCCCGCCCGGTTTGTCATGATTTGACCCCCGCGCACGCACGCGGCACGCACGCAGATTTTTCACGGGCCCTCTTCCGCCTTCGCCGGCCGCTTGCGCGGGACGACCGCGGCGGCGGCATCGGAGGCCGCCTGCTCGATCTCAGGGAAGAGCGTCACGTACGCGGAGTCGGTGAACGACGTCTTGTTGTGACCCAGGATCGCGGAGATGACCTTCGTGTCAACGCCGGCCGCCTTCAGCAGTGACGCGGTGCCGTGCCTCAGGTCGTGGAACCGGACCGGCGGCATGCCCGAGCGGAAGGCGAGGATCTCGAACCGGGTACTCGTCCACTGCGGCGGAACCGGCGACCCGTCCTCCCGGGTGAACACGAGGTCATTGTCCGGCCAGTCCGGGCCCCACACGAGCTGGTCGAACTCCTGCCGTTCCTTCCACGTGCCCAGCGACATCACAACAGGGGGAGGGAGGGGCACGGCGCGGATGCCCTTCTTCGACTTCGGCCCGCTCCCGGAGCCCGTCTCCCGGACATACGCAACCCTGTTGACCAGGTCGATCTCAGACCACTTGAGGCCGAGGATCTCGTCGCGCCGGAACCCGCAGTACGCTGCCAGGATGAACAGGGGCGCCAGCCGCTCGGACAGAGTGTCGAGGTAGTCGAGGAATTCCCCGGTGTGCGCGGGCATCCACACCATGACCGGGCACGGCCGCAGGTCCCCCGCGTACCACAGGATCTGGCGCTCGACTGTCGTCAGCACGCGGCCCTCCGCCTGCGCCGCACCCTCCGCCTTGCCCGTGCGCCTGGCGAGCGCCGCGCGGAACTTCGCCTCGCGTGCCGGGGTCCATGCCAGGGGCTTAACCTCGTCGGCGGCAGGCGGCTCGACGCCGAGGCACGGACTCACGTCGATCTTCTTCGTCTTCACCGCGGCGTTCATCGCGGCCCGGAACGGGGCGAAGATCCGCGTCACCCGCGCGGCGGACAGTGGCTTGGTCGACTTCTTGTGCCGGGCTTCCCCCTCGGGCAGCTTGCGGCGCACGTCGTCGGCGCGGGCCGCGAGCATGCGGCGCAGCATCTCCGACGGCGGCTCGCCGTCCTCGGCCGGCCGGTTGACGCGGAGCATCTCAGTGATCACGGCCGACACGTGGCTGTCGCGGACGTCGACCAGGCGCATCTTGCCGAGAGCGGGTATCCAGTACAGGCGGAACGCATCGGCGTCGGTCTCGCGCGAGGACTCCTTCATCTTCCGCTTCCCCGCCAGGTAGGTCTCCAGGTAGGCGGCGACGCGGAGGTTCCGGTCGCGGGTGGCCGCCCCGCCGCCTTCCCTGGCGATCGCCGCGGCGAGCTCCTCCTCGGCGTCGGTCTTCTTCTCGAACGGGCCGAGGATCGGCTGGCGCCGTTCCTCGGTGGCGGAGTCGTAGCGGGCGTACCACTTCCCGTGTGCCCGCTGCTTCAGCTTCGGGCACGGGTTGTCTCTAAGCGTGTAGGGCTTCTTCGTCTCCGGGTCGCGGCACCAGCAGCGCCGGTAGACGGTGCCCCTCACGGCTTCCGCTCCCGAAGCGCCCGCTCGAGCGCGTCTTGCAGCATGGCGTTCTCCTCCAGTAGCGCGCCGAGCACGGGGTAGATGGCGTGGACCGCGGCGAAGTTCGCGCGGGCCCCTTCGAGTGCGGCCTTAAGGCTCTCGTCGGCGGCGAGGCCGGCGAGCGACGCGGCGAGGTCTTCAACGGCCTCTTCCCCGTCCGCGTACTTCGCTGTCGCGGTGATGACAGCCTGCCGGTAGGCGACTGCTGCCGGCGTGGCTGGTTCCCAGTCGGGCTCGGGCATGAGGAACCAGAAGTAGTCGCTCATGGGCAGCGCATCGCCGTCACTGCGGATGACGTACCGGGCGGCCTCGCCGTCGTCGGCGGGCGGGAGGAAGAAGGCGGGGACCGGGACGCCGAATATAGAGGCCATGCTCGCGATCTCGTCGGCATCGAACTTGCGCACGCGGTTGCCGTCCCAGGACCGCTCGGCGGCGGAGACCGCGCCCTTGGTCCAGCCGCCGAGTTCCTCGCCTAGCGCGGCCTGGGTCATCCCGCACGCCTGCCGCCACCGGGCCATGTTGTAGGCGACGAGCATGTTAGCGGTGACCTCCCGCTCGGGAGGTGCCGCCTTCCGGTCGCCTGAGGTGTCGTCCACGGTGCCCACGATAGCCGCTCAGGTCTGCTTGCGGACAGACTTTGCGTCAGAGTCTGGCGAATCGCGACAAGTTCCGGTGCGATGCGGTAAAGTCGGCTCACTGGCAGACCACAGTCTGCCGCTAACCAGACTTTCACTGTGCGGAGGCCCGCATGATCAAGAATCCCATGACGATCGAGGAAATCCGGGCGATGCCGGCCAGCGTGCCGCTCGCCATGGCCTGCCGGGCGCTCAACATGGGCGTCACCAAGGGATACGGGCTCGCCAGGCGCGACGCGTTCCCCGTGCGGCTGCTGCCGGTCGGGAACGCGAAGTACCGGGCACCCAAGAGCGCGATCCTCGAGTACCTCGGTATCTCCGAGACCGCGCCTTCGACAGGGGTCGCTGCGTGACCACCCTGAATGCAGACGTTGGCGCGGCTGAACGGGTACAGAGGTCAGATTCCTGGCGTGCGGACTTCATCAGGCGCAACGGCTTCCGCTGCCACTACTGCAACCGGAGCGGCGGCATCGACACCGATCCTGATGGCCGCGCGTGGCACGTGGACCACATGCACCCTGTTTCCAGGGGCGGTCCAGACGAGGACGGCAATCTTGCACTCGCCTGCAAGCGCTGCAACCTGACTAAGGGCGCACAGCTTTATGACCTGTTTCGCGAGTTCGCGCGGGTGGCCTTCTGGGTGCCGGACGACTGGCGGGTCTCCGAGGGCGTGCTCGACTCGCTGATGGACGGCTACGCCAGATGGGGAGACGAGTTCGAGCGTAACGGAGGGTGGAAGGTTGATCTCCGCGAGAAGGCGATTAGCATCATCGACCCGGACCAGTCGTTCGAACCCTTGCTGAAACTGGCAGGGAGCTACCACTGCGAGCGGCGTGCTTACGTCAACGTCCTTTACCTGGTAGCCGAAATGTACGAGGCACTCCCGGCGATGATCGCCGAGATCCGGATGCACCGCGCAGCGGAGCGAGGCGATGCCGCATGAACTGGCTCAACATCCAGGAGGCCGCGGGGATGCTCGCCGCCATGTTCCTGGTCTTCGCGGGTCTGTGGTGGGGCTTCCCCGGTCCTGTGTTCCGGTCCCTGATGCGGAGGGTGTCGCAGGGGCGGAGGGGCAGCGCGAGATGAGCCTGTTCTGGAGCGACTACGGCGACTGCTGGGAGCCGGAGGGCGGCGGGCGGCGCGAGTGGCGGTACCTGCTGCCGGGCGACCTGGTCGTCTTCGAGCGGAAGGTGCAGCGCGTCCGCGAGGTGCGCCCCGTTCCGGTTATCGACTGGGACGAGGACGACCGTGAGGCGTACAAGACGTGGAACCGCGACAAAGCCGGCGAAGAGGACTGGCGGTTCCGGCCCGTGTACCTGCTCGTCGTGCCCGTGCGCGGAGGGAAGAGCCGTCACCTTAAGGTGCGCCCGTCGGCGGGGCTTCACCGCGGGGCCTACGTCCTGCACCCGCACTACCCGGTGTGCGTTGACTGCGGGGAGCCGTGGCCGTGCCCTGAGATCGGCATCAACCGGGAGGTCAAGGAGCAGTCCGCCGAGGTTGAGCGGCTGTCGCGGGTCATGCCGGGCTGCTGCTGGAACTGCGGGAAGCCGGTGACGAGCCGGCAGAAGTCGATCGCATTCGAGGGCGAGAACCTGCTGCTGCCCGGCGCGCCGTCCGTGGTCTTCCACATGCGGGGCGGGAGTCCCTACTGCTCGTCTGCTGCCGTGAGCTACGAGAAGAAGTGGGTGGCGGCAGACCCGGGCAGGCACCCGCGGCTTTACTGCCCGGGGCGCCTGATCGTGCACGTTGACGCCCCGGAGTGCACCGAGGACCCGTTCTGCCCTGGCACCGGGGTGAACCACGCGGGCTTCTGGAACCACCGGGCCAGCGCCGCGTACGTCCGGGGCTGCCTGCGGTGCATGGACGCCTGCGCCGTGCAGGGGATCACCGTCCCGGAGGCCTCGGAGTGACCGTAACCATGCCCTTCGCCCCCCTTCTCCCCCTGCTGTCCGCCGTGCTGTGGACTGCTTCGGTGGCAGTGTGCGTGAGGAGCGGGTGCGTCCTTGCGCTGTTCTTTCTAACCCGTCGCGAGGAGATGTTCCCGCGGGTGCTCGGGTGGACGGGAACTGCGTACGGGACGGTCTCGGCGACCCTGTTCTCCGTCGGGTGGTGGCAGGCCGGGGTGTTCCTCGGCGTCATGGCGGCGGGGTGCGGGGTGCTGTGGCGGCGGGGGCGGAACGACCGGAAGGCGGGGCGGGAGATGCCGCAGGAGCCTACGATCCCGTAACAGGATAAACGCGCCCGGTCACCAGAGACCGGGCGCGGAGACAGCGGTAACACCAAGCAAAAGGGAGTCTAGCAGTGACGACAGAGACAGTCCTTAACCCGTTCGCCTCCGCGGAAGGTGTCCCGGAGCCCGTCCCCGAGCCTGCGGAGATCCGCGCGGAGATGACCGAGATCACCCCGGACATGGCCCTGGAGTGGATGGAGCGCCACCGTAAGGTCGTGTCGGCGAACCGCGTGGCGAACGGCGGGAAGGCAAGGGACAACCGGAAGATCCGCTGGGGGGACGACGGGGTAGCCGGGTACGCGCGGGACATGAGGGCCGGCAAGTGGAAGCGCAACGGCGAGACGGTCAAGATCGCCCGCGACGGCACTGTCCCGGACGGCCAGCACCGCCTGTACGCGTGCATGGAGGCGAAGGTCCCGTTCTGGTCCCTGGTCGTCACCGGGGTAGAGCCGGAAGACCAGGACACGATCGACATCGGGATCGGGCGGAAGTTCGCCGACCAGCTCGCGATCAGGAACGAGCCGAACGCCGTCGTTCTCGCCTCGGTGACCCGGTGGTCGCTGCGCTGGCTGCACGGCATGCGCGGCGGCACGGCAGGCGGGGGCGCCGGGAACTACAAGCCGACCCAGCAGGAGATGCTCGAGTTCCTCGCCGTCACCCCGCATCTGCGGGACGCCACCGTGTGGGCGGTGCACGCCCGGCAGTCGTTCAAGTCGGTACGCGCCAGCGTCTTCGGCATGGCGTGGATCCTGCTCAACGGCACCGACCCGATCGCGGCGCAGGTGTTCCTCGAGCGGGTGCTGGACGGCGCAGACCTGCCCTCAGGTCACCCGGTGCTCGCGTTCCGGGCGAGGATCTGGAACTCCGTGGAGAACCAGGAGCGCCTGTCCGAGCAGGAGCAGCTAGCCCTGATGATCCTCGCCTGGAACGCATGGCGGAAAGGCGGGGAGCTGAGCAGGATGCAGCTTCCCAAGGGCGGGCTGACCGCGAAGAACTTCCCGGAACCCAAGTAGCGAGGCGCGACATGAAGACGAAGATCATCGAGGGCGTGCAGGATCTGAAGGTGCCGGGCAACTGGGGTAAGTTCCTCGTCGCTGAGCCCGATGTCGAGTTCACGCGCAGGAGCCAGGTCAACACCGAGTACGCCGGGTCACTGCTGACGTCGATCGGCTGGACGTGGCAGCACGTCTGGGTGCTTGACCTCCAGACAGGCGAGGGCGCGTTCTTCCGCCCCGGAGGACTGGCACACGCTGACCTGGAGAAACATGCTATTTGGGTTTGCCCTCTGTTCGAGCCTTTCCTTGAGTGGCTGTACGAGCGGTACCGGGAGACCGGGGAGTTGGACCTTGACGAACTGCCGGAAGTCGTGGAACTGCCCGGCGCGGAGTTCGCGTTCGCGGGATACCGGCGGCCGGGTCCGGCCGAGCAGGAAGCGGAGACGGGATCATGAAGAACTGGCTGTTCCCTTACGGGGCCTGGTACGTGCTGGCGGCATGGGCCGCTCTCACCGCAGTGCCGGCCGCCGCCTCCGGTGACATCTCCAACGCGGCCGGCTGCTCGCTTGTCTCAACCGTTATCGGCGTACTCGCGATCAGGTCGCGGGTGCGCTGGTCGAGGTCCGGGGAGAAGGCACTCCGCGCCGAGATGATCCGGCTCGTCGACGAGCGGTCCGGGTCCGCGGTCCCCGCGTGGCTGAACCGGGACGCGCGCCTGCTGTTCAACGCGGACTACAGGCGCGTGGGCGGGTTGCGGGAGTGGTCGCTGATGGTGATCGACGAGGACCAGCTCCGCGACGTAGAAGACGCGCGTGACGCCGGAGGGGGGAAGGTGGCGGCGACGTTCACTTCGTACCGGGCTCACCCGGCGATCTCCCGGGTGATGCGGCGGGCAGACGGGACTACCGCTCTGGTGACGGCAGCCGACGTCGAGCAGGCGGACCCTGACGAGCATGAGCCGTGGCTGCGGAGTTTCGCGGGGATGGTGCGGACGATCCGGGCCGGGCTCGCGTTCGCCGACGCAGCCGAGCTTGGCGAGGTAGTCGCGCAGTTCCGGGACGCCGAGCCGATCTCGCCGGACGCCTGACCGTGCGGGGATGGCGGCGGCTGGCTGTCCTGCTGGCCGCCGCCGCGTTCGGAGCATGGCCGCTGACTCAGGGAGACCTGGATGTTGCCCTGGTGTTCTGGGGCGTTATGGGCCTAGGGGCGGTGTACGCGGGGGTAGTGATGGCCAGGGTGAGGCGGGGTGGCGGGAGGCGTCAGAACGCTGACAGCACGCCCGCAAATTTCTCCGGTGATTCGGGGTTCCCGACGACCCGCCCCCAAACGTCGTACTGCTGCCCGGCTGTCAGCGTCACTACCCCGCCGCCAGGACCGACTAGGCACTGGGAGACGAAGCCTCTCCCGGTCCCGCCGAGCAGCCAGGACGCCGCGAACCAGGTCACAGGCTGAGCGGGCTCGGCGTAGTTCCCGCTGGTCGGTGGAAACGCGAAGTACACGGGAAGCTGAGGCTGGCCCGTAGTCTGTCCGGTCGGGTCGACCGATGTCCCGTCAAGGTCGGAGAGCCACAGGACGTTGACGCACTCCAGGCTTACCGCTGCTATCGGGCTGAACAGGGGCAACGAGAGCCTCCCTCTCGGGGTGCACGTCCACCGGGGAGCGCACGGGGTAACGGACCAGGCAACTGACGGCTCGGTAACCGGCGTGATGACCTGCGCGGACACGGTGAGCGTGCCGAGTCCGCCCAGGACTGCGGCGGCGGCGACCGTGAGGAACAGCCCTGCCGTCATGACGCCGGCACCGGACAGCGCCGCGCCGGTCGGCGACGCGACTGTGACGGCAGCCGCGATCGTCCCCGTGCCTGCTAGCGCGGCCGATGCGGGCAGTGTCACGGTGACCGCTGACAGCAGGAGCCCGGTACCGCTGAGCGCCGCAGCCGCGGGGACAGCGACGAGGGCCGCGGCCGTTACGGTGCCTGAGCCCGAGAGGGCGGCGGCTTGCGCGAGCACGAGGGAAGCGGCTGCGGCAATCGCCCCGGACCCGGAGAGGGCGGCACTGCCCTGCGCTAGGCCGGAGACAGTGCCCACGGCCGTCAGCGTCCCCGACCCGTCGAGCGCGGCCGAAGAGGTGAACTGAACGACCGCGCCGACGGTGAGCGTCCCCGACCCGGACAGGGCCGCCCCGGGTTCCATTGCCGGCATCGCCATGATGGCGGCCAGGGCGTCACTCACCCAGTCGTCATGCCAGGCGTGGCTGGCGTCAAGCGTGTCGTGGGCGCCGTTGAACAGGATTCCGGCCGAGGCCAGCCGCGTCATGTAGGCGCTCACGTCGGCCTGGAAGCTGTAGTAGCCGCCGACCCACAGCCGTGCTTCGGTGGTAAAGCTGCCGCCGGGTGCCCATGACGCCAGGTGGGCGGACGTCAGCTCGTAGTTGGTGGTGAAGTTCGCGCTGGTGCCGTAGCAGTCCTCCGGGTCACCGCCCACCGCCGACCCGTAGGTGGGGTCGGTGCCGTCGTAGTCCGTCATCATGAACGGGGCGTCCCAGGACGCGCACGCCGCCCACACGTCCGGCCGGCGGAACTGGAGCCCCTGCCCGCCGATGCCGCTCTTGGAGAAGCCGATCAGGTAGTTCTTCTCCCCGCCGCTCGCGAACGAGGAAGTCGACATCCACGCCGCGAGGGCGAGCATGAACGACTCCTGCGACTGCTGGGTGTTCCCGGGATTGTCCGCGTACCACGGCTGAATGGGGAACGAGGGGACCACGGCGGTCGTGTTGTAGGCGTTGCACGCGCCGAGGTCCTCCATGACGGTCAGCGGGTCGCCGAACGTCGCGTCCGTACCCGTGGAAACCGGCAGCATGAACAGGAAAGAGTGCGCGTAGGAGCCGGAGCCGGAGGTCGGCGGGAGAATCCGCAGGGTGCTCGCCGACGGGCCGTTGAGGGCACTGGTGGCGGTCCACGTCTGCACCCCGTTCCCGTCGGTGCTCACGAACGTGGCCTCGAACGCAGGAGGAGTCTCGCTGACCTCGACGTCGATCCACCAGTTGGCGCCGTCGAACAGCGTGGCCGGGAACGCGAGAGACGACCCGAGGTTGTACCAGCCCTGGCTGCCCGCGCCCCCTGGCGCGGTGAGCGCCCCGGAGGTGACGCCGCCCGAGCCCGCCCCGGTAGTCCAGTACGCGGCGTCGTACAGGTACCAGTCGGAGCCGGCGGCGGCGCCGTTGAGAACGGCGGCCATGTAAGCCGTGCCGGAAGACAGTGACGGCGGGGAGGTGAACGCGGCCCGCACCCAGCCGGATTCGGCCGCCCCGGACCATGATGCGGACTCCGAGTGGACTAGTACCTGGTCATCCGCCGTGAACAGGGCGATCACCTGCGGAAGGCCGTCCGCGTCATCCTGGCCGAACGCGCCGCTGTAGAACCTGACGGCACCCAGCTGCGCCGGCACCGACACGCTGACCTTGACGCCGAGCGTGGCATCCTGGGCCGTCCCGCCGCCGTTTCCCGCGACGGTGCCGTCACTGAAGAGGGTATCCGTCATCAGCAGCCGCCCCCGCTCATCGCCTGGCTGGAAACCTGCGAGCTGCTAGCGGCACCGTCGGCCGGGCTCGCGCGGAAGCCGGTCGCCATCAGTTACCTGGCCGCTGGTCCAGGCAGGCCGGGACGCCGCCTGCTGGCCGGCAAGTCGTCATGCCGCCCCGCCCTCCTTTCAGGTAGGGCAGGTCAGGTACCTACCACGAGGCTCCGCTCGACGCTAGCCACGGCCCTACCAATTTGCCCCGGACGCCGACAGCGAAGCCGGGGCAAAACTCACCGTGTCCCCGTTGACGACCACGCTGGCCCCGATGGCGACGCTGAGCGGCCCCCACAGGTAGCGGATCGCAGTGGACGCCGAGTCCCAGATCTCGATCCCCGCCACCCCGAGCGTCCACGTGCCGGTCGCCGTCCACGTCAGGGTGCTGCCTGGTGCCGTGCTGGCACCGGAGGTGAACGTGCCGAACGCGCTGCTCCCGAGGCTCAGCCCGCCGGACGGGTACCCGCCGGTGTAACCGGGACTGGTGCCGGAGACGTTCTCAGTGCCCGTCGCTGTCTCGGTGCCCGTCGTGGAGAACAGGTGCAGCCGGAACGGCGGGGTGACCGTGAACGCTGACCCGCCGCCGGTGCCGGGCGTGATCGTGAACGTCGCCGAGGACGTGAACAGGGCGGAGAGGATCTTGTTGACCAGCGTCTGGTCCATCATGCCCATCAGCCGGACACCTGCCCGACCTCGGCCATGAAGGTAAACGCCAGGGGGTAGTGCCCTGTCTCCGGGTGCGGCTGGCAGTCGTCGGCGTGCGAGTGCCGCAGGGCCGTGCGGTCGGTCAGCGCATGTTGTCCGGTAGCCGGGTCCTGCGTGACAGCCGGGTGACCCGGCCCCGCGATGTCGAACGTCCCGCAGTTGGTACAGGCCACGTGGATCGACATGGTTTCCCCTTTCTTCCCTGGTCCTAGGCGCCGCTCACCACGAGCCGGCATTCAGAGTGACCGCCGCGGCGGCCATGACTACCGAGTCACCGTTAGTGACTCCCGTTACAGGGCTGGTCAGCGCTCCCTGGAGCCAGCGCAGGGGCGTAGCGGCGGTGTCCCAGATCTCGATCCCGCCAACCGTTGTCCAGGTGCCCGTCGCGTTCCAGGTGACCGTGTTGGCGTTCGACTGCGCGCCGGCGGAGGGGGCCGCGCAGAACTGGGTGCCGAGCGTGCTGCCTCCAGCCGTGTAGCCGGGGCAGTTGACGCTCGTCGCCTCGGTGCCGTTTGCGGTGTTCGACCCGGCCGCCGTCATCAGCCGCAGGTGGTACGGCGGGGAGATCGCGAAGCCCGACCCTCCCCCGGTGCCCGGGGTGAGGCTGCCGCCGGTGGCGGTGGCGGAGAACGCGGCCTGGAGAAACGAGTTCACGCGGTTCTGGTCGGTCATGCCGTAGGTGCTGGGCATCAGCCGCTCCCGGCGACCGCGTAGTGCGCGACGGGCCGGCAGACGCCGCAGCTAGGCGGACGCTCGGCAACGACATTCGGCTGAAGCTCAGGGAGTACGCCGGCGACGGGCGGGTTCCAGCAGGGGCCGTCGTGGCTCTCCCCCGGAACGCAGGCTGCCGCCTCTGCGCCGTGGTGGTGCCTCTCGGTGCAGCAGCCGCACCAGGTGGTCGCGTGCGGGTCAGCGCCGGGCGGCAGGTCAACCGCCGCTAGGCACTGCTTACAGGCGACTCTCACGTGCTCAGCGTAGCCCGGATGCACGTGCAGATGCACGCTACGACTGCACGTGCACGGATGTAGTTTCGGAAGCGGCAAGACTTGGTGAAGGAGCCGGCCGCCCAGGGCACCAGGCGGCTGTTAGGTAGTGTACGATTCGAACATGCCAGTACAGTTGAACGTATCGGTTCCCGATGACCTGATGGAATGGCTGGCCGCCGACGCAGAGCGGAACTTCCGCACCACTGAAGGCCAGGTTCTCTGGCTTCTCAAGAGCGCCCGGGGGCAGGCCCGGCTCGGCAGGGACAGCGAGGCAAAGCAAGTCCTGTCCATCGGACTGCGGAAACTTCACGAAGATGCCGGGGTGCCGAGCTTTCGCGTGATCGCCGAGCGCATCAGGCAACAGGGCGGCAATGTCGGTCACACAACTGTCTACGGTGCCATCCGGGGAGGCCAGTTGTCGTCATGGGCCATCGTGGAGAGCATCGTGACCGCGCTTGACGGAGACGTTGGGCACTTCCGGGCCTTGTGGGTGCAGGCCCGCAGCGGAAGGCGGCCTGAGCAGACCGAGAAGGAAAAGGAAGAATAGCCAGGTTAAGCGCGGTCATGCCCATTTAGCGGTAAAATGTTCGAGTGTGCTGCGGCGGGCGTTAGGCACCCGCCGCAGCGTGCCAGACCTTTAAGCCAATGGAAGGTCCGACATGCCAGCAAGGATAGACGTACCGCCCGGCACTGTCTTCGGCCACCTTACGGTGATCGAGGAGACCAGGCTAGCCGACGGTCGGCGGGCGATGTTGTGCCGATGCGGGTGCGGTACGACGAGGAGCGTCTCTACTAGTTCCCTCTTTAACGGCACCACGAACTCCTGCGGCTGCGGCAACATGGGAGCAGTCATCCCGCCTGGCACTGTCTTCGGGCGGCTGACGGTAATCGAGGAGACCAGGCTGCCCGACGGCCGACGCGCGATGATCTGCCGCTGTGAGTGCGGCAAGACGAAGACCGTCGCTGTCAGTGCTCTCTCTAGCGGTGACACGAAGTCGTGCGGGTGCGGCAACCGAAGGGTGGTCGTTCCGCCCGGGACAGTCTTCGGCCGGCTGACGGTGATCGAGGAAGCGCCTCTGCAAAAGGACTGGAGGCGTGCCATGCTCTGCGTCTGCGAGTGCGGCTCGCAGGTGGTTGTCCAACTCACCAGCTTGAGTCAGGGGCACTCAAGGTCGTGCGGGTGCGCCCGCAGTACGCGTAACTCGCACAACTTCAAGGACCGGACCGGCGAAAGGTACGGCAGGCTAGTCGTTGTCAGGTACCTCGGCACTCGCAGGCAAGGCACTGGTGCGAGCCGCAGGCAGGGCATCGTTACGGACTGGCTGTGCAGGTGCGACTGCGGGGGCGAGAGGATCGCCACGGGCAGCTCACTCAGTACCGGTCACACTACAAGCTGCGGATGTGCGAAGTGCAAGCCTCATCCCGGGCAAGCCGCGAGGAACAGGGTTCTCAACGCTTACCTGTGGGGTGCCCGCGGCCGGAACCTTAAGTGGGAACTGACCGACGAGGAGTTCGACAGGCTTGTCACCCAAAACTGCGCCTACTGCGGCTGCGAGCCCAGCATGATCGAGAAAGGCGTCCACCCCAGCAGCGGGGATTTCATCCACGGCGGCATCGACCGGGTAGACAGCGCCCAAGGCTACGTTATTGCGAACGTGGTCCCCTGCTGCACGATCTGCAATCACGCCAAGATGGCGATGTCACACGCCGAGTTCATGACATGGATCGGGCGGCTTGTGAGCTTCCGCGCTAGGCGCCGTAAGCCGGAGAAGGGGCCACAAGCACAGGCGACGACCCTCTTCTAGCCGCCCGTCGTCAGGGGCGCGGGCACCGTCGATTCCATCGAAAGCAGGCCGCTGAGCGACATGTCCAGGGTTTGCATAGGCGTCAGCGTTGCAACCTGCTGGAAGTCGTCCCACGAGTAGCCCGCGATCAGCACGTCAATCGGCCCCGGCTGCACCTCGCCGCCCAGCCCGTAGTCATAGAGGATCATCCGGACGACGTTCCCGGCCTGGTCGGTCCCTGGATCCACGGGTGCCCCGCCCATGTTGAGCAACTGCCCGTAGCTCGCAGTGAACGTGCCCGTGAAACTCGCGCGCTGATACAGCGCGAGCACGTTTTGGCCGACTTGCTGCGCCGCCGCAGGGGACAGTACTCCTGCGTTGCTTAGGTCGAGGTACGCCTCGATGGGCCCATGAGCCGTAACTGAAGCCGCGTTAACCGCGTTGATTACGTTGAAATTGGCGGGAGTATTGGTGGTCGTGTTGTCAGCGGAGACCATGTAACGGATGAGGATGTTGTTAATGTCCCCGCCGAGGGTCCGCGCAACCGGAGTCGTGCACACCAGCAGCCGGTTAGGCACCGTGGGCAGCGGGAAGACAGAGAGATCGTCGCCGTTGTAAATCCCGCCCGGCTGCGAGTTCACGTACCACGTCAGTCCGCCGCGAGTGCAGATCAGGTTCAGGAACGCAGTGACGGTGCTGGAACCGGGGTCTGTTGCCTGCCCGAACCAGAACTGCGAGAAGTACGGGGAGCTGTTCAAGCCAGCGTTAACCCATGGCAGCCCGTTCGCAATAGCCCGGTTGATGATCTCGTCGGGCTCGTCCTGTGGCCACACGTCATCGATGCTGTAGTACGAGACGAAGTTGACGCCCAGGTTCCCCGTGCCGACGGCGCTCAGATTCCAGCCGCTGGCGGTCGGCACCCCCTCGTCGAGTTTGCCGTCCCAGACCTGGTGGCCCCCGCGGGTGATCTTCACCTTCCAGCCGGGATCGAAAAGCGCCGTCCGGTATGCGGCGGGGACCATGACGGTGCAGGTCATTTTGTCGCACCCGCCGGGGCACACGTAGCTGTAGGTGAGGGCGGTGACCTGGCCGAGCGTCCCGAGCCACTGCCAGTTGCTCGACCCGGGCGGCGCCACGGCAACCTGGCTCGACCCTGGAAGTGCCTGCGGGGTTCCTGCCCCGCCGACGCCGGAGACCAGCCCGCCGGCTACCTGCGGAATCGAGAGGAAGCCCGCACCGAACAGGCCCGCGGTGAACTTGAGTGCCTCCGCCGCGGCGACGCTGAGCACCCCCGTGCCTGCCAGGGCGGCGGACTGGAGGATGAGCCCGGTGTACTGCGCGGTGAGCGTCCCGGTTCCGCTCAGCGCGGCGGCTCTCGCCCAGCCGACGACGCCGGCCGTGCTGAGCGTCCCCGACCCGGCGAGGGCGGCGGACACCTGCCCGGGAGTCATGACGACCGCGGAGGCGGTGAGCGACCCCGTGCCGAGTAGGACGGCGGCTGCAGGCACGGCGAGCGCCGGGGTGCCGCTGAGCGTCCCGGAGCCGGACAGGGCGGCTGCGGCGCGGACCGATGTCAGTTCCGCTGCGGCGAGCGTCCCGGACCCGCTCAGTGACGCGCCGGCACCGAATACGGTGATCGCCTGGTAGAGAAGTACGGCGATGCCGCTCACGCTGTCTGACGGGTCGCCGATGTTCGGGTGCTGCGCCCCGGTGCCGCAGTTGGCGTTGTAGGCGACCGGGTTGCCGTTGGGGTCGATGTAGTAGCTGAACCCGGCGGTAGATCCTGCGGTACCGGTGCCTGAGTCGAACAGGCAGCCCCAGAACAGCTCCCCGGAGCCGTGGGCGGGGGTGAGGCTGGGGAACGACCCGGCGGACGCGACGTCCACGGTGCCGGAGGAGTCGAGTACGACGGCGCTGTAGCCGAGTGAGCCGGCGAACTCCTGCCACACGGTGCGCGTCACCGGGTTGCCCGCGGCGAACGAGATAGTCACCGTCGCGCTGCTCGCGGCGGTGACCTTGCCCTTGAACAGGGTCTGCACCACGACGTTGTGCGTGAAGACCGTGTGGGTGACCAGGGGGGACGCGTCCCAGGTCACGTTGGTGCTGCTGAGCGACGTGGCGTAGTCGGCGGTGGTCTCGGAGATGACGCTGACGACGATGAAGTGATCGCCGCCCGAGTCGTGGACGGCGTGCGGCGTCAGGGTGAAGGTGTGGGCGGTCGTCGCGGACGGGGCAGCTACGGCGGTGAACGCCGGGACGGCCACGCTCCCGCCGGCGCTCAGCGTCCCGCTGCCTGAGAGGGCGGCTGCGGCACCGCCCGAGCCCTCGGCCAGCAGGTGCCCGCCGGCCTCCGTCAGCAGCGCCCCGCCGGCCTCGGTGAGGAGACGGGCCATCAGGCCGTCGCGGGGGTTACGTCAAGGCACGACCCGGCCAGGACTGACACCTCGTCGCCGCTGGTCCCGGACTGCACCGTGAGCTGCAGGGTGCCGGCTGCCGTCACCACGGCGTACGCCTCGAAGTCGAGCGGGTAGGTGGTCGTCGTCAGCACCGGGGACAGGCCCGAGCTCACCGTCAGCGACGTCCCGGCGGCGGGTGCGGTGTAGGAGGACGTCTTGAACTGCCAGGCCGCCTGAACTGAGGACGCGGTGCCGCCGAATGTCCACGCGAACGTCTGCGTGGACCCGGTGGTACCGTGCGCGGTGTACCAGAGCCGAGCGCGCAGGCGGCAGGTGCCGACCGGGAGGGCGACGGCCATCCCGGTGACGTTCTGCGCGGACGTGCCGGTACCGCTGTTGAACGTCGAACCGAGCGTCACCTGGAGCTGCTGCCCCGCGGGAAGCCTGTTCGCCAGCGGCACCGCGTTGCTGCCGTCGTCATGGGTGGCCGCGCCCGAGCCGGCCAGGTACGAGCTCGTGAACGTCATGCTGCCGGCGGCGCTGCCGGCCTGCGCGGCGCCGTAGTAGGCACCGTAGGCGAAGCAGTTCGACCCCATGATCCGCGCCGGGCTGCCGCTGCTGCGGAACCCGGCGTAAGTGGTGCCGCCCGCCTGGCCGTCGTCGATGGCGAAGCAGCCGGTCAGATGGTACTGGCCGTTGGGGTTGCTGTTCGGGTTGTCGAAGAAGAACCCGTCGAAGTTGTTCAGGTGCGTCGTGCACCCGGTGAGCGCCAGGGCGGCGTCGGGGTAGCCCATGCCGGTGAGGTGGAACCCGGCACTCCCGTTGTTCTCGCTCTTGCAGGCGGTCAGGCGGGTGTTCGTGCTCCAGTTCAGGAGCCAGCCGTCGAGGTTGTTCTCACTGGAGTTGACGTCGGTGAACACCGAGTCGGGCAGGTTGTCCGCCCAGACTCCGTTCCCGTTGCGGGCAGCGGAGAGCTTGGTGTTGCGGACCGTCCACTCGTCGGGCTCGTCCCCGGAGGTGGCATTCGCCACGAAGCGCAGGCAGTCCTGATCTGGGCGGTGCACGGTCACGCCCGTGATGAACCCCGCCCCCCAGGCCCCGTTGACGAGGATGCCGTGGCAGCCGGAGCCGCCCGTCGAGAAGCCCTCTATGCAGAAGTCCTCCAGCGAGACGCCGCTGTACTGGGTGCCGGTGGCATTCGTCATGTTGATGATGCCCGCGCCCGAGAAGCCGCTGACCGCGTAGATCGTCGTCCCGCCGCTGAACCCGGACCCGGCGGGGCCGTAGGTGTCGTTCTGGCTGGACGCCCACGGCTGCGCGCCCTTGATACCGGACCCGGACGCGGGCAGCAGCGGAGACGACACGTAGTACGGGGTAGTGCTGAGAGGCGCCTGGAGCAGCTTGACCGTGCCGCCGTTGGCGATGACGTTGTTGATCGCGGTTACATCGGCCGCGCCGCTGCTGTCCCCGGACGGGAACAGGTAAGTGCCGACGCCGAGTAGCTGCCCGATGGTCAGCCACTTGTCCGCGCCGGCCGACCCGTGCGGGTTTGTCGTGGTGTCGGCAGGGTCGACGGCCGCTATCTTCCCGGCCGGCGTCGGGCTCGCCCAGGGGGACAGCCCCGTAGTACCGGACGAGCCCCCGATCGAGTAGTCGGTCACAGAGAACCCCTTTGAGTAAGCCCCGGAAGGGCGTTCTTAGGTGAAGATGCCGGCCGATACCAGGCTGTTGACGATGTTCGTGACGATGTTCGTGACGCTCGCCGCCCAGGCCGAGTTGTAGGTGCTGCTGGGGGACCCCGGCAGGCTGGTGCGGCCGACCGGGGCCACGTGGGAGCCGGCCAGGGTCATCGCGGAGGCCGTAACCCGCCCGGTGACGGCGTGGTTCCCGTTGGTAGTCACCTGGCCGCCGGGGCTGGAAAGCGTGCCGGACAGGATCACGTCGCCGGTGAACGTCCCGCCTCCGGTCACGTGCACGTTGCTGCCGAACGACCCGCCGGCGCTGGCTGACACCGACCCGCCCACCACGTGGTTGCCGTCCACCTGCAGGCCGCCGGTGACGTGCCCGCTGCCCGCTACCTCTATCGCGGCGGAGCCGCCGGTGGTGTTGACCCTGAGCTGCGTGCCGACCGTGTGCGTGCCGGTGACCGTCATGCTGCCGTTGACCGTGCCGCCGGTGTTGGGGAAGACGACGGGGATGAGGTTGTTGAGGCGGTCTTCCGTGCTGCGCGCCTTGGGCGTGTTGGCCGTGCCGGTGAGCGCCGTCATGCCGACGAGGGCCCACAGCAGCTGGAGCACCTCGGAGTTGCGCTTCACTGCCCGGCCGCCCATGTAGACGGCGAGCAGGGCGAGCCCGAGCAGAAGAAGCTTTTTCATCAGGCGCTCCTATCGAAAAACCAGGCCGAATAGTACGAAAGCGACACATTCGGGGCGGCAGCGTCAGCGCTGTAGACGAAGAGCGCATTGTCAGAATCCGCGGGCTCCACGAACAGCGGGCCCCCGGAGATGTACGGGGTGTTGTCCATCACGCTGATCGCGTTGGGGCGCCCGGACTGGCTGCCCATGATCCGGCCGAGGGAGACGTTGGGATCGGGCGCATCCAGGAAATACGTGACGTATCCGCTGGTCGGCTCGTTGATGACCACGCACTGGCCCTGCGTGTCAATGAAGATGCAGTCCAGGAAGCGGTCACTCGTGTTGCTGTCCGTGACGGACACCGTGTAATAGCCGCCCAAGTTGTCCGGTGCGACGCTTTTCACGGGCAACGTCAGCACGCCCGCGGTCAGGATGCCGTTGCTGACCTGGTTCGGCGCGACCGTGACCGGCAGGGTGGCGACGCTATAGCCGGGCCCTCCCGCGTACTCGTACTGCGTGACCGTGACCGTGATGTTCCTGGTCGTGCCGCTCGAGCTGCCGCCGCTCCACGACGAGGCGACCAGGTAGACCGTGTACGTCCCGCCGAAGTCCGCGTTAATGCCGACGGTGGGCTGCGGCATCGTGTACTGGTGCGTCCCGTCGGGCGGATCCGCGCCCGCGCCGACCGACACCAGCGGCTGGAACGTCTTGAGCGCGCCCAGCGGCGGCCTCGCAACGATGAGGCTCTTGAACGCGCTGGACAGGTACGGGGTGATGACAAGCTGGCCGTGACCGCCCGCGCCGCCCGCGAGGGTGCTGCCCGAGGAGTCCGCGCCGCCTCCGCCTCCGCCCGGAGCGCCGCCCGCCGAACCTGCGGAACCCGCGGTCGCCCCGCCGTTGCCGCCCGCCCCGCCTCCGCTGACCGCCGTCCCGCCCGCCGCTGTCGGTGCCCCGGTTGTCGCCGGGTAGGTGAGCCTGACCTGCCCTGCCGCGCCCGCCCCGCCGGCGTAGGAACTGAAGTACGACCCGCCGCCGCCTCCGCCGGGTGCCGAGCCCGCCGTGCCCGTGCCGTTGCCCGATCCGGAACCGCTGCCGCCCGCACCGCCCTGGTTCGGGGCCGGGGCACCGCCGGGGCTGCTGCCGTTGTTGCCCTGCGCGGACGGCCCTGCAGAGGAACCTCCTCCGCCGGTGTACGGGTAGGCGTTGCCGCCCTGCCCGCCGTTATGCCCGGTGGTCCCGGTGCCTCCCGACCCGCCGGAGCCCTGGCCGCCGTAGCCGGTGTCCTGCCCGCCGTGCCCCGGCTCGGCGATGCACTGGACTCCGCCGTCGCCGGTGAAGCTCGACAGGCCGCCGTTCGACCCGTTCCCGCTGCCGGTTCCCCCGGCCCCGCCCGCCCCGACGACGAGCGTGTAGTAGGTGCCCGGGGTGACCGGGATAAGCCGGCTGCGGTACTCGCCGCCGCCGCCCCCGGCCCCGTTCTCACCCGAGCCGCCCGACGCGCCGCCGCCGCCCGCGGCCCACGCCTCCGCCAGCACCTGGAAGACGCCCGCAGGGCACAGCCACCCGGTGCCGGAGCCGGTGTAGGTGCCTGCCGTCGCGTAGAGGACCGACCCGGAGCCCATCGGCGTGTTGCCCGCCGACAACGGTCCCGCCGAGGAGCCGCCTCCGCCTCCGAACGTGCCCGACGGGTTAGCCCGCCCCGCCCCGCCGGGGTACTCAACCGAGTTCAGGCTCCCCAGCCCGCCGAGGCCCGCCGAAGTGCCGTTCGTCGCCACCGACCCGCCGCCGTTGGCGAGCACCTGCAGCGTTCCGCCGGGAGCAGGGCCGAATACCGTCTGCTGGCCAGCCAGCGGCGACGCTCCTGCCGCCGCACCTATGCCGACCACGTACGGGATGACCTGGCCTGCCGAGGCCGGGAAGACCGCCTCGGCCGCGTACTCCGCACCGCCGCCGCCCGGCCCGACTCCCGCCGCGGTCATGCCCGCGCCTGCCCCGCCGCCTCCGGTGCTCTCGACCTTCAGGTAGGCGGTGTTCGCCGGGACGGTGTAGGTGCCGGGCCCTGTCGCCGTGATCGTCGTCGGCGTGCCGGCGGTCGGCGGCTGCTGGAAACTCATGCTCACCGGGGCGCGAGCCGTACCAGCCACCCCGTACAGCGTGTAGACCGCGCCTCTCACGACTGGCGCGACGAACTGGCTGCCCGGGTAGGCAGTGAGCGCGTCAAGGTAGGCGGTGACCCAGGACAGCCGCCGGACCCGGTCCTGCCGGTTGAGGACCGTCAGCGCGTAACTCGCTACCGACGAGTAGTTGAATGTCGCGCTGTTCTGCGGGACAGGCACGCTGACTCGGGTGAACACCGGGGCCTGCGCCGACTGGGACACCGGCAGGAGGAGATTCCCGCGGGAGAAGGAAAGCGTGTTCCCGGACGTGTCGGTGAGGGTGAAGTAGAAGCTCGTCCCGTGGATCTTGCCGTGGTACTCCAGGTTCGCGTACCACCGGGAGCCGAGGCCGAACCACATCTGCAGCGACGTCATGCCTGTCAGGTTCAGCGGGCTCGAGAACGAGGTGCCGTAGGTGAGCTCCGTCTCCTGCCCGCCCGAGTCGCCGAAGGAATCGGGGTCCCAGCAGCCCGTATACGGCCCTACGACGCACTGGCTCGACTGGCTGAACTGGACGGAGGAGATCGCCGCGAAGTTGTCCAGCACCACCGGGGTAGGCGGCGGCGTGACGGCCGGGGACGTCGCCACCGGAGAGGCGAAGCTGACCTGCGTCTGGGTGGCGGATCTGCCGTAGGGGAGCGCCGGGATGGTGATCTCGACTTGCATCCCGATGAGCTGTTTTTCAATGAGCGTGGAAAAAATAGGGACCGTTGGCTGAGCCCGGAAGCAGTCGAATACCAGCGGGAGCGGGGTATTGCCGGGGTTGCCCGCGGTGGGGTCGCGGGTCCACGTGATTGTAAAGAAGTCCTGGTCAATAGCTTGCTGGAGGGCTTCGCGAGCAGCCGCCAGGCACTGTCGCGTCGGCGCAGTTATCCAGATCGGGAGTTTGATCGTCCTGTTGGACGCACGGCGGCCGAACGGGCGCTCGCCGTCGAGCAGGAGGCTCGCGACGAAATCCGTCGTCGGCTGCGGGGCTCCCGGATCAGCCCCGGGCTGCAACCGGAACATTGCTCCGGTACATAGGGGGTTGACGCTCGCGACCCCGCCTCCCAGGATCTCGATCGCATTAGAAATTACAAGTGAGTCGTAGCCCACTAACTCCCGCCTCTAGGATAACGTGATCGAAAAGAGGCATCATGCGCAGACCCGTTAATCGCGCCGCCGACGTGCGCTCCCACGCCTGCGGGAACCTGCGACGTGACCTGGATCAGGCGGTCAAGCTTGGACCCGATGGCGTTCAGCGCCGCCTGGCTGCGGTCGCCCTGGGACGGGGAGGTGACCTGCTCTGTCCTGCCGGTTCCGTTGTAGGCGAGCGTGTATCCGGGCTTCAGGGAGCCGCCCTGGTCGTACCAGCCGTAGGAGTTGCCGGTCAGCATGACCTGGCGCCCTTGGCGCATCGTCCAACTGCCCAGCGACGTGGAGACGCACCAGACTGGCCCGCGCCCGGCGTCCTCACGCAAGATCCGCTCGCCGCCGATGAACGGCTTCGTTTCCCGCACCACGGCGCCCAGCTTCGAGGCCGTGTACTCGCCGACGCGCATACCGCGGTGATCGGCCTCACTGACACCAGGCCGCATGCCGGACAGGTAGATGGCCAGGATGATCGCATCCTGCTTGGCGCCGTCGTTCTGGTAATAGGTGCGCGTCATGGGATAGCCCGGCTGCCCCTTGAACGTGCCGCCTCCGGAAAGCGTGCCTTCGGCACCGAAAAGCCCGCGAATGAAGGCGGCACGCTGTTCCGCCGACAGGGAGAGAACAAAGGGCACCGGGTTCTTGTGGTCGTAGCCGCTGCGCTTCAGCAACTCGGCGGAATAGCCCCGGCTGAATTCCCACGTGACAAGAGGGAGCCCCGGCTGACCCTTCGGCGTCTTCATCGGGCGCGTCGCGCGGTTGAACACCAGGCCGGCCACGAGCGCGTCGATGGCCTTCACGTGCTCGGGCTTGGACTGGTACAGCCGGATGGAGACCTTTGACCCGGTTCCCGTCCGCCAGTGCTCCGGGTCGCTGCCCTTCTTGCTCTTGATGTGCGCTACCGAACCGTCGCCCATGACCCAGCCGAGCAGCTCGGCTTCCTCATCGCTGATCGCGGGGCCTTCGCCGAGGTCAGCCATGGCGGCGAGGCGGAGCGCGTGCCTGGACGTGATGGCGTCGGAGGCGATGAACTCGTCAACCTTGAGGTACTCGTTTTTGGTGCGCCCGTTCTTGCCGGCGCGCCCCACGTGCTTGTGCTTAGTTGCCACCCAGCGGTGGTTCGGGGTGCAGGTCGCTTCCCATGTCTTGTTGGTGAGGCGCACGAGCGGCGCATCGTCGTAGACGTGGACCTCATTTACCGGCGTCCACTCATTGTGGCCGGTTTCGGAGTTGTACCCGATTGTCTCGTCACCTGCGCGGAGCTGATCGTAAGTGAGCCATCCGCGGCGCGTAATAATTTCCACATCCAATGGTACACACATTTCATGTGCCCATGCGGCTTCTGGGTCTCCGTAGCGAGAACTTATATAATTCAGCATTCCGGTAATCTGACCCATTGCCGTTGTCGAATTACCGCCGTACTGCGCGTATTCCGAAGGCCCGTTAATGAACTGCGCCAGGCCGTAGGCGCCGCTGCTCGGGTTGGTGGCCGTCATGGACCACCCGGCCTCGCGAGCTTCCACGGAGGCGAGCGCATCCCATTCCGCCCCGGTCCAGCCCTTGGCGGCGGCCATGTTCTTCATCAGCGACTGGATGATTCCGCCGCTGGCGCCCTGGGAGCCTACGAAGGACGCAGCAGCCGCGGTTGCGGCCGCGGCGGCGGACTTCTCGAACGCCCCCTGGGCGGCCGTAGCCCACGCCTGCTCGACCTTCTGCGCCCACGAGCCCCCCTGGGTCGCCGCCCACTGGCCGGGCGCGTCCAGGTTGACCATCCCCCCGGCGGCGAACCCGGGGATGGACCCGCGCAGGTGGTCGACCGCCCCCGCGTTCACCATGGCGACGGGCACCACGACCTCGCCGGCCTGGGCCGCGATCAGGACGCTGTCCTTGCCCGGCGTGCCGCCGGTGACGTACATGCCGGACGCGGCGAAGAGCAGGGAAGAATCAAGGTTGCTCGGGTTCGCGCCGGGCAGGTGGGCGATCGCGTTGAGGGTGCCCTGCGCGGTGGCGGTCACGGTGACCGGGACGCTCTTGCCGTGCAGCCCGTCGATCTGCGTCTGCAGGCCGTTGACCATGGCCGTCGCGTCATGCGCGTTCAGTCCGGCGGCTTCCAGGTCCTTGATGAGCTGGGCGCGGGCACCCTGGGTCGCATCGCTGTTGTCCCCGGTGGTGAGGACCGCGTTGGCGAAGGTCCCGAGCTCGGCGTTGACCGCGGGGCTGTCGGCCCCGATGGACTTCAGGTCAGCGATGAAGTGCTGCTCCAGCGCCTGGGACGCGGTCAGCGCGGCGGCTGAGGTGCCGCCCAGTGCCGGGTTCAGGCCGTTGTTGAGCGCGGTCCACAGGTTCGTTGCGGCGGACTGGGACATCCCGAGGCCGTTCTCCGCCCAGTCGACGAACGCGTTCTTCGCCTTGGGGACGTCACCCTGGTACATCTGCTGGAACATGGCGATGACCTTTGCGCCGCCGTCGTTCGCGAGCAGCGTGGACGCGTTGTCGCCGTTGATCAGCCCGGTGGCGAAGGTGTCCAGGGCCTTCTGGCCGCCGAGGGCGTTCGCCGCGGCCTGGGCGAGCATCTGGTTCAGGTTCGACTGCAGCACCCCGGCGAGCTGCGAGGCGTTGATCACCGACTGGGCGATGATGTTGTTCATCCCGCCGAGGGACGTGGAGTTGGCGCCCACCCAGTGGTTGAGGCTCTGGAGGGAGACGGTGCCGGGGCCGAGCGCGTTGTTTATCAGGTCGGCGATGACCGTGCGGGCCGCGGTGTTGGTCCCGGCGAAGCCGAGCATCTGCCCGGCTGTCGTCGCGATGACGGTCTGCAGGTTGCCCGTGGAGATGTTCTGCGACTGCAGGGAGTCGACGAGCTTCTGGCCGGCGTCAACCTGGGAGTAGAACGCCTGGTTGAGGGCGTAGCTCGCCTGGGTCGTCCCGCCCAGTGCCGCTCCGGCGAGGTTCGCCGAGCTCTTGAGGTGCCCGAGGGTGAAGCTCGTCGACGCGGTGCTGCCGGTCGCCGTGTTCAGGTTCTGCGCGAGGGTGTAGATGCCCTGCTCGAACGTGTCGAGGGCCTCAGGGGCGGCGGTGATGGTGCTCAGCAGCGCGTCTTCCGCCTGGGTGACCTTCGACATGGACGAGACGACCTGGCCGAGGGCGTTCGCGGAGTTCCCGGCGGAGAAGTTGAGGGCGTTCTGCGCGGCCCCGTACCGGCCGGCGGACTGGGTGACGGCGCGGATAGTGTCGTCGTAGCCCTGGGCTTCGATGATGACCTCGGCGAACGCCTGCTTGCTGCCGGTCAGCATCTGGGTACTGGTGATCCCCGCGCCGGTCAGTGCCGCCAGTGCCGCCTGGTTGCTGCCAAATACCTTTGCCGCCGTCGCGAGGTTGGCGTTGTAGGTGCCCTGGTCCTGCTGGGCGACCTGCAGGGCTGCGCCGTAGTCGGCGACGTTCTGCTTCGCCTGGTAGGTCGCCTGGGAGTAGACGGTGACTTCCTGCAGGCTCTTCCCGACGTCGATCAGCACGGTGTGCGCGGTAGCGGCCTGAAGCTGAGTCGTCTGGGCGGTTGCCTGCTTCAGCGCCCCGGTGTAGTCGAGGATGTCGGTGGTCAGGGCCGCGCCGAGGCCGCCGAGCTCGACTTTCTGGATGGCGGACTGCACCGAGTCGCCGAACTGCTGGGCGGCGGTCTTCGCGTTGAGCAGCTGGTAGACGAGGAACCCGACGCCGGCGGCGGCGATCGCGATCCACCCCCACGGCAGGGCGCCTGCTTCCGCGGAGGCGGCGGTGATCCCGTCGAGGCCCTTCGCCGCGGCGGCCCCGGCGGCGCCGAGCCCCTCAACCCGCGTTGCTACCGTCGCCGCGAGGTTGCCGATGAGCGGGAATGCCCCGGAGGCCAGCTTCGCGAACGCGGTGCCGAGGAGCCCGACGTAGATCAGGCCGCCGTGGGCGAGCAGGCCGACCTTCAGGAACGCCTGGCCGATGCCGGAGTTGACCAGGTCCTCGATGTCGTGCGTGACCGCCCCGAACACGTTGCCTATGATCTGGGCGTAACCGGGCAGTACCTTCAGGGTGCCGCCGATGATGCCGCCGAGGTTGCCGATGTTGTTGCCCCAGATCGACAGGTCCTCGGTGGCCTTCTGCGCGAACACGGAGAACCCCTGGCCCTGCGTGGTGGCGTACACGAACCGGGCGCCGAGCTGGTCGAGCACCGACCCGGCCCCGGTGGCGAGCGCCTGGAACGCGCCGGTGTTGTGCCCGGCGAACACGAGCGCCTCGCCGAACAGCGTGTACACCTGCGGCTGCACCGCGGCGGCGACCTTCGCGAACGTCCCCGTCAGCGGGTAAAGGGTGGTGTTGTACGCCTGCGTCACGGTGTGCAGCGACTGCATCTGGCTGTAGAGGTCCGTGACCGTCGGCACCGCGGCGATCCCGAACGCGGTGAACGCGACCGCTGCGGGGATCAGCGTCCCGGCGGTCTCGATAACCGCCTCGGTGAGCAGGTGAATGCCGGAGACGGCGCCGAGGATCGCCGGGACGCCGACGCTGGTGAGCGCGCCGCCGAACAACTGCAGGTGGCCGGTGAGCGCGCCGAACCTTCCGGCGCCCGCGGCCCAGACTGGCAGGCCGTTGGCGATGGAGTCGTTGAACAGGCCAGTGCCCTTGGCGGCGGTCACCGACGCGTTGCTAACGGATTCCAGGGATGCCGTGATCGCCGCTTCGGCGTCCTTCGCCGCCGACCCGTAGGTGATCATCCCTGCAGCGGCCTGGTCAGTGGCGGCCTTCGCGGCGATCGACCCGGCGACATCCATCGCGAAGGCGTAGCGGGACGCGTCCCCGGCGCTCGTGCTCGCGCCCGCCATCGCCTTGAGCTTCGCCGCCGCGTCCGCCGCTGCGGTCCCAACGTCGGTCTCAGTGCCGGTGAACACCTTCTGCGCGGCGGACGCGTACTGGGCTGCCTCTGCCGCCGTGGTGGCGGCTGCGGCGAGCGCGAGCATCTGCGCGGCGGCGGACTGGCCGCTGCTCCCCCCCTGTCCCCCGGCAGTGGCGGACCTCGAGGCGCTGATCGCCGCCATCTCCGCCTCGACGTTCGCGTACCTGTCCGTGGCCGCCGCTACCGCCTGCACGGCCGCCGCGGCACCGGAGGCGCTGGCGCGCATGGCCTCCAGGTCGGCCACGGCCTGCGGCATGGCGTGCTCGAGGTGGTCCAGGGCCGTCCCGGCGTCGTCCAGGTTGGCCTGTACCCGCGCGAGGGCCGCCGCGGAGGCCTGCCCCGGCTGGTCGAGGGCCGCCAGGTCTTCTTTGATGCGCTTCAGTACCGTGTCGAACTGGGCTAGTTCCGGCAACGCGGCGATGATCGCCGGCTCGCGCAGGTCGTTCATCTCGTTCGCGAGCAGTGCGTAGTCGTCGAAAGCCTTCTGGATCTCGCCGTCGAACCGCGACAGCGCCTCAGCCGCCGCCGCGGCGCCGGCGACGGGAAGAGCCCCTTCCCCGCCCCCCGCGGCCCCTGCCGCGGTTCCTGGCGCGACCACGGGGAGCGCACCGCCGCCGCGCTGGCTGCCGCCGAGGAACTTGCCCAGGGACGCGATCTGCGCGGCGTAGGCGTACCGGATAGCGCTGGCCGCGTCCCGCAGGTCGCCGGCAGCGCCCGTCAGGGCACCGGCCGCGAGCGCCTGCTCGGCTGCCGCGGCCTTCTCCGCGTCGGCGGCGTCCGCGAGGGCTCCCGCGCCTGCCGCAGACTGCCCCTGTGCCGCTTCCCCGGTGACGGTGACCTTCTCCGGTCCCTGGACTGCGGGGTTCTCCGCAGCGGCAGGCCTGACCGTGTTAGCGCCGCCCTGAGAGGAGAACATCTGCCCTAGCAGCCCGTTTGCTGCGGCCTGCTGCGGGGACGGTCCCCCGATCACGGGATGGGGGCTGAACAGGGCGTTCAGGGCGCCGAGCACGGACCCTTGCGGCGAGGACCGGAGGCGCTGCATCGCGTCGGTGCTGATCGCCTGGTCCAGGAGCTGGAAAGCCCGGCGGGCCAGGGAAATATCAGCGGTATCAAATACCGCGCCGATGTGGACGTTGTGCGGCGTGCCGGTGAGGGCCTTGACTTCCGCCGCTATCTTGGCGATGTCACCCGACGCTTCCGCGGTGTTCGCGACCGCGCCGAACTTGACGGTGTGCGCCTGGTCGTCAAGCGCCTTGATCTCAGCGGCGATCTTGGCGATGTCACCGGATACCGGCGCGGTGTCGGCGGTGAACTTGACGACATGCGGCGCGTCCGTGAACGCCTTGACCCTGGCCTCGATCTTGTCGAGGTCGGCAGACGCCTCCGCGGTGTCGATTGTCAGGCGGGCCTCGATAGCACCTGCATCGAAGGCCATCTATATCACCTGGCCCCGCGAGAGGCTTCAAGGCCCGAGATCATGCCCGTGATATCAATGACCTCGGCAGGCGGCGCGTTGCGCTCAGCCCACGGCAGCCCCTGCGGCGCTCCCTCCGGCATCACCTGCGCCGCCTCCTGCTCCACGGGCACCCCGTGCCTCTCGAATGCCAGCGGGACCGAATCGTCGGCCCCCATCCCCTCCAGGTAGGCCCGCTGGATGTGCCAGGGCAGCGCGGCCCACTCGGCGTGGCCGATGCCCAGGTGCCGGCGGACGGCGTAGAGGACTAGGCGGTTGCCCGCCGCGGAAGGCTCCTCACTTGCCCGCTCCCAGCGAGCGGCGCGGCTTCCGGGGACATCACCTCTTTTTGCAGCCACTGGTAGAAGAGGGCGCGGGCCCGCGGCGGCACGGCGAGGATCTGTGACTTCGAGGGCTTGTCGCCGCACAGGGCGGCGTAGATCTCGGCGGTGCGCTCAGCGGACTCGGTGAACTCCGCCGCCCCGTCCCCTGCGATGTCGCCGAGCGCCTCCGCGACCTGCTGCGGGTCGTTCATGTCGACCTCGCCCGCGCGCCCCGCCTTGTCGCGGGCCTCCTGCAGCACCTGCCTCATAGCGGCGATGAACGCCCCCACCTGCGCGTCGGTGGGTTCGGGGATGACCTCGTCGAAGTCGGCGTAGGGCCGGAGCTTGCACTCCAGCGCCTCCACGATGCCCGATGCATCGAACTGCGGCATCCGATGTCCTTCCTGCTAGCTGACGGCTAGCAGGCGGACGCCGCTAGCCAGGGGTTGAGGTGTTCTCCAGGCGGCGGAATCGCCGGTGGAGTGTCGTGCGGTGGACTCCGGCCGCCAGAGCAAGCTCGGCGACGGGGCGACCACTGAGGTGGAGGCCGTGCAAGACGGCCACCGTCTCGTCGGAGAGCTTTGTGCTGTCGCCGCGAAGCACGTTCTCGCGGTTGGTGACGGGCTCAAGGTGCGACAGGTAGTTGACGCAGTTGCGCATCGTGCAGCCGCGAGTCCTGACGTGGTCAAGGTGCAGCCCCGGAGGAACGGGGCGCACGAACCTCTCGTATCCCCAGATGTGGGCCATGCCGACGGCCTCGCCGTCCCAGAAGTGCCCGTAGCCCTCATCGTTGACGGACCCAGTCCACGGCCAGCACTCGCCGTCTCCGCGGCGGTCGACGTAGAACCACCAGCGCGCTTCTTCCCCTTGCCCGCGGAGGCGCCGGAGAGCCAGCGGCTCGCCGTTGCGGTCCTTGCGCTTGCGGTGCTTGTCGCACAAGCCGTTGGCGGCACGGGGATTGTCGCACCCGTCGATGGTGCAGGTGCGCTTCGGGCGGCCCGGTTTGCGCGATTCAAGCGGGTCGCCGTACTTGCGCCAGCGCCGGTAATGGCTGATGCAGAAACCCTTGCTGTAGTGAGGGTTTTCGCACTCTTGCACGGAGCATCCCATGCAAGAGATTCTATCAAGTTTTTCATGGACTTAACTGGTCGCCACGCTCGTCAAATATGTCCACGTAATGGAGTTGAACGGGCACACAGAGTTAAGAGTGAGCGGGTAGACGCGCTGCTGCGCGGCCCTGCGGTAGGCGGTCTGCACCTGGCCGGCGGAGATCATGTTCGGCACCTGGAGGACGCCCGCGTACCCGAACGCGTTCTTGCCGACGATGGCCGCCGCGACGTTGGTGAAGTTCGTCGACAGGGTGAGCACCGACTTGCCGGGCTGCCCGGCCCCGGCGGCGGTGACGGCGATCGACCCCGCGTTGCCCCAGGCGAGGTTGACGTTGGCCAGCGTCTCCTCGGACATGTTGCAGGTGAACGTGAGGGTCGCCGTGGTGATCGCGACGCCGACCGGGGTCGGCTGCTCCTCGACCATGATGTTCTGCGTTGTCGGGGCGAAGGTGCTGGTCACTCCGTCGAGCAGCGCCCCGACGTACGCCCAGCCGAGGCCGGTCCAGGCGGAGCCGACGCCCAGGTTCGCGTCGGACGGGACCGAGGTCCCCACGGCGGCGGTGAACAGGATTCCCGTCCCGTAGATGACGTTCCCGGACGTGTAGCCCGGCGGGGAGTAAGTCAGGGTGGGCATATCAGGAGGCCTCCTCGATCTTCACGCCCGCGTCGGCTGCCGCGGTCATCAGCGCTCCCACGGCGCGCTCGGGCACAGGTGCGGGGTCGTTGCCCACGGTGATGCCGCCGTGGGTGAAGGACGTGTGCGGCAGCAGGACGCGGAGCATCGTCTTGGCCCCGGCCGTCATCTCCGCCCGGATCTTCGCCAGCTCGTCCTCAAGCTCGGCTGCGCGCGAGGACAGGTCATGCGGTGCCGCGGTCGGCTGCGGCGGTGTAACTTCGGGGAAGTCCGGTGCCGGGGCCGCACCCGGCGCCGGGGCCTGGACCGGGCTCTCCGGCACGTCGGGCGTCATCAGGGCACCTGCGGGGTGAGCTGGTAGAGGCGCACGGCCAGCGTGGTCGTGACGTTGAAGTCGATGCAGCAGTAGCCGACGCCGCTCGGTGACGTCGCGTTGATCTGCCCGCCCGGTGCCGCGCCGCCGTTGCCGGTGGCGAACTGCGCGCCGTCGGTCTGCGTGAACTGCTGCACCGACCACGGCCCCAGCCAGCCGACCCCGGTGGCGGGGATAGTCGTGGTGTACGTGCCGAACGGCTGCACCTGGCCGCCGGCCTTCTGGCCGATCAGGTGGTAGGCGGGCGTTGTCGTGGCGCCCGTCCACCAGACCAGGATCAGGGTCCCGTTGTTGACGAACTGGACGCCCGACTGGGTGCCGGGCCACGCTGTCGCCCACCCGGTCCCGGTTCCCGCCGCGTCCACTCCGGCCACCGAGTACGCGCCGAACGTCGCGGAGGTGGCCGCCAGGGAGCTGGCGTTAAAGCTGACGGGTTGCATGGTGACCCGCGTGGTCGCTGTCATCTAGCCCGCTCCTGTCGTGAATATGTAGTTGCAGACCAGCTCGAAGCGCCGGTCGTTCGGGTCCAGGGGCAGCGCGGAGGGAGGGGGCCCGAGGCGCTGCACGTTGAGCACGTGGATCCCGTCGACCCGCACCGGGTGCGGGCCGTTGAGGATCGTCCAGTCCAGGAGCTGCGCCGCCGCCTCTGCGCCGAGCGGGTCGTCGGCGGAGCCCCTCAGCCGCGACTGGAACGACCAGGCATCCGCCGCGCCCTCGTCAGTGACGTAGCCGGGGCCGCCCGTCGGGGTGAGGAACACCGCCTGGTCGGGCTCGTTGAGGATCTCCGGGCCGGGGTAGAGCGGGTAGCCGCTTTCCTGCGTGCCGTCCCAGCCGGCGGTGGTCAGCCAGTCCATAACGAGCTGCGCGCGGGGGACGGTAATGAGGGCCGGGGTGGTCATCCGCGCCTCCGGCCGCGCCAGCCTGAGCCGAGCGGGGGATGCCCTGCCTGGCCGCGCGGGTTATAGCGCCAGTACAGCCACCCCTTCAACCGGGCCGGCAGGAACGGGTACAGGAGCCGCGACTGGGCGCGGAGCTGCGCCTCCGTCAGCCTCTCGACCTCCGGTGGCCGGTCGTAGATGGTCGCCCCGCCGAGCGTGACGGACGGGTGCCCGGAGCGGCGCAGGTGGTTGAACTCCCACGGCGCGTGGAACTTCACCTGGTCGCTCAGGTTCTCCATTGACTGCGCCATAGCGGCACGGCCTCCGTCGGTCAGCACCGTCCGCGCGTAGAGCGTCAGGTACCTTGCGTATTGGGCAAAGAGAGGCTGCTCAAGGAATTTTGCTTGACCCCCGCGAGGATGCATGAGGTCGAGCCCTTCATGCTGGTAAGTAATGGGCATAGACCAGAATTAACTGGTCTACGATCAATCGGCCGGTCATGTCACCAGGCATGCCGGTCATCTTGCGCAGTTCGTCAATGCGCGCTTGAAACGTAGAAGCCACGGGCACCACCTCCTTTCCCTGGTCAGCCCTGGTACAGGGGTCCGCCTGAGTCGGCCCAATTCATGCCCATGGGTGCCCACTGGCCGAGTGGCACGTCTGGTTCCAGCGTCCCTGTGCGAGGATCCAGCCTCGTATTGCTATTGGCGCCGGTGAAGATATTAGGAATGCGATTAATGACCGCGCCGCCCTCATTCACGCCCATCTCAGGGGCCGGGGCCACGTCGAGGAGGATGTCGCCGGTGCGGACCGCGTTGAGCATCTGCATCGCATTCGCGTAGGCGATATAAATGGGCGATTGGGGTTCTATAACTTTGTACTTGCCGTAGGTCTTGGCCGCCCAGAAGCAGGCGAGATCAAGGGTCAGGTCGTGGAGGATGGCGGGCGGCGTCGCCTGCGGGGTGGAGCTGTCGTAGACGTTGCCGGCAAACACCGACACGCGGTTGCTCGCCGAGTACAGGGCAAGCTCAAGCTGCGCGTCGGTCAGCTGCGCCGCTGTGCCCGTGCCGGAGTCGGTGCCTGACATGACGTTCCGGAGGTCGGCTACCGAGGCGTAGAGGGTGCCGCTGGCGACGGGCGTGGTCATGCGCTCACCGCATTGACTGCGAGTGCCGCCGGGTCCAGTCCGGCAAGGAGGGTTAGCTGCTCATCCCGTGGCAGCGAGTCCCACTGCTCGGCAGACAGGGACAGGGCGGACAGGGTGTACGCGCGCACGGCCCTGACGCGGTCGCCCAGCCGCATGGTCGCCTTGCATGCCTCGCACGGGCCGGTGCGGCTGCACGTCTCATCGCCGCGCGCGCAAGGCGGGCAGTCGCAGCGCCCCGTGATCATCGCCAGAGTGCTCACGGCACCGCTCCGGAAAGCATCCAGGCGGCGAACGCGCCGAATCCCCACGACCACGCGGTGATGCCGCCGAGCGTGTCGCCCCCGGCTGCGAACGCCGCGAGCACGAAGAGGATCGCGCCGACGGTGAGCAGGATGCGGGACAGGGATAGCGGCGTGACGACAACGGGGCGCGGCTGCTGCTGGGACGGGGCGGTCACGCTTCACCGCCCTTGTCGTCGGTCTTCGGCGCGGCGGTCTTGGTGTCCGGTGCCTTCACCGGGGCGACGGGCTTGGGCGGGGCGGCCGGGGACTCCACCTGCTGCGGCTTCTCCGCCGGCGCTTCCTTCGCCTGCGGCTCTGCCGGCGGCAGCGCGGAGGTGGGGCCGAGCGGGACGAGCCGGTCGCGGCCGATGGCGGCTTCTAGCGCACCGCCCGGCGTCACGTCGATGGCCTGGCCGCGGGCTAGCCGCGTGGAAACCCCGTCCCACGTGAAGACGGTGTCCTGCGTGACGGTCCTCGGGTTCCCGGCCATAAGTCGCCCCCTCAGTTGCTCTGCGCGGCGCGCGAGAGGTCGTCGCCTTGGCCGCGCGAGGCCACGGGGATGACGGCGGACAGGTTGGCGTTTCCGTAGGCGGCCTCGAGCGGCGAGCCGGGCTCGATGTCGACGACCGTCCCGTGGCGGGTGAACGTGGCCCGCTCCGCCCCGTTGGCGTGCGGATCCCACGTCACGGCGGTATCCGTGAGCACGCGGCGCGGGAACTGGCTCAATTCGAGATCCCCACGCCGAAGCCGCTGGATCCGGTTGCCGCGTGGACCGCGTAGGGAAGGGTGTTCAGCGGCGAGTACCCGTTCACGCCGGTGGGGGCGACGGTGTTGGCCGCCGCGTAGACGGGGGCGTCGGAGTGGGCCAGCACCAGGTCGATCGGGTCGAGCCACGTCCAGCACACGGTGCCGGTGTAGGTGACCGCCATGACCGACCCGGCGGGGAACGGGATGCCCTGCGAGTTCATCGTGGGCGCCTGGACGATGTTGGTCGTCAGCCCGTTGACCGTGATCGCGGAGACCGACCCGCCGCCGAGGAACACCACCGACAGGTCCCGGCCGGTGTTGTTGGTAGCGGGGACGGTGCTGGCGGGCAGCGCGATCGTGCACTCCGACCAGTACCAGACGGGGGTTGCGACGGTGTACTGCAGCGCGCAGGTGGCGCCCGCGGGGACCGTCATCATGAACGCTGTCGCTGAGGTGGCCACCGAGGCAGCGGACACCCAGTAGTTCGCCATCGTCGCGCCGTTCGCGCCGACGGACACGTAGGCCGTGTTGGAGGTCGGGTTGGTCACGGTGTTGGTGAGCCCGGCGGAGGACGTTGCGGGGACGGCTGGCTGGATGATCATCCGGGTCTCCTAGTTGCTCAGGCCGTAGTGGGACACGTTGTCTTGGCCGTCGATCCACGCCCGCAGGTTCGAGCTGCCGCCGAGCGCCGCGTAGAGCTGGCCCGCAGTGTCGAGCCAGAGCGGCTGCCCGGCGAACCAGGTGAACTGCGGGATCGTCCCTGCCTGCCCTCCGGCGGGGGCTGTGGCGGACACGGCAACGGTCATGCTCGACGAACCGGAGTGCGGGAGCTGCGCGGTCGTCCACGTCCACGCCGGCGAGCCTGTGTAGGTGACCGCGATGGTGCCCCCGGTGAGGACGACAGCGGTTGCCGGGGAAGAGGTCGCGACGGTGCCGCCGTCGACCGTCACCAGCGTGACCGTGCCGCCGGTGACCGAGACCAGCACGGGGAGCGGGTTGCCGTTGGTCACCGCGGTTGTCGTCGCCGGGAACGCGGGCGTGACGACCGGGCTGTTCGCCTGGCCCTGGATGATCTCCGACCAGGTAGCAGGCCAGGGGATGGTCACGTTCGACGTGAGCACGTACCGGCCGAACGTCATGCGGTCACCTCCCCCTCGCTGCTAGTAGCTGGTTGCCGGGACTACCTGGACACTGGGATGCGTCGGGGCGACCTTGGCGACGGTCACCAGCACGCCCGTGAGGTGAGTCGAGTTCAGGGCGTTCACCGGGACGCTCGTGCCGCCCGGGGTGCCGGTGACCACGACCACGTCGGAGGTTCCGGACGGGTCGACGATGAGCACCTGGTTCGCCGCGAACGCGGTACCGCCGGAGGCGAACGGCAGGGCTGTCCCGCCTGCGCTCACCCCGGAGCTGATGGCCGGCAGCGCCCACGTCCACGTCGGGGCGACCGAGTAGGTGATGCTGATCGTTCCGGCGACGGGAACGAGGTAGGTGGCCGCAGTGGTGCCCGCCTGGACGCCGTTGACGTAGACGAAGGTCAGCGTCCCGCCCGTGATAGTGACCGCAACGACCGTGCCCGTGGAGTTCGTGACCAGGTTCGTGGTCGCCGTCCCGGACGAGGGAACCGCGGGCGAGCTCACCGTGGCGGCGGTCAGCGAGAACTTCCACTCGCACCTGCCGCACCGGAACACCGTCCCGTTGAGGTCGACGAAGGGCGCAGAAAACCAGCAGCGGGGGCACCGTATTTGCGGTACCTCTACTGGCTGGACTGCCGCGCCGCTGCTAGGCATGGCTACCGTGCCCTCGCGCGGCTGCGGGACGGGGGGAGGTCGACGGCGTCCGGCGCGGCGTCGCGGAGGTTGTCGGCCATCTCCTCCGGGCTCGCAGACATGGCGCCTTCGGTCTCCGGGGCGCGGCCGTCGTCGAGCACCTGAACGCGGGAGCTTCCCTCCGGGTCCGGGCGCGGGGCGTCGGAACCGGGCGGCGGCACAGCAGGCCGGAACAGACGGCCGGAGACGTGCCGGGGCAGCAGTCTTGGCGCTTCCCCGCGGGTACCGTCAGGACCGGATAGCTTGCGCACCACGTCGACCTGCCGGCCGTCGCGGTTGCCGTGCCGGTTGAACTGGCGGGCCTCCTCGTCGGTGAGGTAGACGGTGTCGCCGGCCATCACGAGGTCGCTGTTCCGGTCTTTGTCGCCGCGGCGGGGGACGGACAGGTTGATGAGGGCCAGGTACGGCTCGCCGATGCGTGAGGCCGGGCCGGTCCAGGCGTTCTCCCGGGTCATCAGGTCGCGGAGAACCCTTTTCTCGTCCTCGGTGAGCGGCCTGGCCTGCTCGTCGGCTGCGGCTTGCGCCATCCGTCACTCCCTGTGTTCGACTCTGTTTTCGTTAAACGCCGCTGAGCAGTGCGATTGCCAACGGCTGGTCGAGCCCTACGGCACTTGATCGCTGTGTGTCACTACGCCAGACCTTTTTTGATTCTTCTCTATATAGAGGTCCGGCTATGAAGGGAAGCTCATCGGCATAGAAGCCGGCCCGGTGCCGCTGCATGACGATCGCGTTACCTGCGGGCACCTGGCGCGAGACGAGCACGTCAAGGTTGAAGATCTTGTTCGGGAGAACCCCGGTGTACTGGAGGTTCTCCGAGGCGATGTCACCGATGTACGGCGCGGCGAAGGTGCTCGACTGCAGCAGCGTGTTCTTCGTCCCGTGGTTGATGATCAGCGTGTCGGCTTCAAAGCCGAGCCACTGCGTCACGCCGGATGGGGAGACGATATTCGCGTTCTCAACCAGGTACACGGCCTGCGCGAGGTCCGACCGGGTCGTCGCCGAAGCCGACGCCCAGGGATTCGCGACGGCCAGCGTCTGAATTGACGCGTTGGCCACGACGGCGCTGTAGAACGCGGTGTTCCACGAGTAGACCATCGTGTTCTTGACCTGCAGCAGCTGCCGGGTCACGGGGTCGATGGCCTGCCGGCGCCGCATCTCGTCGCTGACCATGATCGCCATGGCTCGCTCGTGGCTGAACACGACCCGCGGCACGCCGATGGACGTCGGGACGACCGGGACCTCGCCGAACTCCGGCCGGATCTCCGGGAAGTCGTCGGCGTACAGCGGCGTGCTCTCCGAGTACCGCACGGCGCCGGAGGGAGCCGCCCCGCCCATCCGCAGGACGGAGTCCATGATGAACTCGTTCTGCGTGATGTCCAAAATCAAGGCGGGAATGACCAGCGGGTCCTTGAGGAGCTCGCTTACGGTAAGCCGCGGGGAATCGGAGTAACCCCGTGCGCCAGTGGGCATCTGCCGTTCCTCTCAGAGAACCCGGGCCCGGCCCAGGAAGTAGACCGCCGAGCCCTGCCCGCCGATCTGCTGGGTGAGCATCGCGCTGGACACGCCGCCGGGGTTGGTGCAGCGGGCGACGATGTTGTTGTAGGCCGGGGTGATCGTCGCGGAGGCGTTCTTCGGCGTCTGCCCGGCCCCCATCACGCACCCGGTGCAGTTCGCACCCGTGGCCGCGCCGACCACCAGCAGTTCCCCGGCGTTCGCCTGGCCGCCGTACCAGACCCAGATGTCCCAGCCGCCGGAGTAGACCGCCACGTAGTCCGTCAGGACGCTGATGTCGATCAGCGGCTGGCCGTAGCTGTTGGCCGCGCCGGTCTGGGTGAGGATCACGTTGGCGTCCGCGCCGGCGACGCCGACCACGTTGTTCGCCCCCGCTGAGGTGGTGCCGCCGACCGATACCTTCACGGTCAGGTCGGTGGTGCCCGCGGTCAGGGTGTCGGGCTCGACGAACTGGCCGCCGTAGACGAGCGCGGCGGTCTGGTAGTTCGCCGGGCCGCGGGTGTAGTGCGGCAGGACCGCGGTCATGGCGTCTCCTGGTTTCCGTTGCTCACGCGGGTCACTTGAGGCCCGTCATCGACTTGAAATTGGTCACCAGGGCCTGGCGGGACTGCTCGGCCTCTTCCTGGCGCACGCCCTCGGGCTCGTCCATGCGGGTGCCGAGTTCGGTCCCGCCGAGGTCCCGCAGGCCGCCGAGCTCCGCCATCTCGGCCATGACCTTGCGGACCACCTGGCCCGCGTCGACGGACTTGCCGTTGGCCATCTCCACGACGTGGCCGGCGCCTTCCAGCAGCGGCCGGGCCAGGTCGGTCACGTACGGTGGGACGCCGAAGTTGTGGAAGAGGCGGTCCCGCTCGGCGAGGAAGTCCTGCTCCTTGAGCCGGGCCTGGATCATGGCCAGTTCCCGCTGCGTTTCCTCCGCGCGGGCGTTCGCCAGGTTGATCTCGAACGCGTACTCGTCGGCGGCTAGTCCTGCGGCCACGGGCTCCCTCTCCTGCTCTGGCGCGTAGCCGGGATCGGCGGTCGCGCCTTCCTCGTCCTCGAGCAGTCCCGCGGCGCCCATCTCCTGCGCGGCGGCCACGAGCTCGTCAAGCTCGGCGTCCGACAGTTCCCCGTCACCGCCTCCGTCGGGTGCGGTGAGCGCGTCAAGCTCGTCAGCGGTGAGCACCGACCCGCCCGCCGCGAGCGCGTCTAGGGTGTCGTCAGGCAGGTCCAGCAGCTTCGCGAGCCGCTCCCTCTGCTCGTCGGTCAGGTTGCCGAGGTCCGCCATGGCGGCGCCCCCTTCCGGGTCGGCGCCGGCGGTTTCGCTGGCGGTGTCCGTCTGCTTGGCGGCTGCTTTCGCGGCCCTGCGCTGTGCCTTCTCGGCTTTCCGCTGCTCTTTCGGCGTGGCCAGGTCCGTGAAGGATTCCGCCGTCAGGTCGAATACCTTGTCCGGTACCGGAGAGGCGGCCTCGATGGCTTCCCATGCGCCGAGGCCGGGAATCCGGGGGTCGAGGGTGCCGAGGACGTGCTGGACTGCGCGGCTGAAGAACTTGCCGTCGCTGCGCTGGTAGTCCTCTACGATCCGGGCGGAGACGCCGAGCCGCGGGTTGGCCGCGAGAACCTTCTCCCCGTCCTCGGTGAGCTGGGCTGTGATCCACAGGCCGTCGTCGCCGAGTTCCATCGCGGTGATCTCGCCGCGGGTGCGCTCGGGGTCATTTGTGTGCGTGTTCTGACTGTCGGCGAGCTGAAAGGGGACCTGGTCGTACGCGCGGTCCTTGAACGCGCTGACGAGGCGGCCGAGGTAGTCGCGGTCGAAGTGCAGCGTCCGGCCCTTGTATTCGACGTCTCCCACCGGCAGGACACGCTTGCGCCACAGCCTGTTGCCGAGCTCTACCGCCTCTCCGGCGGTGAACGGGGTCAGGACCGCGGCGGTCATCTCAGGCGGCTGCCTTGCCGAACTTGCCGGCGTTCTTCGCGAACGTCAGCGCCCTGGCCGGGCTGAACCCCTTCGCGATCAGCCGCTTGTACATCGCCTTCTGCGCCGGGTTCAGCGCCCCCGCGTAGTCCTTGTCGGTGTCACCGGAGGGGGAGGCGTCGTTGTCGCCGTCCTTGTCCGGGTCATACGTGCCCGCGGCCTTGGTCATCCGCGGCCCGCCGCCTGAGCTTGCGGTCGGCGTGGCGAACGCTGCGGAGCGGACCGCGGGGATGCCGTACTCGGCCATCAGCGGGGTCTGCTGCGGCTCCTGCTGAAGGGGCGCGGCCTGCGGGCGGACAGCGCCGCCGATGGCCTTGTTCCACGTCCCGACCGCTTCCATGAGGGCGGTGCGCTGGTGGTCGCGGGGTTCGAGGTCCCGGCCGTTGACGCTCGCGACCCACCGGCCGTCCTCGGTCTTGCGGAGGCTGGCGATCTGCGCTCCGCCGTTGCGGTGCTGGAGTACTGCTGTACCGTCACTGCCGCGCTTGACGAGGACGTCCATGGGGCCGTGGATGGGACGGCGGACCGTTCCGGTGGCGAGTTCGACTGCTCCGCGTGTGCCGTTGGCGAGGGCGTGGGCGGCACCGCCCTTGACCGTCAGGGGGACGCCCTTGCGGACTCCCCCGGTACCGGGTGCGGGGGTGCGGAGGTCTTCCGGCTTCGCCTGCAGGGCCGTGCCGGAGGCACCGAAGCGGCCAGCAGCGGCTACGTGGCCGCACTCCGGGCAGGTGAGCATGCGGCCCTGGTCGTCCTTCGCCCGCATGGCGAGGGAGACGGCGTCACCGGCGTTCGCGTGCTGGGAGCCGCCGGGGGCAGCCCATGAGTCCTTGAGCGCCTGCTGCTTGCCGAACTGCGGCGCGGTCTTGCGGAGCAGCTTCGCGACCTGGGCGCGCTTGGCGGGGTCCTTGACGCGGCCGATCGCGCGGCGGGCCTTGTCCCAGTACTCGCCGTCCGGGACGGGAAAGCTGCCGTCGGCGAGAGCGTGACCCTGCTTGGCTAGCGCTCGCCGCCCTGCGGCCCGCATAGGCGCTGGCGTGGCAGTCAGATCCAGGGACGCCGACACGAGACCTTTCCCGGACGGCGCGCCTGCTGTCTTGACGGCAGCATACAGGCAGGCAGCGGCTAAATGCACGTGCATCCGGCGCTTGCATCTGCACGTGCACGACTAGAATGCTGGGACAGGGCCGGGCACGGTCGGCGCGCCGCTTATCGGTGCCCGGCCCCGCCCTTCTCAGAACAGCGTCAACGGCGGCTCGGTCGTAACATCGGCGGGGACGAGTTCGTAGACCGCATCGAGAACCTTGACGACTTCTTCGTCCGCATGACCGAAGATCCGGAACCACTCGGATATCCGGCTGTCTCGCTGCTCAAAGGCGGCCGCCCACCGGAACGCGAGCGTGGCCTGCATCCATGCCTCAGTGCGCAGGTCACCCGGCTGCCGCCAGATGCAGCGGCATCCGCCAGTGTCCCATCCGCGGCGCGCGGCCCTACGCCGCGCCATGCGCACGAAGATCGAGTCGATTGTCTCGGTGGTGAATCCGACCTTCAGTCCCTGTGCGACCGGGAACCAGATGGCGTACACGGACGGCTCGCCCTTCTGCGCGCGGCGGCGGGTTCGCGCCGCTTCCGCCCGGCGGTCCCGATCCCGGTATGCTGCTTCCGCCCGGCGGTCCCGGTACGTTTCGGCTTGCAGGCGCTGGTACTCGGTCCGACACCTTCCGGGACGGTTGCACACTGGGAACTGGGATGCAGTTGGCTGACCGCATAGCGCGCAGCCATGAGCGGGACGGTCCCGAAATGCGCCTACCTGCCCGTCTCCTGCTAGACGCCTGCTTTCTTTCCGGCACTTCCCCGGCCGGTTGCACATAGGGAACTTGGACCTAGTTGGGAGGCCACAGATGGAGCAGGGATGCTCTGGACCGGCCCTATAACCTCTTAGCAAGGGGATCCTTCCGGTGAGATCGGAATGGGGTTCTCTAGGCCCGGTTCGGTGGTAGGACACCGGCCGGGCCGCTATCGAATATCTTAGCGGTTGCAGCTGACATTCTCAGTTGGAGCCGCGCTAGACATGTGCCCGGCCTCTCACATGCCCGTGCGGGATAATGGGGGGCATGGATAACGGCGCGCAAACTACCTGTCACACTCGCGGCGAGACCCGCGTCCGCTGGCGCAAACGGGAAGACGGCCTGGAGGAGTGCGTCCAGTTCGTCCCCGGCTACAACTGCCCCGAGCCCGGCGGGCACGGCCACGGCGTGCACAGCATGGAGGTCCGCTGGTTCCTGCGCGGCCCGGACGGCGCGGTCGTGCTCTCAATGGCCACGGACTTCGTCCCCGGCGAGCGCAGGCCCGGTCACGGCCTGTCTCCGAGCGGCCTGAACGAGAACTGGGCACACTACCCGAGTGGTTTCGGGCTCCAGTACCACTCCCGCGCCCCGCGCTACGAGGGACATGACGCTGAGGACGGCTGCGATCTTCTCGGCGGCCCGTGCTACTGCGACATGTGGCTTAGCGGCGCGGATGAGCCCGTGAAGCGCTTCACCGGCGAGGGTGAGCAGGTCATCTGGGACGCGCTGGAAGAGGCGTACGCAAGCCTTGCGGCGGAGACCTCGCGCTCCTAGAGCATCTGCCCGGTGATCGTGCCCTCGTTAGCCATCTGCGCGCTGACCGTGCCCTTCGAGTACCGCGCGTGCTGCTTCCCGCCGTCCCCGGCGTCCGCGGTGACCTCGTCCAGCCCGTTGAGCCACTTCGCCTCGGCCGGGTAGTTGTCGCGGAGGTGCTGCCTGAGCTTCCCCGCGTGCTCCACCGCCCCGCCGAGGTGCTTCTCCGCGTGATCGGCGTTAAAGCTCCACTCGGTGGTCCCGGTACCCTCCGTCAAGGCCTGGGCGTGCCGGCCGGCGTGGGCGAGCTCGTGCAGCGTCGTTTCGAGCAGGTGCGCTGTCGTGGCCGCCTTGGCGTCCTCGCTGACCGCCTTCGCCAGCCCGAGCACCTGCGCGCTGACTGTGCCGACGTTGGCCAGCCCTGCCGCATTGCCCCCGAGAGGGAACCGCACAGCCTCGTCATCGCCCCGGTGCACCGTCAGGTGAGTGAACGTGACCGGCGTTGCGGGCACCGGGGCGGGAAGGGCCTCACCGGGCTCCACGTACGACATGGTGACGTGCGGCTTCCAGTCTTTATGCTCGCTGGCGGACAGGTCTTCCAGGCTGCTGCGGAGCCGCTCCGCGCCGGGCAGCACGACGCCGGCCCACGCGGGCACCTTCCCGTCGCTGCCGTCTGACGGCGGGAAGGTGCCGATGCCGCCGACGGTTCCCGAGAGCGGGCCGGGCATCGCCGCCGCTGCGGCCTTCGCCCGGTCGCACGCCTGCGCGAATGCCTTGTCGTCCACGTCCGGGCCGAGGTAGACAACCGTGACGTGGTGATCCTGTACGCCACCCGGCACCGGGGTTACAGTCCCCTGCGGAAGGTCAAGGGAGATCATGCCCGACCGGGCGTTCAGCTCGTAGCCGCGCGCCAGCCCGACCGTCTCCGCTACCGCGTCAAGCTCGGCAGCCTCAGCCGGGTAATGGGCGCGGATGTTCGCGGCGAGGTCATGCCCGGCGCCGAGGGCGGACTTCAGGTGCCCGGCGAGCCGTTCCGCATGGTACTTCCGCAGGTCCCCGGAAGCGGAACGGGCAGCCTCCATCCGCTGGGATGCGTGGGAGAGCTTGTGGAGGATCTCGTCCAGGCGGTGCGCGGTGAAGATGGAGATCGCCGCGGGGTCGTCCGGGACGGGAAGGCCGGGGGCCTGCATCGCCTCCGGGTCGACCTTCACGCCTGCCGCGAGGTCAAGGGCCTGCTCTGTGATGGTCACGTTCTGGCCTCCGCCTCGGTAACCGGCTCCCACTCCGGGTCAGAGACAAGCTTCTCAAGCCTGACGTTGCGGATGAACTCCTTATCGGCGGCATCCCATGCCCGGAGCTGGTTGTACTGCTGCCACGGGTTGTCTGTCTCGTGGCCGGTGACCTCATGCCAGTCCTCGTCCGGTATCTGCGAGTTCGGCACGGTCTGGGTGACGTTCTTGTACATCACCGGGTCCGCGTTGCAGTACTTGCGCAGCGCGCCCTGGCCTACGGTCTCGAACCGCACCCGGTAGATGTTCACCGCAGCGCCTTCCCGTTGCCCGTGCGGGCGGCAGGCAGTTCCCGTCCCGCGTTGTCCCAGTTGCGCCAGATGGTCATCAGCTCAGCCAGGCACTCCGCGTAGGTCGGCTTGGTGATGACCAGCATCCGCTGCATCGTCGTGGTGAGGTGCCAGCCGTCCGCCGTGTAACTGTGCTCGGCTGCGGCCACCGCGAACGCCGATCCCTTCAGGTCCCTGCTCGCGTACAGCCGCTTCCCGGCCGGAACGTCAACGCGTAGCATGACCCACTCGGGGTCAAGCTCTCCGGCCTTGCGGGAGGTGGAGTTACCGCGCCTCTCGTCCCGCCGTCGCTCGGCGCGCTCAGACGCCTGCGCCCAGACCTCACGGACCTCCGGCAGGAGCGTGCTGTCGTCATACTGCTCGATCTCGCCGCTCATGACGGGCACTCTACCGTCACGGCAGTTTCGCGGCCTGCGCCGTCAGCGCCGAGGCTTGCGAGTTGTACCAGGTGATCCGCGTCTGCAGCTGCCCGATGGCGGTACGGAGCTGCGGGGCGCTCATCCCCGCCGCGGCCTTGGTCGCCTGAGCCTGAGCTTGCGTCACCTGGGCCTGCGTTGCGCCTGCTGAGAGCGCTGCGGTCGAGGCCTGCTGCGCGGCGGACGGTGCCGGGGCTGCCGCCTTGGTGGTTGACCCTGCCGTCGCCGCGGTCGTCGACCCGGTTTGCGCGGCCGTAGTCGCACCGGCCTGAGCCGCTGTCGTGCCCGTGCTGGCGGGCGCCGTGCTGGTCGCCGGGGTAGTGCTGGCGCCCACGGTGGCGGTCGTCCCCGCAGCCTGCACGGTGGTGGCCGCGGCGGTCGTCGCCGTCGTCGTGGAGCCCTTTTGCGCGGCGGTGGTCGACCCCGCTTGCGCTGCCGTCGTTGACCCGGCCTGCGACTTCGTCGTGTTCGACCCGTACAGGGCGTTGTACAGGGCCGAGTTCAGCGCGGCCACCTCAACGCCGAGCAGGGCCGCTCGCTGCCGGTAGGACCGCGCTGTGGCCAGGAGCCGTGCCTTCTCCGCCGCCTTCGACGGGGGCTGCGTGTACGGGGCCTTCCCGTTCTGCTGCCCCTGCTGAGGGCCCCCGGAAGAACCGCCGCCGCCTGCGGGCTGCCCCATCCCGGCCTTGTAGTTCTGGTCGTGGGTGACAACCGTCTGCCGGACCGGGCCGTTCTTCGTGTTGACCGTGCGCTGGTACGTCTTGACGTCGACCACGGCAAGGTCGACGACCGCCCCGAGGTCGTCCCAGGTGACGGAATGGCCGTGCGCTGCCCTTGCCCTCGCTGCCGCCTGCGCTTCCTGCCCCAGCGCCCCTGAGGCTGCCGCGCGGACCTCGGGGTGCACGTTGCCCTTGCCGCTTTCCCACCTGCGGAGCGCGCCCCAGGCGACCCGCGACGCGTCGGCCTTGCTCATGCCGCGCTTGTGCATGAGCGCCTGAACGATCTGCTCGAAGTAATCCGAGTGCTTGTTGTCCTTCACGTCGTAGAGCCCCGGTCCGCCGGGGACTCCGTACGGCGCGGGAGTCGCCTCCAGCATCGGGGTGCGGGCGGACAGTTCGGCGACGGCAGCGACATCCTCCCACGTGACCGACGCGTAGAAGTCGCGGCGCCCAGCGCCCGCTTTCTTGCCCATCAGGTTCGCCTGGAAGTCCGCGGCAGTAGGACGCCCATTCTGATCCCACCATTCCTTCAGCTCGGAACTCGCGTACTTCCGCGCCCTGGACTCCGGGCCGGTGAACAGGGTCCACGGGTCGATGCCGGCCTTCTTCCCCTCGGGACTCAGCAGGTACCCGTTGGTGGCGGCCTCCGCGCTGACAATCCGCCGGCGGACCTCGTCCTTGAATGCGTCACGGGTGAGGGCGTCGAACCCGCCTCCCTTGTGGCCCTTGGCGCGCAGGTCCGCGATAACGGCCTGCTTCTGCATCGCCTCGGGGTTGGTGCCGTGAGCGTGCGCCCACGCGTCCTCAGGGTTCTCGCCCTCGTTCACGAGCCCCTGGTAGACGCGGTTGCGGTCCGCCTCGGACTTGGGGGTCTCCGCGTACAGGGCACGCAGCCGGGCGCTCTTGTCCTCTTCGTCGCGGCGGTCGAGCTCGTCTACAACGTTCTGGCTCCGCCGCGGGTTGTCGGCGTGCCGCCGCAGAGCCTTCGCAAGTTGCTCGTCAGTCATGCGCCGCCGCGCTTCCTCGCCGCGGGCGATCCACTCTTTCTGCCCCTGGATCCACTTCTCCTGCGGTATCCAGCCCCGCGGCTGCGAGACGGTCGGCACGTCCTCTTCCTCTTCGTCCGCAGCGGCCTTCGCGGCAGTCTGCCTGGCGGACGCCCCGACTACCTCGACTCGCGGTCCGTTCCTCGTCTGCACCGTACGCTTGTACTGACGCACGTTCACCGTCGCCAGGTCGAGCACCGCGCAGATCTCGTCCCACGACCGGGCGAACTGCTTGCTTCCCCTCGGCTGCGGCGAGTCCGGGGATGCGACGTTCGGGTCCGGCTTGCCCGCGCTCGTTCTCGCCGGGGCGTTGAGCGCCTGGTCCCCCGGTGGCTGCCGGGCGGTCGGCTTCTGCGCGTTCGCCCCCGGCCCGTATCCCGCGTTCGGGTCACGCCGTGCCGGGGCGGTTGAGTCGTCACCGTAGGAGTCCCGGTTGATCGCCGCGTAGTTCCTCGCCGCCACGTCCGCGATGTCCTTGACCAGCAGCAGGTGCCGGTTGACGCCGTCCATCGCCTGCCGTGCGCCGATGTGCCCCTCGTCGTCGTGGATGCCGTGGCGCGTCACCTGCTGGGGCGTCAGGGCGAACATGGCGGCGCGCAGGTGCCTTTGCGCGCCTTCCTCGTTCCCGGCTTCCAGGGTCTTGGCAGCGTCCCTCAGATGCACGTGGACCGGCATGTCCGGGTGGCTTTGCTGTACCTGGACGGCGAGGGCGCGCATCGACCGTGCGGTTTCCTTGCGCATCGGGGCGAGCGGGACCGGGCGTGTGCGCGCCGGGGGCTTGGCTGCCTGCGTGACTGCTGCCTTCACCGGGACCGGGCCAGTCTTTGCCTGCGCCTTGACCGCTGTAGCCGTCATGCGAACCACACCTTCACCGTCAGCCAGAGGGACAGCATGTTGTCGTGCGCCCGGCATGCCAGGGTCGAGCCTTCCGGGCCGTCGCCGCGCCGGACATGGCCCCGGTTGTCGAACCAGCAGAGCACGGCCAGAGGCCATGGCATGCACGTCATGGCTACTCCCAGCCGATTCCGGTCGGCGGCAGGTTCCCGGCGGAGACGGGGGCCATGCTGTCGTCTGCCAGGACGGGCTCAACGTGCTCCAGCGCCCCGCAATGCACTGGGACGCTCAGGCCGACCGGGTCTGAGCGGTAGACCTCCACGAGTGCCGTGCCCTCGTGAATGGCGAGGATCTTGCCGCTCAGCTTGACGAAGTCGCCCGGCTCGGGGTCTTTGATCACGGTCGCGCCTCCGTCTCGTAACCTTCGGCTTCGTCTGCCAGCTTGCGGAATTCGTTGGCCAGCCATAGCAGTTCCTCGCCGCCCGGCGCGGTACTGCCGCTGCGAACGCTCCGCTCAACGTGCTGCTTGTACTCGTCCTCGAGCGCGCGGGACCGCCTGCGCAGCGCGGCGATGACCTGAGCGCTCACGGCAGATTCCCCGACATTGTCGGCGGCTCGCCGTCGCACACGGCCGCAGCAGCGCGGCTGAGCCCGGTCACCGTCTTCTGGCCGGCAAGCCACTCGTAGCGGTACTTCACCTCGCGCGCGTCATCCAGCGCGTTGTGACTGCGGGTGCCGGGCATCGACGGCACCTGCTTCTCCCTGCCGGAACGCTCAAGTTCCTGCCGCAGGTCGTGCGTCCACATCGGGATGCCCTCGGGAAGGTCGATCATGCGGCCCCATAGCTGGCAGAGGACGACATGGTCGTAAGCGCCCCAGTCGGCCCAGAGCTGCGGGTCCGGCGCGGCGAGGATGAACGCGCCGACCTCGGCCGCGATCTGGGCGCGCGGCTTCACGCACGCATCGGCGTAGTTGAACAGCCAGCGCTTCGGCATGTCGAAGATCCACGGGCCGTGCGCCTTCGGCAGTGACGGGACGACGTTCTCCATCAGCCACGGGTTCTTGCGGATCCGCCGGATCGGCATGTCGCGGTTGACCGCGTAATACTCGCGGCCATCGTCCGCAACCAACCCGATCGAGATCAGCGCGATCGTGGACCCGTCCTCAAGGAATTCCGTGTCGTAATAGCATCGCATTCAGGCAGCCCTCGCATATCTCGCGCCGATGCTCGGCAATAGCTTTCCCCCAGGCCAGGGCGCTACCGCTCTACATCTGCACGCCAAATGCACGGAACCTGGGAACCCGATATCCGGCATCGCGGTAGCGTAGAAATTCCGGCCATTTGCGTTTTTACATTCCGGGCTCGTGCGGTTATCGAGAACCGCTTTCCACCCAAGGAGCGGCCCGTATTCCAGTGCTGCCATGTCGGTACTCATCGCCGCCTGTGCCCGGCTCCACATCGCCTGCCGGTGCAGGAAGTAGAACCGCTGCTCCCGGGTGACCTGAGCATCCATCGCGGCCGTCACCGGCTCGCCCTTCGACCGCGCCTCCTGCGCCGCGTCCGCCACCCGCTTGCTCGCCGCCACCACGTACTGCGCCCGCCGTGCCGCGTTCATCCGCGACACCTCCTCCGACGCCGCCCCGATAGTCCCGGTGACGGGGGGCGGGTTCGGCATGACGATCCTGGACAGGACCATCAGCATCCCCAGCCAGAACAGCGCCGACAGGACGCCGAGCTTGAACCGGAGTTTCAGGGTGGCCACCACGGCAGCGGCGGACGCAGCGGTAAGCAACAGCCCGGCAAGGGGAAGCGCCATCGCGGCGAGGGCAGCGGGCACAGTCGCCGGGGGAACCGTCTTCGGCGGCGGAGGCCGGCGGGGCGGAGGCTGCTGCCTGGGCTGCTGCTGAGGCGGGAGCGGAGTCGTCACAAGTCAGTCACCGACCCGATTACCCAGACGTTCGTGAGCGCGATCACCGCGTTCTCGGGTAGCGCCGGGACGCGCGTCTCCCCGGCCTGCCCGATGCCGCGGCCGTCTTCCCCGAAGATCGTCACCGGGGACGCGGCACCCTCGTACGGTCCCTCGACCTCCCAGGTGATGTTAACCGCGCCGCCGGACAGGCGTACGCCGGTCACCGGGAAGCGCTCGCCGCCGAACACGACGTGGCCGATGCCGGTCGCGGTCACTACGCCGCCACGTCCAGCGGTCCGCAGGTCCCGCAGGAGGCCGAGGCGACGTTGCCCACCGAGAGGTGCGGGCAGGAGAAGGTATGCGGGCGGCCGAGGGATGACCGGAGTGCCCGCGGCTCGCCTGCGCGGCCACTTCCCTCGATGACGCCCTCGGGTCGCTGCACAGCAACCGGCAGGCTGCTGACGACTGCACTGCCTTCGCGCCGCCACGCGGGCGACCCGATACGCAGGCTGAGCACGCCGTGCCGCAAGAGCGCGGGCATCAGCGCCGCCGTCAGGCGCTCAAGGGCCTCAGCGGGGACCGGAACCGGCTCGTCCTCGCCCTCAACGGCGAGCTCGAAGACCCGAGGCTCCGCGATCTCCCGGTCAACCAGACGCCTGATCCACGATCCCACGGTGACGCCCTCCCTGAACGCGCGCTCCTTGACGGCCTCGACGACCTCCGGCGCGAAGCGGACGCTCGTCATGCTGGCGAGGTTCTGCCCGGTGCGCTTGCGGCCGGGCCTAGCGGGCACCCGGTTCGTGGGGTCGGCGTAGAACTCGTACGCCTCGCGGTCATCCACGGGCTATGCCGCCTTGGCTGCTTCCACAGGCGCCTCGCCCGGCAGCCGTCCCGCCTCCGCCGGGTCAATGCCCGCCTTCTCGCACAGCCGGGCAAGCATCTGGTTCCCCCGCTGGACCTGGTCCATCAGGTCATGGACCACGTCGAAGGTGGCGGTGTCAGTGATCACGGCTTCACCAGCTTTCCGTTAAGCAACCGGCCGTATCAGCACTATTGTGACGCCCCTGCGGTGTGCCGTGACCCAGGCGCGCCCGGACGGCGGCGTCAGGAGTGACCGCCGCCCGGGCTGCCCAGGTGCGGCTCAGGCTGCCGGGGCCGCGGGCGCCTGGTCCTCGGGAGTGCCCTCACCGATCACGAGGCTGGTCGCCGCCGAGGAAACGACCGTGATCACGTCCGTCGCAGTCAGCGGCGGAGTGACGCTGTTGTCCGCCACGGTCACGGTCGCGGTGCCGTCGGTCCCCGCGACGCACAGGCACGAGTAGGAGTCAGCCGACGGGGTGAGGGCGAGGACGCCCGGGTTGTCGACGGACCAGGCGAGGGCGTCGGCCGTAACCGGCTGCGCCTTCGAATCGACCTCGGCGACGGAAAGCGTGACCTGCTGGGTATCGGTGAGCTGCACTGTGTTTCCCTTCTTGTCTGTCGGCGTCCCCGGGCCTTCCGGGGCCGCCTGCTGGTAGGTGAGCGAATCAAAGGCGAGGACCATGACGGCGGGGCCCTCCAGCCACGCGTAGAAGACGTTCGCCATGGCCGTCACGTCCCCGGCCGCCGCGGCGGACAGGTTCCCGTCCACCGCCATCGCGTCGATAGCGAACCGCAGCGCGGTAACGCGGTTGTCAGCGGTCACGGGACGCTCCCAGGCCCGCCCGCCCTGCCACAGTGCCCGGAGTCAAAGGTCATCGGGAACTGGTTCACTGGGCATCACCTCCCTCTTTTTGTGCGCCTTCCGGCGACAGCTCGCCCGGCTTCGCGTCCACGTCGTCCACGAGCTCGACCCGCCACGCGGCGATCGTGACGGTAACGCCGGGCATCTCGCCCCGTCTCGGGTGGACTGTGTACCCGTCGACCGTCGCGAAGTCGAACGGCTCGCCGTCGATGTAGAGGCGGGATGCGGCGCCGGCGCCTTCCCGCACGACCCGGAGCGTCTTCGCGATCTTGTACGGGGTCACTGCGCGGCCCCCGTGCCCCGCCGCGCCCTGGCCCGGTGGGAGGGTGACGGCGCCGCGGCGGCCTTCGGGGCAGGCAACGGCCGCCATTCCGCCGCGACCGCCTCAAGGTAAGCGGCACCTAGCGCCGCGGTAAGCTGCGCGTCCCTGCCCGCGAGGCCGCCCGCAGTCGCCGGGACAGGCTTCCCGTCCTCGTCCGTGACGTTCCACGAGATCAGCGAACGGCCGAGCGCCTCAGTCACGGACGCGGCATCCCGCATCATCCCCATCGGCGTGCGCCGCGCCGTGACCTCAAGGCCTGCGTACCTCGTGCCGGAGAAGTCCAGCTTGAGCGGTTCCCGGCCCGAGAGGAACGAGCCCGGCGCGAAAATGCTTGTGCTCACCGTCCTCCCGTCCTCTCGTCTCGCTCGGACTTGGCGAGCCTCCGCAGAAGCTCGTCGTTCTGGTCCATGAAAGCGGCCAGCTGTGCACGGAACCGAGGGTCAACCTCCCCGGCGAAGTCGTGACCGGCGTCGAACCGGGCGAAGACCGCGGCCGGGTCCTCGTCGTCCTCGTAGAAGCCCGCAGCTTCCTCCGGGGTCACCGTGAACTCTTCTCGCCCAGCATCCCGGACGCGTGCCACAGCCGCTCCGCCGCGCGGAACCGCTTGCGGTCAACCAGCCAGATAGCGGCGCCGTCGGCAGCGCGCGTCACGGCCAGCCGGGCGCGGACGCGGCGGGGCAGCGGAGTGCGCAGGCGCGGTTGCCTGTCCGCGACAGCACCGAGGGCCTCCGCGAACTGCTCAAGCTGGCGCTCCGGCAGGCGACCCGGCGGTATCAACTGGTCGCCGGGGCTCAGGAAGGCGGGAACTGCGTCACTATCCCGGGTGCCTCGCAGGATCATCCCGCCGCGCGCGAAACGGGTCACTTCCCCAGCCTCCCGTTCAGCCCGAGGGACGACGGTACCGGCGGAGGAGACGGTGCCCCGGTCGGCGGCGGGGGGATGTTCACGCCGCCCCGCGCCGCTGCCTGCTGCGCGATCGCCGTCCCCGCCGACGCGAGACCCGACATGGCGCCCAGCGACCCCGCCACGTCCGGCGGCATCCCCGGCGGCGGGTTAGCCGTCATCTGCTCCGTCCGCTGCGAGATGGTGTCCTTCAGCGCCTTGTGGACCTGGTCGACGTCGAGCTGCAGGACGCTCGCCATCCGCTCCGTCAAAAGGTCTACGACGCCGATCGGGATGTGAAGTGCGGGGGCCGCCACAATCTGCCCGAACAGGGTCATCAGGAGCTGCACCTGCTCGTCCTGGAGCGGGCCGAAGACCGCCTTCGGGAATGCGGCGCTGGCGCCGAAGTTGAGCATCACCAGGGGGCGGAGTACGTCATACGAGAGGGACTCGGCTATCTCCTTCGCCACCGCCTGGCGGGACTTGAGGAAGAAGTCGCTCTGGTCCTGAGACAACGCATAGGAACCCTTGCCTCCGGTGGCGACACCCGTCAGGCCGAGGAAGCCGGCGAGGACGGACATGATCTGCCAGTTCTCGAGGAAGTTCAGGCAGTCGGTGAAGAACGCGCCGGCGTCGGGGCTCTGGATCGACTCGAACATCTTCTGGCCCTCGATGGGGTGCGGGAGTCCCACGATCCCGGACGCCTTGAGCTGAGAGATGTCGTCAGCGTTGCGAGTTGCCTCGGGCTGATCATTTCCGTACACAATCAAACGGGGCATTGACTGTGATTCCAAGAAATTCAACCACAAGTACAAGATTTTCAACTTCGTTTCGTACACCCAGTAAGCCGTTGACATCTCGCTGAGACCAGTCAGCGGCTCGCGGTGCTTGCCGTGGGTGTACACGTAGCTGCGGATCTTCGGAACATCTACGTAGCCGGGAACCTTCTGCTTGCTGCTCAGCATCAGGTTCCCGCCGAACAGCCACACCTGCTGGCGGAAGCCGTTCGGCTCCGCGGTCCGGTCGTTGTACCTCGCCTGGCAGGTGGCGGGCGGGCGGTAAGCGATCTTCCGGTAGATGACCTTGCCGTCTGCCTCGCGGATTCCCCAGACTTTCTCGAAGAAGGCTCTCTTAAAGATTTGCCCGGTACAAACCTGGCCGATCAGCTCAGTGACCGGCGTGGCCATGCCGCCGTCCGTATCGGGGGTCATCAAAACCGAGCGGCAGAACTCGGCCTCCCCGTTGTCGCCGAGCGACTTCTCGATGCTGAAGTCCGCCTGGCGGATAGGGAGGGTGAGGACGTTCTCAAGCGACGCGCAGACGCCGTCGCGAGACAACATCGTCGCCATGTCACGAGACGACCACTCTCCGTAGTCAAAGACATCCCCGGCGCCGTTGACTAGTAGTAGGCGAACAAACGCTGTCCGTAATCAAATTGCGTACCGATCTCGGCGCCCAGAAGCGCACTCCTGCCGCCAGGGCCCTTGGAGCCCTTCGGGGGGAGGTCGGGGAAGTCGATGATCTTCGCGGAGCGAGTGTCGACCATACCCAAGCATCACCTCCCGCCCGCCGCTAGCTCGTGCATCTGCACGCGCGTCCGCAAGAGCTGGATGCACGTGCAGCTGATGAGCCAACGATACAGGCGAGACGGGTGAGGGCATAGCGAAGGGCCAGGGACGCGCGTCCGTGGCCCTTCGCGCCGAAGCTGGGCGGTCAGGCTTCCCTGGCCTCCCTCTCCGCCCGCTCGCGCTCGCGCCGGCGCTGCTGCCCGGCCCTCATGTTCTCCAGCGCCTGCTCGTTACGCCAGCCAGTGCCCGCGGCATTCGTGTTGCCCTTCAGGCTGTCGCCGATCTGCTCGCGCTGCTCGGCAGGCATGGGGCCACGCGCCTCCGCTGCGGCCTTCTTCTGCTCGGACATCTTGGCGCGCGACTCCGGCGTGTGCCTGCGCCCGGTAGAGGCCGCCCGGATCTTCTCGATAGCTTCCGGCGTGTGCTTGTCATATCCGCCGTGGCACTTCTTGCACAGCGGGACGTAGTTCATGACGTCATCAGGGTCGGTGTCGTGAACGTGCGCCCAGTCATGGGCTTGCTTGTCGATGCCGGCCCGGGTGCACTGGATGCACTTCCGGAGCTTCGCCTCGCCGCGCTCGGCGACGTTCCGCCGGTGGCGGCGCTGGTACTCCCTCTCCTCGTCTGGTGTCCTGGCCATCAGGCGTCATCCTCGAGGAGGGCGGTCGGGGTCAGGCTGACCGCCAACACTTTGCCGTCGTCCGGGCCGCCGAGGACGCTGACGAACAGGGTCATGCAGTCGCGGAAGCTGCCTACGGCGCCTTCCCGGTTGAACCGCCCGTCCGCCTCGATCGCGTCCTCGATCAGGCCGAGCAGGTCGGCCATCGCCTGGACGTGCGCGGTACTGTCTTGCATGGTTCGTCTCCTAGTGCTCATAGGCGGCGGGCAAGTCCCTCGGGCGGTGCATCATCACCGTTCCGGGGGGCGTGAAAACCTTGCCCCTCGAACGCCAATTCTATCAGACTGTCACGTCTTAGCGCGTGCGGACACCGGACATCCGCTATCATTCGGTCATGGATCGATGTCCGACATGCCACGGGCCGGTGCCGCCGCTGAAGACGTGCCCCGGCTGCGGGAATGAGTTCTACCGCACCGAGGCGGGCCGGTCGGATACCGAGTGCTGCTCGCAGCGGTGCGCGGCGCGGGTCCGCAAGCGCAGGCAGCGAAAGAGGGAGGCGGCGGCGGGATGACATGGGACATGAGCAGGCGAGACGGCCCGTTCTGCGAGGGATGCGAGGCTGTCCACGTAGCCGGCCGCGCCTGCCCCGGGTGCGGGACCAAGACGTGCCGCCGGTGCGGGTGGTGCTGCGAGCACGCGGACTGGACGGTGACGCCCGACCCGAGCGAGGACGCGCCCGTGGTGACCAGCAACCGGCGGAAGCAGCGGGAGGAGCGGTAATGCCGCAGCACGAGCTAACGAAGGACGGCGCCACCTGGTTCTGGTTCCCTGGCAAGGCGGAAGGGGACGAGCCGTTCGCCGGCTTCTGGGTGCCGAATATCCAGTGCGACGGCTACATCCCGGCCATTGACGGGATCGGCTTCAGCACCGAGGCGCAGTGCCAGGCGTGGATCGACGAGGCCGTGAAGGCAGCACCAGGCCAGCTGGCGGCAGTTGCCGCCCGTCCCGGCTACGGGCGCGGCGGGCAGACGCAGTCGCGGGCGGTGCACACGGCGGTGCAGGAGATCCTCGACCTGACCAGCCACGGCACGGACCTCGTCAAGAGCCATGAGTTCTTCCGGGTGCTGCGCGACCTGTACCTGGCGGGAAAGGCGGCGGGATGACGGCGCGCGAGAACTGGGAGCGCGAGATAGCGCGGCTCTGGCCTGAGATCCTGCGCAGTCCTGCCGCCTACGCGGCAGTCGGCCTGGCAGAGCAGGTGTTCGCCGAGTACGACGCCGACCTGAAGGGAACGCGGGAGACGGTGACAGACCTGGCGGAGAAGTGCCCTCTGCTCGCCAGCTCCGGGTCTAAGGTCAGCGTGCACGCGGGAACACGGGTCGACTGCCCTGTCTGCGGTTACGGTGACACGCCATGACAAGTCACGAGGAACCACTGCCGCCCATGCCGCCAGGATGGATGCCCGCTACCGAGGAGCAGGTGGCCGCCCTCCGCGAGGGCATCAACAGGGAGATGCTGCCGGTTGGCCTTGACCTTGCCTGGCTGGCCGTGAACGGTGCGCTCGCGGGGGTCGCGGAGATCATCGCCGAGCGGAGGCGGCAGGTTGAGCAGCAGGACGAGGTGCTCGGCAAGCCCAGTCTGCCTGACGCCGCCGAGGCGGAACTGTACTTCGGGGACTACGCCAAGGCCGCCGCGCTGCTCGCCGCCGAGATCGACAGGATGACGGCGGCCGAGGAGGAACAGCGATGACGTGGAGCCTGGACTTCGCCCGCGACCCGGCGCGCGTAGCCGCCCTGTCGGAGCCGTCGGCACTGCCCCGCTGGGACGGCATCGGGTCATCCGAGGGCATGGGAACCGAACCGCGCCTGGTGCGCGCAGGTGCCCGGTTCACCGGCGGGCCGGGCCGGGAACGGGAAGCGGCCGAGGCGTGGGCGTTCGAGATGAAGGCGTACTTCAAGCGGGGCGTCGGGGAGCAGCCCCAGGTCACCTACGCGAACGGCACCTACACGGTTATCGGCCTGATCCAGACGACGCATCCCGGCGACCGTCCCCGCGCGGACGGGATCGTGTGGTTCACATGACCCGTGGGCAACCGTGAAGGCCGGGCGTGATTCCCAGGCCGGGCGCTGGCTCTGGCGCCACCTGCCGCACCGCCACCGCGGCGGAACCGGAGGTGCCAGCGTAACCCACCCGTTCTTCGAGCGGTTCCCTGATCCCCAGGCCTCGGTTCCCCGTTCCGTGAGCGGGCACCTTGCCTGGACGGCAGGAGACGCCGTAGCCGAGTGCGGTTCGGAAGCCGTAGTGACCGCGGACGGCGACCTTCACGCACTGCGCCCGGTTCACCTTGTCGCCGTGGACGACATGGCCTCGTTCGCGGTGGCCCTGGAACTGTCTCCGGAAGCGGCGGAGGCACTGGCCGCGCGCCTCGCGGACGCGGCCCGGGCGGTGCGGGAGCGCCTGTCGTGACCGCCGGCAGGGAATGCTGCGGCCTGCCGATGAGCACCCTGGACATATTCGGCATCCGGCTTTACCGGTGCATGTACCGCGGTCATCACCCGCTGGTCTTCCGGAACCTGGGCACGGGCGAGGAACTCACCGAGAGCTACGACGACGGCAGAGACGGCGGGCTGGAGTGGACGTCGCACTACGGCAGTGACAAGTGAGGGGGATTGGCGATGAGACTGGGCAAAGCGCGCCGGCGACCGCTGGAAGCACACGCGTGCCGCAGGTGCGGGGCAGAAGCAGGGCAGCCGTGCGTGACAGCATCCGGAAGGGCTGCGGACTGGCCGCATGCCGAGCGGTACAACGACGCCGATAAGGCGGCCGGGCGGGTGCGCGCTCCGCTCATGGAGGGCGCGAGACTACCCTCTACCGCCAGCTCCTGACATTTCCCCGCACCGGCAGGTCCCGGTCATCGGCAGGAGCGAAGCCGTCGAGCCCGTCCAGTCCCCACGGGGCGTCCTCGGGGACATCGGCCGCGCGGCCCTGGATTTCGCGCATGCGGCGGTGGGCTTTCGTTTCCTCGGCCACGCCCATGTCGGCGAGGTCGGCTGAGCCGGCCCACTTCCGCACGCTGCCCGGTGAGGCGTCGCCGAGGTGCGGGACGAAGCTTTGCACCACGGCATCGCCGTCGTCCGTTGACCTGCCCAAACGCTTGTAAATGTCCTCTTTGCGCTCAACCTGGATCTTGCCGCCGGAGGTGACCTTCCACTGCGGTGCCGAAAGGTCGCCTAGGAGCATCTCGTCGTCCGGGAAGCAGATGTCCGGGTCGCTAGACGGGTCAAGCGCCTGCCTCATCGTCCACCACGCCTCACTCCGGCGGTTCGCGAAGCCGAACTCCCTTGTGCTGTCTTTTGCCTTGGACCCGCGGGAGGCGTTGAACGCCAGCACCTTCATGTGCAACTCCCGCAGCCGGTCAACCACGCCCGCACCGATACCGATCACGTCGACTACCGCGGTGTAGGAGTCGTCGGCCTCGAGGATGCCCTTCACGCGCCCGGTGGTCTGCATCGTGTCTTCCTTCACCGACCGGCGCAGCTCGGTGATGACGGGGCCGTTGCGGAGGGCGAGGACGGTGCGGTCCTGGCCGGTGCGGGCCACATCCACCCCGACGACACGGGGCCTGCCCGCGTTCGGCCGCCCGGCCTCGTCCCAGGCGTGCCAGCGGGCTACCGCCGCCTCCGCCCACGCGAGCGGGATGACCGAGTCCTCGTCGCTGGCGTAGAACTCGCCCAGGACGCGGTTCTGGTAGATCGCCGACGCGGTACCCCACTGCCGGGCGCGCTGCTCCGCCCACTCTTCGGTGATGCGGCCCGCGTCCATGGCGTCGTCGAGCGTGACGTGGACCGGGTGCCAGTCCTCGTAGCCGGGGCGGCGGGTGCAGATGTCGTAGAAGCGGCCCTGCGGCTGGCCAGGCGTGGACAGCGCCAGGGCGAACGCCTCGGTGCCGCCCTCGCCGGAACTGGAGAACGCGCCCTCGCATGCGTCGAACGTGCCCGAGGGGATGGCCTTGGCCTCGTCGTATACGAACATCAGCGAGTCGGCGTGAGCGCCCTCGATCAGGGCCGCGTTAGCCGACGCGGCAGCGAAGGCGGCACCGTGGGCAAGCTTGAGGTTGATGTTCTGCAGCTCGTTGGCCCGGGAGAACGGGCGGCCGTCGCGGACCTTGTCCCAGCGGAGCTTCCCGGCCCACTTGTGGATCTCAGGCCAGGTGTATGCAGTCAACTGGTGCCATGACCCGGCGGTCGTGACGACTTTCCAGTCCACCCCGGCCGCGTCCCGCGTCAGGGCGAACCACAGGACGGCTATCGCAGCCTGAGAACTTTTCCCCAATCCATGGGGGCCCCGGACGGCCTCGCGCTTGCGCTCCGGGAGCGAGCCGAGGATCTCTTCCTGGTAGACCGTCAGGCCGTCGCCGCTACCCCAGTCGATGCAGTCATGCGCGAATCCGACCGGGTCGTCGTAGTACCGGGTGATCCCGTGCTTGATCTTCGCAGCGCGGCGCTGGAGCTCCAGCAGGTACCGCAGGCGGTCAGGGGGTGCCTGAACCAGCGGGGTCATTGCGGGCCAGCTGGGACTCAAGGTCAGCAATCTGAGACTCGACCATGTCGGCCGTGATCACCTCGACGCGGGACTTGGCGGGGGCGTCGTAGCCGTGCATCCTGGCCCGCCGCTCGATCAGCCGCAGGATCGTGACGCTGTGCACCGCGATCGGCCCGTCGTCGAGGACGTCCTCGAACACCGGGATCGGGTTGCCGTCCGCGTCCAGCTTCTCGATGCCGTCCTCGTGGCGCTCCACCCCGGTGAACCGGCGGACTACCCGGCCGTTGGAGACGGCGACGTGCTGCCGTTCCAGGGCTTCCCAGTTCTTCTCGATCAGCCGGTCGAGGCGCTCGAAGTCAATGCGCTTGGCCTGCTCCGCGCCGGGGGTGACGATCATCTCGTAGGCGCGGTCGATGGCCTCGCTGACCTTGCCGCGTGACGCGAACCCGAGCTCGGCGGCGATCCGCTCGTGGGTCCAGCCCTGCCCGTGGAGCTCAGCGGCGCGCATATCGCGGGCCGCCGATGCCGGGGTGCGGCGGAACTGGCCGTTGGCGCCGCGTGTTCCCCCGGTCATGGTGTTCCCCCGGTTAGGCTCGAACCCCGGGCCATCTACATCTTCTCCCGCTTCAGCGTCTTGGGGGCACGGCGGACGGCAGCAGCAGGCTCCCCTTCTGCGCTGCCGTCCGCCGCTGGCTGCACCTCAGGGGGCGGTGCGGGTGCAGCCGGGGGGATGGACCTGGATGCGGCCAGCATGTCCGCGAGGGCGTCAAGGCCGGCATGCGTTGCCTCGGCCGAGGTTCTTGCGTCCCTGACGTCGATGCGGGTCGCCGCGGCCTGCTCGCGGAGGTGCGTGGCGTGCCCGGCGAGGGCTTCCTCAAGGCGGGCTACGGATGCCTCGATCTGGTTGAGCTGGTCGGTTCTGCGGCTCACTTGCTGTCCCCTTCAGGCGACGGAGTGACGGCCTGGCGGATGGCGGCGAGCTCGGCAAGCATCGTCATCTGCTGCTTCTGGAGGGTGAGGAGCTCCTCGCCCTGCTGCTTCAGGGCGTCGGTGTTGCCCTCGGTGTGCAGGGCGACTTCCCCGGCTATCCGGTCCCCGCGGTTCGCGGCGATCTGGAGGATGACGCCCTGGACGCTGGCGAGGAACGACAGGCCGAGGTTGAGGCGGAGCTCGCCGGGGTCGGTGACCAGGGTGATCCACAAGATGATGCCGATGATGATGGCGAACAGGAGCGTCCAGGTGCCGAAGATTGCTTTGAGGCCGTCCGCCGCGCGCTCGCCGAGGGTGAGGGCGCTGCCGCTGCGCACCGCAGGGTGCCTTGCCCACAGGTGGCCGCCTGGCTTCACCATCGCCGCCGCCTTCTCACAGCCACAACCCGGCTAGTCCGCACGCCGCGCCCGTGACGAGCAGCAGCCCGAACGTCTCCACGACGGCCAGAGCGCCCTTCTCCGGCCTCAGCCAGGAGATAACCGCGGCCACGGCGGCGCAGAGCGCCAGGGCGGCAGTGAGGGCCGCTGATCCGCTGCTGAAGCTGTACGGGACGGCCGGGAGCGCGCAACCGGCTAGGCTCGCGATGCCGATGGCGACCGCCGGGAGCCAGCCTGAGCTTGAGTCGCTGATCCTCTGTCCGTTCGCCATGCTGAACAACTCGGCGATTCCACCGGAGAGCGCTGCGGCCCAGACGGCGTGCGCGGGCTGGTGACTGACGATCATGCCGGCGATGACGCCGAGAACGATCCCCAGGCCGTCGGCCGCGCCGAACGTGGCCACGCGCTTTAGGTCAGCGCGGGCAGTGACGGCGGCGGCGTTCATGTCCCCTATGATGCCGCATGCACGTGCATCTGCACACGCACGCACCGCGCAGGTCAGGAGAGGAAGCGATGACGCCGCACGAGATCGAGAACGCGTTCACCTACCACCCGCCGAAGGGCGACCAGGCACAGCGGTACGAGAAGATCAGGTACCACGGCAAGACCTTCGCCCAGGTCATCGACGAGGAAGTACCAGACGGGCCGGAGAAGGACACTGCAGTCCTGCGGCTGCGCGAGGCGGTCATGTGGGCTAACGCGGCTATCGCGTGCGGCGAGTGACGCCCCGCTACTCGTCCTCGAGCGCCTCGCGGGCGCGGGTGATCCGGTCCTCAAGCCGCGCAAGCCTCGCCGACGCCTGCCCGTCCAGCTCCCCGGCTGTCATACCCGGCACCGCGGCGAGCAGGTCAGCGAGCGTCACGCCGAAGAGGCAGGCGAAGGCTGCGGCCTCGTTAAGGCGGAGCGGTCGCTGGCCTGCCTCGGTTTTCGCGATCGACGTCTGGTGGAAGTCGTACCCGTAGGCGTCCATGCGGCGTGCGGTTTCCTCCTGGGACCAGCGGCGGGCCTCCCGCAGCCTGCGCAGTTCCCGGCCCGCGGCCTCTTCCGGCGAGCACTGGTCAGTCGCCAGCATGGCTGCTCCAGTCGATCGGGCCGGGCGGCGTGATGCTGGCCTCGTCGTAAAGCTCCTGCGCGCGCAGCGGGTCAAGGACCGGCTCGCCGTTCAGCGCGGCCTCGCGCCTGTAGCAGTGCCAGCCGGTTACCCTCGGCAGCGGGTCGTTGACCTTGACCGCCGTGTAGTAGCTGGTGACCTGGAGGACGCCGTCGGGGAGAACGCGCGTCTCCACTTCGGTGAAGCTGCCGGGGGTTGAGAGCGTCCTGACGGTGCCCTCGATCTCCGCCTTCGCCTTCACTACCTCGCCTGCCGCTACCGGCCGGTAGTCCTCCCCGCCAGTGTCGTGCACCGCCCGGACGGACAGGCTGACCTCGGCTAGCGCGGCGTCGGCTGATGCCTGGTCGGCGAACGGGATACGGATCTCGGTGACCTTCTGAAACCTGTCCTCCTCGCCGATCCACAGGCGCGGCGGCTTCTTGAACTCGTCATCGATCAGCACGTCGAATACGCGGCCAAGGCGGATGACGATCTCGTGCGGTGCCATAACGAGACCTCGATCGGCTCGGAGTAGGAAACTGGGTACTGCGCCGGGTAGCACTCCGGGTGCCCGCAGACACGTCGTTCCCCGTTCACCGGGGGCACTACGTTCGGCGGTCTCGTCTCAGTCCAGGAATGCCCGCACGCGGACTGCACCCCGATCCGTATCTTCCGGCCTAGCGGCTCAGGCGCGGTCACGGGCGCCTACTCCGCTGTCAGAGGTGCCGCCGTGAGTTTCCTGGCCCAGGCAGCCCTCTACGTGCACGGAGCACTCCCCGAAGTCCGCGTCGGGGAACGACGTGTTCCAGCCGAACGGCTCAAGGCCTGCGGCCGAGCGCATCTCGCTCACGATCCCCTGGAGCCTGCCGCCGAGGCCGATGGTCATTCTGTTGTGCTGTGAGACGTGCAAGATGTGGCGCGTCCAGCGGTCGACGTCGTTCTCCCAGTCGGGAGGCATCCGGTCAGCCATCAGTAGCCGCCCGCTTCCTGGTCGTACCGGATGACTGCGGGCCGGTCAGTACGCTGCGGCAGCCATGCCGTCGCGCTGGCGTCAACCGGCCCGGCCTCATCGTGGGCGCGCTCGTAGTCGGCGTCCCCCAGGTACCACAGGCGGCACCCCCGGTTGTCCTGGCGGAACACGATGCCGACGCGTTCCTCGAAGGTGAACCGGACACTCATGGCCCTGGGTGCGCCGCGGGGGTCGATGCGGTCAGCGGCGTACCGCAGCCTGCGGGCGATGAAGGCGCGGAGGCTCACCGTGGCCTCCTCAGCCCGCGGAACGGGCGCACGACTCTGCTGCCGTCAGCCCGCTCAACCAGCACGTTACGGGGGCCGCCGCCCGGCCCCCAGCGGGTGATCACCCGGACAGGCTCGCCGCGCTCAAGGTAGATGGTGCCGGTGATCAGGTCCGGCCGCCTGCCGTACATCCGCCGCTGCACGTCCTCGATCACGTCGTCGCCGGTCCTCTCACGGAGCCGCTTAGCGGCCGGGGTACCCAGGGACGAGGCTTCGATCAGGTCCCTGATGCGCTGCAGTCCCGGGTCGCTGTCGTCAGCCATCGCGCACCTCGGTTTCATGCCAGTACATGCGCTCATGGTCGGCCATCCCGTCCTGGAACGGCGCGGACTTCGGGCAGTCCGGCGCGTGGGGGCCTAGCTGGCGGGTACCGCAGCACTTGCGCGAGCCGTTGTCCTCTTCGCAGGCCTCGCGGGCACCGACCACGCCGGCCCACGTGCGGCCGGGCTCCACGTCCGGGCCCTGGGCATAGCCGTACGCACCCCCGCCCCCGGCGAAGCCCCCGCCGCCGCCAGGAGGCCACTCCCACCTGGTGATCGCGGCGCAGTCGGCGGGAATCACCCAGTGACCGTTCGGCTCGATCTCCGCCGACGCCTCGGTGCCATCCTTGCGCCGGTAGTGGATGATGCCCGCTGTAGTGCTCACCGTCTCCGTTCCTCTCTTGACGTCCGTCTCGGCTGGTTCCTCATGAGGCGCTCGAAGTGCACGGCGGGCTCGTACTGCCAGTCCTGCGGCAGCCTCGTCCCGCCGGAGCGCACGATGCAGTTGTCGAGTTGCGTGAACAGCCTGACCACCTCGTTCGCGTTGTCCTCGCTGCCTGCCAGCTCCCGCATCTTCTCAAGCGCGTCGTCTGGGTTGAAAGCCGCTAGCGGGTCGTCGTCAGCAGGCGGCCGACGTTCGAGTTGGATGAAGTCTCCGCGCTCCGCCGCCTCGCCGAAGGTGATCATGCGCCCGGTTTCCCCTGCCTGGTCCTCAGTCATCGCGCACGGTTCCCTCCGCTATCGGCCCGTCATCGGCGGTGATCCGCCACTGCCCGCGTTCCATCCCTGGCACGACCACGACCGGGATCTGCGGCTTCGCAACGTCCTCGCCTGTCACTACCGCGAGGTGCGGCGTGAACTCGTCGCGCTCCGGCACGTACAGGTCGCGTAGCGGGGTCACCACCGAGGGATGGCACTCCAGGCGCATGCCGGCAGGCAAGGCCAGCGGCCACAAGGAATCGCGGGCCGCCTGGTCGAGGCGCTCGGCCAGCGCGGTCGCGTCGGCGTCGCGCTGGCACCAGCCGGGGCACACCATCAGGAACGTCTTGCCGGGCACCGGGGAGCCGTGCGGGGCGTGCGCCTCGGGGTTGCCGCACAGGGGCTCACGCCTTCCCATCGGTGCCGCCCTCTCCCGGAAACCGGACCACCCCGGCGTCAAGCAGGTTGTCATCGAGGGAGAGCGAGGGGTCCCAGCAGATCAGGGTGCAGCCGTTCCTGTTCCCGCAGAACGCCTGGTCGCCGAAGGAGAATAGGGGCGGCTGGCCGCACAGGGGACAGCCGGGGGTCAGGGGCTCATCCATCAAGCTCACCGGGTCTGTCGACAATCCATGTGCAGTTCGGGTACATGCCGATCGCCGACTCTTCCCAGCCGGTTGACTTACCGTCCGCGTCCACGTTCTCCAGCCGGGCCATCAGCGAGCCGTCGCAGTCCTGGTCGTATCCGGTCACCCGGAACACCATGGCCACGTAGGTGCCGACGGGGACGGGCTCTACCGGGTCGCGCCGGGGCGTCATGGCGCGGAGGCCGGGTACGGGCTCAAGCCGGAAGTTTTCCCTGGTGGAGACGTCAGGGACGCGCCGTATCGCCATGATCTGCCCCCTTGCCGCTCAGGTCTTCCCCGCCGTGCTCCACGCTCTCGGCGTTAGCTTCCTCGAACGTGTACCCGGCGTAGACCAGGCCCGCGTCGAGGTCGTCGAGCAGCCTGGCGGCATCCGCCCGCGCCTCCTGTACGGCCCACTTCACCCACCACTCGATGTACTGGTCGCGGGTCATGTCGGTGGCGATCCAGCGGTCAGTGCCCGTGCTAAACACGGCGTACAGGCCGTCAGGCTGCTTTATGACCGAGCGGCCCATCAGTGCCCTGCCTCCTCTGCTTGCGTCTCCGTGACCCGCAGGAACTCGTCCCGCCTCATGAGCCGGAACCCGAACGTCACGGTGAACTGGAGCGGCGGGGGCGGCTCGATCACGCGCGGGTCGGGCGTAATCGGGAAGCCGCCGTAATTGATGTCGTCGCTGCCCGGCCAGTGCCCCTGCGGGTAGTCGCACAGCAGGCGGGCCGCGTCGGGCTCGCTGACCGTGTACTCGACCTTGCGGCCGTCCTTCAGGTGCAGCACCAGGGAAGCACTCTCTACCGGGCACTCCTCGCGGGGCCAGGTGAAAGGATCACGTCGCACTGGCATCTCCTGTCGCGGGCTCGGCGTCTTCCGTCCACGTCACAGCCAGCACCGGGACGGGAGACAGGAGCTGGACGATCCGGTCAAGGTCGTCAAACATCAGGCCGCGCGTGCCCGGCGGGTAGTAGGCGCGCTCCTGCCACTCGCCGACTGTCAGCGGCATCGGGATAGTCAGCCCCAGTTCCCTCGCCAGCCGCATGACCTGCCCGGCCCGGCGCGTGTCCGTGCAGACGATATAGGCACCCGCCTCGGCCGCGCGGCGGATAAGCTCCGTGGTCTTGCCGCCCGCCTGCCCGCGGACGATGATCTCCGTCATGCGGCCTCCCTCCATCGTCGTAGCGCTAACCGGCACTGTCCGGATAGCTTCCCCCATCGTCAGTGACGGGCCGGCTCGCATGGCGGCCTCTAGGCAGTCAAGGACGGAGGGGCCGTTCCGGGTCACCTGCTCGCCGCTCACCATGCCGAGATCTCGATCTTGCCGGACACCCTGTCGCCTGGGCTCACAGGGTGACCGCCCACTACCCTCACGCCGTCGGGCACAAGGTAAAGCCACTCGGTGCCGTCCTCGCTGACGCCCGGCACCACCCTGTCCTCCGTTCCGTCGTCGCGCACGATGACGAGGTGAAGTCCTGTTCTCATGATGGCCCCGACGGCAAGCCTGTGCTGCATCTGCTTCTGCCGGATCGCCTCGTGGACCTTAGCCAGCTTCTCCTGCCATGCCTCGTGCTCGGCCTGCACGCGGCGGAAGTCGGCTACCTCGTCGTCGGTTAGCTCGGCGTTCGGCTCGAAGTCGTCGTCGTCTTCCCACTCCCGCAGGTCCTCGCGGAACATGACGGAGTAGAACGGGTACTTCTCGTACTCGCTGACGTTCACCTTCACGGTCATGCGTCCTCCCACTCTCCCGCGATGATGCCGAGCATCCGGACTACCTTGGCGTCGCGCCCGCAGTCGCACGGCTTGCCCGCCCGCTCAGGGTCAGAGCAGCCCGAGCCGGGCGGACCTGTCGGGCCGCCGATCAGGCCCGCACCCTCCCGCGCCTGGGAGCAGGCGAAGAAGTATCCGTCGCCGTCCAGGTGCTCCTCGGCGAGGATCTCGGCTACGAGGTCACGGGTGGCCCTGGCAGCCTGAAGGCGGCGCTTGGGGTCGTTGCGGGCGATGTGATCGGCTACGGCAGTGCCGGGCGTGTCCGCGACTGCCAGGTCCGGCCCCCTGTTGCCGTGGACGACGGCCCGGAGGTCGTCACCGAGAACGCGCCACGGTCCGCGGCGCTTGCGGGCCGCCCGTTCGGCGACTGCCAGGTCCTCGGCTACGTGCTCGCCGATGACAGTGGCCAGCTCAGCTACGCGGGCAGTCAGGTCCGTGGTCACCAGAACCGCTTCCCTCCGCTGGCGACGAACGCCTCACCCCAGCAGCTATCGCACAGCCGCTGATCCGCTCTCCGCGTCCCGACGGTAGCCTCGTACGGCTTCCCGCACTCGCCGCAGGTGACCTGAACACGGGGCAGCCGGGCTTCCCTGCGTGCCCGTGCCCGTGCCTTCCGCGTCTCGTTCCGCTCCACCCACGGGCCGCCGGGTGACATCCGGGCAGCACCGCACGGGCAGCGCTCCACGTAGTCCGGCCCGAACCGTCCCCGTGTCCGGGTGCGGCAGCGGTGCCACGGCAGCGGCAGGCGCGCGTCGTTCCACATGACGCCGCCCAGGGACTCGATGTAGTCGCCGTCGTTCTCGAAGGTGCGGACCCATTCCGCGCTCACGAGATCCCTTCCTTCCTGGCGAGGTACTGCGCCCGCTGCTCCCCGTAGACCTTCTTCACCAGGGCGAGGTCCCAGCCTTCCACGGTCAGGTGCGCCTCTCCGGGGACCTCCTGCTGGTACGCCCGTCCCCAGCGGTGCTCAACGTGCTTCTCGTTCCCGTCGAAGTCGCGCAGGTCGCCGGCTTCGACGTACGGGTTCGCCTCCCGGTCGCTTTCGGGCTGGTCGCCGCGCCACATCAGCCGGTACCACGTCCGCACCTCAACAGGGCCGTCGTGAAGCTCAAGCTCCGTCACGTCCTCGCCGAGCTTGTATGATTCCGCGTCCTCTTCGCGGGCGAACGCGTGCAGGATCCGGAAGGACGAGTACTCGCCTGCCGTAGCCAGGTAGACCTTCACCGCTCGCCCCGTTCCGCGTTAGTGTCCCGGCCCTCGCACCGCTCGTGACCTGATCCGGTATGGATAAGGACGGTCACCGGGCGCTGGCCGCCGCCGAATACGAACTCGAACAGGTGCGACTCGTTGACCGGCAGGCCGCAGTGAACGCAGTCGCCTGCCGGAAAGAGCGTGAGCCCCCCGCGCCCGTTGCCCAGGACTTCGCGGATGAATGCCCGCTCGTCCTCGGTGCCGCCTTCAAGGTCGAACCCGCCGCTACTAGCGATGCGCTCAATGTCCGGGGTGGGGTCAAAGCCCCACTTCCGGCGGAACGCCTCAGCCGCCTGCTCAAATTCGCTCACTGCTGATCGCTCTCTCCGGGGATAGTGACGCTGACGGACCCTGCACCCGTGCGGGTGCAGGCGGGGCAGATGCCGTGGAACCTGCCCGGCACTTCCGGATCGGGAACCGAGGAAGGCTTCCCGTCGATGTCCCGCCACTCGTGGCCGCCGCTCATAGTCCCGCACAGCGGGCACGGCAGCCAGAAGAACCCTGCGAGCGAGGCGTAGGCCCGGTGCACCTGCCGCCAGCGTTCAGGTATGAGCAGGCCGATCCGGATCAGCGCGGTCGTGCTCATGCCAGCCTCAGCTCAAGGTCGGCGCGCTCGCAGAACTCCTCAAGGGAGATCACGCCGCCGTCTTGCTCGTCCGTCTCGAACTCGGCGACTCTCTCCGGGTTGCTGTCGAGCCATTCGCCGTCAGCTGTGCGCCTGATCTCAGCGGAGCCGAAGCTGTGACGGTAGCGGAGGTAGTACTGGGTGCCGTCCGCGCCCCACGCGTCCCACTGTGCCGGGCAGGCGAAGCAGGTCTGCTCTGCGCGGACGATTACCGGGCGGGCACTGGCCGGCCCTGCCTCCCCGATGATCTGCTCGAATTTCAGCCGCTCCAGCCGGGTGACGATAGCGTCCGTGCCGAAGCCGTCAGCGGTGATGTAGTTCACGAACTGCCGGATCTTCCGGCGGTCGGCGTCGTTCACGCACTCGGCTCCCTGTCTGCAAGGTGGGTGACGATAAGCGCGGGCGGCAACCCGGCAAGTGGCACGGTGACGGGCTCTGCAACGGCAAACCCGCCGGCCGCCGGGTCCCGGTGCCAGCGGCCCTCCCCGTTGCGCTCGTGCGCGTGCACGACAGCAAACGGGCCGTCGAGCACGTAGACCTCGAAGCGGCAGGCGTCGCGGTAGCAGGTGCCGAAGTTCTCCCGCATCCAGTCGTCCAGGGCCGTCAACTCGCCGGGGGTCCAGTCGCGCGACCAGTCCCGGGTGCAGCCGTCCCAGACGGCGAAGGGCTCAAGGTCCCCGTTGACAGCCAGGCCGGTGTCAGGCATTTACGTCTCCTCGTCGTCCAGGTGGGTGACGCCGGATATGATCCACCTCTGCATCTCGGCCCCGGTGATGGTCTTCCCGCTGGGCAGGGTGACCACGGCGTCAGGAGCGAAGTGCGCGCCTGCCATCATGCGGATCATCGCCGCGTCGTCCGGGGTGATCTCGTGAGCGTGCAGAGGTTCGGCTGCCTGCTCCCTTGGCCGCCCGCCGCATGTCGGTCGGCTGCAGCGCACGGCGGCATGGCCGCCCGTCTGTTCTGCGCACATCGGGCAGCAGGTGACGCAGAACTCCCGGCCCGGTTCGTTCAGCCGCGTGGCATGCTCGGGATGACCTGTCGGCCAGTCGGGTGCCTCGCGCCGCTTCCTACCACGCTCGACCTCATCCAGAAGCGCCATGGCTCCCGGTGACGTGACATGCGTGCGGGCATAGGCGATCAGGTCGTCTTCGCGGGGCGCTTCGGGCGGCGTTACCGGACGCCGCGACGGCCAGAATCTCACCGAGACCTCCCCTCAAAGCGCTGCCGCACCTCGGCCAGTACGTCAGCGCCGTCACGGTTTCCGGCGGTGATGACGGACAGATCCCGTTCAACTTTGTCCCAGGCGCTAGGGGCAGGAGCGGAAGCCTGGTCCTCAGACAGATGAGTGACGATCAGGGCATACCCGTCACGGCCTCCGGGCCTGCCGCCCTTGCCGACCGTGACCTCGACCGTGTCGGGCAGGTCGGCAGCCGCGTAGGACATTACGCTGAGCGTGCCGGGGTCGCCGGCGGATTCCGAACTACGGACACCAGTGAAGGACGCGGAGGCGTTCGGGTTGGGCACGTAGCCGATGTTCGAGTTTCCGCCGCCTTCGCCCCCGAAGGACTCGCCGCCGAACTCCATGGCATTCCCGCCGTCGCCGCCTGCGAGCACGATGTCGACGCGAACGGCGTTCGGGGGCTTGACCCATGTGCCGCTGCTGGCGAAGTATTGAAGGTCGGGGTTGCTCACCGGGCTGCCGCCTCTCGTTCCGGCTCGTACTTGGTGACGTCCTCGACTGTCACGCGGGCCTTGTGCCCTGTCTGGCGGACGTGAGCGCGGACCTGCCCGCGCGTTGAGTCGGGATCGAACTCGGGGCACCTTTCGCACTCTGCGATACCCCGCATGCGGAGCCGGGATATGCGGACGCTATTCACTTCGCCGCTTCCTCTCCCGTGATCCTCGCCAGCCACCCGGCGACAGCTTGCTCAAGCTCGTCCCTCGCGCCGCGACGAGCAGCCCGGCAGGGATTGCAGAATAGGAGCTTCCCGCCGTTCCGCAAGCGGTGGACGACCGGCGCTCCGCACTTCACGCACTGCGTTCCCGCCTCTATTTCGTCTGCCCAGCCGCATTCCATGCCCGTGGGTCGCGCCGCGCCCAGGCAGGCGGGACACAGAAACGCCCATGTCCAGGTGGAGGTGCCTGCGCGCCGGATCATGGCCGGCTTGGCACCTGCCCCTTGGCAGTACTGGCAATGCTGGGCGGCTAGAGCCAGTTTGTATGCGGCACCCGGTACAGGCGTCCGCTTCCCGCTCCTCCTGGCGTACTCGCGGGCACGGGCGGCTTTATAGCGGCATGATGCCGAGCAGTAACTAGCGGGAGGAGGGCAATCAAGAGGTAGTTCGCCTTCGCAGTGCCCGCAGCGAGGGCCGGTTAGTCCGGTTTCCCGGCCGGACGCGGCATGCGGCAGCCAGCATTCGCCAGGAGCATTCTTGCCCTTGCTCTTGCTCATCCGGCATGAGATGCACAGCGTCTCGAACCCGGCCGGGAAACCGTTCCTGATCAGCCACCCGTAGACGCCGTTCCTTGGGGGATCGATCACACCTAGGCTTCTAATCTGGAGTTTCTCCCAGCCTCCGCAGCAGGCGCACGTCTCGCCGTAATGCGCAAGCACCTTGGCTCTCTGCGTAGTCCGGCTTGCGAGGTCATTTACACGCGCCCTTGCGCGAATCTCATCGCCGTGTTTCTCGCGGTGCCGTTGCCTCTGGACACGCGGGCCTGGCCCTACGTATCGGCCCGTCAGGGGCCGGTCGCCCCACTCCCGGCGGGCGCGCTGTGCCTGCTCTCGCTTGACGATGCCCAGCCATGGCCAGAGGATATCCAGGGCGGCGTTGACGCGGTCGATGCCCAATACCCGCAACTCGTAGATGTTATTCCGGCCGTCCTGATACACGTAAGGACCGTAGATCGGGGCCTCGTAACCAATAGCCTCACGGAACCGGTAGAGCGGCTCGCGGTGGTTCTGCGAGATCGAGAGGATAACGTAGTTGCCCATGAAGCAGGTTGACCCCTCGCCGTCGAAGAACCCGGCGGCCCAGGCCAGGGCCTCGCTCCTGGTGACGTGCTCGTAGCCGTTCACGGTTAGTTGTTCTTCCTGGGCGCGTCGCTTCCAAGCCGCATGCGGGCACTATCGAGCGCCGCCACGAGTATGTCGTTCATGTTCGTACCCCGTTCGGCGGCGGCGACCTTGAGCCAGCGGTGCAGTTCCGGCGGGAGTCTCGCGAGGAACTTGACTCGCTTATCTTGCTCAGCGTGCTTAGCCATATAAGCATGATACACACCGGGGCGATAAGTGGCGAACCGAGTTCGCGTTCGGCGCGGGCGACGCGGCCTGTGGGCTAAAAGCGGCCTAGCGAGGCTAGGCTTACACTGTGGGATCTCCCGTGCCGCCGGCACCCAACCGCCTGATGATCGCGCTGGTCGACGGCCTCAACCGCTCCGCCTGGAGCGGGCGGCTGCCAAACGTGAACACGGGCGAAGCGTTCTGGGCCCCCGCTCGTAACGCCGTCTCCCTTGTTGCCGCAGGACAGGCCGAGTACGCCCCGGACGGTACCGTCGCACCGCCTCCTGAGCCGCCGAACACGGTGCACGGGACTCCTGGCTTTGCGGCAGGGACTAGCAACAGCTCGCACTGAGGCACGCAGCCCTGCAGTGACCCCGTCAGGTGAAGTGCGCCACTAGTGCGATGACCGCCCAGACGACGACGCCGAGCAGGCCAAGGCCGAGCAGGGCGCAGAACACGAACCAGGCCGCGAAGCCCTTCCCCCAGCGGCGCAGGTCCGGGCCGCCGTTACCGAGCTCATGCGCCGGAATCCTACTTGATCCCAGGGATGGCGACCGAGGCAGACACGGCACCGGAATTCCTGTGCATACGCCTCGTGCAGATGCACGTGCATCGGGCCTATGCTGTGCTCATCGACGTGCTGTTCCCCCGCGCCTCACAAGGAGCCCAGCCATGGCGGATGTAACCGCGACGCCCGACGGAGGCGCGTCAATCACGATCAGCGCGCAGGAGACAGCGGGACTGAAGGCACTCGCCGCGGTGCACCTGCCCATCCTGGCCAAGATCCGGGCGTGGTTCAGCGCCGACATTGCCCCCGAGCTAGGCGAGGCGGAGGCCTTCCTCAAGTCCCTGGCATCCAACCCGCCCGAGGGCTCGACCCTGACCGTGAGCGCAGGCCAGGTGCAGGCGCTGCGGGGGCTGCTCGCCGCGCACATCCCGGACTTCAACGCGGTGCTCGCCGTCGTCGAGTCCCCGGTTGTCAGGGATCTCCTGACGTTCGCGAAGGCTCTCCTTTGATCCGCACCCGCCGCCGCAGTGCCCTGCCGGAGGACCCGCGGGCAGGCGAGAGGCTAGACCGGGCTGTCGCGGTACTGCGGAGGTACCAGCGGGCCGGGGCCGTCGAGGTACCCGTCGCAGACGTGCTGGAGATGCTCGGCGCCGGTCCGGGAGCGGCTCCTGCGGCAGAGGCGCCGGCCCGTGACCCGCGCGCCGACCCGCTGACAGGCACCATGTGGGCAGGGCCGCCGGGAAGCGCGCCGCCGGGAAGCGAGGCGGGATGAAGTTCCCCGGCATCTTCAGCCGGCTCGGCGCGAGCCGGGGCAACATGCTCGTCATCGGCACCGGGTACGGCATCTACGCGCTTTCCCTGCTGCTCCAGGGCGAGCGGTGGTCCCGGACCCCGGCGTACCACAACCTTCTCGCGATCATGCCCGCGTGGGGCTGGGGCGCGGCCTTCGGCGCCGTGGCGGCCCTCCTGCTCGCCGCCCTCGGCTTCTACGGGAACCGCGCGCTGTCCGTCGCCGCCCTCACCGCCGCGGCGGCCATCACCGTCCCCTGGACCCTGGCGTTCCTCGTCCGGTGGCTGACCAACAACTCCACCACCCCGGAAACCTGGGTGTCGTGGGCCGTCAACGCCTACCTGCTGGCCAGATCCGCTGTCCTGCTCGACTACCGGGAGGTGCTGGTCCCGTCCCGCCGCCGCCAGGACGGCGACGGTGCCTGACGCGGTTTCCCTCACCGAGCTTGTCTCCGTCCTGGGCGGCATCGCGGCCACCTGCGTTGTCCCCTTCGCCCTCGCCAGGCGCCGGTCGGCCGACAACCAGGCCGCGACCGCGGTCCGCAACTGGGCCGAGCTCAACGAGGCGCTGCAGGCGGAAATCCGCCGGGTCACCAGGGAGCTTGAGCGGCAGCGCACCGACTACCAGTCCCAGCTCAACGACCTGCGGGGAGATTACCAGTCTCAGCTCGACGGGGCCCGCCGGAGGATCACCGAGCTGGAAGCCGAGGTCGCCGCCCTGCAGCGGGCACTGCGGGGGGCGGGACCTTGACCGGCGGCGGGCTGCTGCTGCTGATGCTGCTCGTCTCCTGGACGTCGCTGGTGCTCCAGGCGGCGGCGGCACTCCACCTGTGGCTACAGCGGGCCTCCAGTACCGCCGAGAGGCTCGCCGGGCACGGCTACGTCCGCACCGCCGCCTGCCGGGTCCTGGCCGCCGCCGTCTACTCTGCCGTGGCGCTGCTGGCCGTGGCCGGCGTCCGCATACCGGGTGCGGGGACGCTCGGCCCGGAGGCCCTTGTCGTATTCACGGCGGTCCAGGGGATCTGGCTCGCCAACTCGGCGCTGGACATCAGGGTCCGGAGCAGGCTCGCACAGGAGGAGGAAAGCGAGAAATGATCACCTTCGGGAGGTGCACGTGACACTCAGCATGCCGGACTCTATTTACCCGGCGAACATGCCGAAGGGATACGGCCAGTACCTCGCCTACGTTGACGGTGAGCGATCCAAGGACGCCGATGCCGTCCGGTCCATGTTCGCCGGGGCGCGCATCCTCACCCTTACCGTGCTCGGCGGGAACGCCGTCGCCGACGGGTGCGACATGGAACCCGGCGACCTCTCGCCCGCGTCGGCCGCGGCGTGGCTGCACGGGCGGATCCGGGCAGGGCAGGTGCGGCCGGTACTGTACGCGAGCCGCGACAACGTGCCCGGGGTACTCAGCGCCATGGCCGGGCTCGGCGTCTCACGGCAGCAGGTACGGATCCTGTCGGCCCACTACGACGGCGAGCATGTCTGCTCGCCCCGGGCGTGCGGCTGGATGCTGACCGCGGACGGCACGCAATGGAGTGACAGTTTCCCAGGCGTCGGCGGGTCCAGGATTGACATGTCCCTGCTCGCCGACGACTTCTTCTCTACCGGCTCTACCAGTCCTACCCAACTCAACTGGACGGAGACGATTGTGCAGCAGCTACCTGAGCTCAGGCAGGGCGCGACCGGGACGGCCGTGCGCACCGTCCAGGGCCTGTGCGCGGCGCGAGGCCATGCGGTGACCGTGGACGGCTCGTTCGGCCCGGCGACTCTAGCCGCGGTCAAGGCCGCTCAGGCAGCGGGGCGGGTGACCCAGGACGGCGTAGTCGGCCCTGTGACCTGGGGTGTCCTGCTCGGCGTCTAGGGAAGAGAAAGAAGACCAGTCATGGGCGTAAGCCTTTCGCTCAGCCTCAGCCCGGCCTCAGGCGTCTTGCCGGGGCAGGTGGTAACGGCGGTCTACACGGTCTCGGGAGACAACCCGGTCCCCGCCGCGACCGTCGCCACGACTAGCGGCGAGGTCACGGTCGGCGGGACTGAGTACGAGGAGGTCACCACGATCTCGTCGCTCTCCGTCCCTGCTGCGCCGGTGACTTACTCGACTCCAGTGTGCAGCGGGCTCAGATTCGCCCAGACAGGCCAGCCGAACACCTTCACTGCCGTGGCCGGGGCCAGTTTCGGGAGCGTGGTGTCGGGATCCGTCATCGTCAAGGGAACAACCTACTCCGCGACCGCCACCCTCTCGGCGGGGACGCCTGTAACGCCTCCGCCGTCCGGAACGGTCCCGTACCCGGCTGCCCTGGCGACGGGACACACGCTGCTTAACCAGTACCTGCCCGCCGACCTGTACTCGTGGCGCTTCATGCCGGGCACGGCTAGCACTCCAGTCACCAACGGATCTGGCGTGACCGAGAACCCGAATAGCCCCCGCAACGTCTCCGTCACCACCGACGGCGGCCTCAGCGTCCTGAAGCTCGCGGTCACCAGCACCGCCGATTGCGGTGTCATCCAGTCGCCGGGCACGTACCCGACCTCGAGCGGCGTTATCGAGGCCCTGGTCAAGTTCTCCGGGTTCACGAACGCGAGCGGTCACTTCTTCAGTGCGTGGAGCTCATTCTGGTTGTACGGGGCCGATTGGCCGGCTGGGGGTGAGGTTGACGCCGTGGAAACCCAGTACGGCAACAGCTTCGTCTCCTACCACTACGGGTCCGGGAGCAGCAGCGAAGCCACGACCGATCCGTGGATCTACCCGGCCAAGACGGTTCAGCTTCAGCCGAAGAACAGCACGACCGCCCCGGCTGCGCCGAACATCGTTCCTGACCAGTGGACTCACGTCACGCTCGCGTTCGGCAAGGACGCAGCGGGCGACTTCAAGTGCGACGTGTACTACGAGGGCACGCTGTACTGCACGATCGCCGGCCCGTTCGTCACAGGGCAGCCGATGCTCGTGACGGCGGGCACCAGCTTCGGGGGTGCCGTACTCGGATCCGCTCAGACGCCTTACGACCAGCCTGGCAACGTCGCGATCCAGTACATCCGGGTGTTCAGTTAGCACGGCAGGCGCTTAGCAACGCGAGAGCCCGGCTCCCCTCCTTCGGGGCCGGGCTCTCGCGTTGCGCGGGGTTTCAGGGCCGGCGCGACCGGGGCGCGGAAGTCTCCGCGTGCCAGCGGCGGCGGAGGTCCTTCGGGGGGACGGTAAGGCTCGCCTGGAAGCACAGGTAGGCCGAGCCCGCGATGAGCGCGGCGACGATGGCGCCTCCGATGATGGCGAACAGCATCCGGGATTCCTTCCGTAAACGATCTTGATGTTCCGCCCCGGTCCGCGTCGCTCAGGAGCGGTCTTCGCCCCGGTCCCCGCTGGCGGTCCCGGTCCGGTCCTCAGGGCGGTCCGCCTCATCCTCGGCGGGGCGGTCCGGACCCAGGCGGCGGCGCAGCTTGCGGCCGTAGCCCTCGCTGACGCCCAGTTGGCGCGCGAGTTCCGCGCCGCTCATTGTCAGGTCCGTGGCCAGCAGCTTCAGTGCGCGCGCCTCAAGTTCAACGTCGTCCTCGGGAGCAGTCTCGGTGCTGGACCGGGGGGCGGTCCCGGGCCGCGCAGGAGCGGTCCTGGACCGCCGCGCGGGACCGCCCAGCTTCCGCTCTAGGACCGCCGTCTTCGCGGCTGCCTTCTCCGCATCGGACCGGGCAATGGCGAGGGCCTCCGCAGCGTCCGCGAGAGCCTGGTCGCGCGCCTCAATCTCGGTGCCTGCCCGCGCCCGCAGGTCGCTCATCGCGGCCTGGTGCGCGGCGTTATCACGTTCCCGCGAGGACCGCTCCGCGTCCGCCGCGGCGAGCAGTTCCGCCTCCCTCCGCGCGACCGCGGCAACGGCCTGCGCGGCGGACGGCCCGTTCATGATGAAGTACGCGGCAAGCAGTTCCGCCCCGTCGAGGAGCGCGCCGAACAGCAGCGAGAAGTGCGGCGGGGCGGCAGCCAGGACCACGTCCCCGGTGGCGCTCGCTGACAGGAACATCGCGGCGCCCATGATCAGGTACGCCCCGGCCTTCGCGGGCCAGGGCGCGTCCCGCCACTCGGCGACGATCTCCAGGACGAGTACCGCGATCAGGAGCGGCGCGACCCCGTACAGCACGGCCAGTTCCCAGGGCATGTGGCCGAACTTGACCGAGTGGTAAACCTGGAACGCCATGGTGGTGCTGCCCATGACGACGGTGACGATCCACGCTGAGGTCCGGGCACGGCGCAGCGGGGCGCCTGCGGCTTCATCTGATCCCATGTCGGACATCGTGACGCCTTCCTTGATCGTTCTCAGGGATTCGGGGCGACCGCCCGGCCCGGGGTAGCCGGGCGGTCGCGTTCTGGGGGGTTCAGGCGGCGGCAGGGTCGGAGAACTCCGCCTCGAGCGCGGCCCGCTGGTTGGCACCGAGGCCGCGCAGCCTGCGCGCCTGGTCGATGCCGAGGCGGGCCATGATCTGCCTCGCGCGGACCTTGCCGACACCGGGCATCGCCTCGAGGACCGCGGTGACCTTCATCTTTCCGATGGTGTCGTTCCCGCCCGCCTGGGCGAGGACCGCGGGCAGGGTTGTCGTGCCGTTCTTCAGGCAGGCCTTCGTGCCTGCGCGGGCAGAACGGGCCGCCTTCGCCTTCTCGAGGGAGGCGGCCCGCTGCTCGGGGGTCATGGGTGGTAGTGGCATTGGTTCCTCCTGTTTGAACTGCGATTCATCACTGTGAGTAGTTGTTTTCTTGAGCGGGAAGGGGCGCTCAAGCTTGAGTGGGGTCTTGAGCGTGGCTTGAGCGGATCCTTTGAGTGCCGCTTAAGCTTCGTCGCCCCTACGCGCGGGCGGGCGCGCGCGGGCGCGCGCGAGGCCCGCTCAAGGATGGCACTCGTCACTGAGTGTCGCCTTCCCCCGGGGGAGGGGTCAGCATCCAGCGAGCGGCGGCCCGTTCGCCGACGACGTAGGCGGCGCCCTTGCCGCGCAGGTTCTCCAGCCAGGTCCGGGCCGTCCACTTCTTCACGTCGAACCTCGTCGCGACCGCGCTGATCGTCGTGCCCCCCTCGAGCATCTCCAGCAGCGGGCCGAGAGCCTCGCCGGGCACCTGCGCCGCCTCGCCGACCTGCCGCCACCCCTCAGCCGTGAGCGCCGCCAGTGCCTCCGGGTCCGCCTGAGGGGGAGCGGGCCTCGCCCGGCCCTCCTCGATCGTCCTGCGCGCGGTGCCGAGCTTCGCGGCGAGGGCGTCGAGCCGCCCCCGTTCCCTGTCGTCCATTTCCGTCTCCCACCTCTGGAGGGGGTCTTCGCCCTCGAGCACGGTTCCCTTCGCCGCGGGGACAGCCGTCTCCGTGCCGTCACCCGGTTCCTGCGCCGGCACGGCGGACGGGCCCGCGGTCATACCCGGCCCGCCGTCCGTCTCCGCCGGGTTCTCGCCTTGGCCGCGCGCCCACCTGGCGAACACCTCGTCCTTCAGCAGAGCCTCGTAAGCCTCGCCGAGGTACTCCGCGCAGGCACCGGAAATCTCCGGCTGGGCGAAGGCGCGCTCCTGGGCGAGCTGCTCCACGAAGGCACCGTGCCCGGCCGCGTTCGGGTGGAAGACCCATGTCCGGCCGACCTGCAGGCCGCCGCCGAGTCGCTCGACCTTCCACACGCCCGGCTTGCCCTCGCCGTAAGTGGACATGTCAGGGCCGGCGAGGCTGCCCGCGTGGCGGGCCTCGTTCGAGTTCTGAACCAGGCCGGTGCAGCGCACGTTGTCCTGGGACCGGGCCTTGGGGTCGGTGTACTCGCGGGTGTTCCGCTGGCCGAGGTGCACGTAGCCGACGCCGTGCGAGCGGCCCTTGGTGACGATCGTGGCGATGTCCTCCCGCAGGGGCCCCAGCGCGCTGTCGCTCTCGTCGTTGAAGATGATGATCGCCGGGTGCGCGGGCGAGGGGGCGTACTGGCCGCGCTTGAAGTTCTTCGTCCGCCACTCGATGACAGCGGCGATAACCTTCAGGACAGCCGCGGCGCGAGACTTCTGAGCCGGGCCGTAGGCGGTCAGCCAGCAGGCCGGACCCCAGCTCTCCACGTCCTCATGGCCCTTGACGGACAGGTTGAGGTGCACCGCCAGGGCGTCGTCGCAGGCGGTCACGTGCTCGAAGAGGTCGTCCTCCAGAACGCCTTTGCCTCCCCCGGAATTCGCGGTGACGCTGACGCGCCTGGCGCCGTTCTCGTCGTACAGGGGGACGGTCAGCGGGTCGCCGGTCTCCGGGTCCTGGCCGATAACCGCCTCGTCGAGGATGCTACGGGCCTCCGGCAGCCGGATCTCCGGCTCCTCGCACACGAGCGGGTGCAGGAGCACGCCGGCCCACGGGTCGATGCGGCGGACGGAGATCCGGATCCGCCCGGCGAGGTGGTGGCCCATCACCCGGACACGGGACAGGGGAAGGTTCTCCGCCTCCGCGATTACCTCCTCGAGGGCACGGCCGACAAAATGGGACGCGCGCTTGCCGGTGCCCTTGGTGCTGACCGTGTAAAGCTCGCCGAGGCGCGTCTGCCGGAACTCGAGCAGGTGACTGCCGCCGAGGTGCCAGTTACGGGAGCGGCCGAGCCAGTCCGCGCGGGCGTCGCGCCACTCGCGGGCGGCGGTGACGGCGTCGTGCCTGTGCGCGGCCCTGGACGCGGCGAAGGCGAAGACAACCCAGGCGGCGGTCAGGGGAACAGCGGGCCACCAGGCAAGCGGGCCGAAGCGGTCAGCGGCGGTCAGCCAGGCGCCGCCGATCAGGACCCACCACGGCAGCGAGTCTGCGACGCCGTCCCGCCGTCCCGCGGTACCCCACGCGAGGGCGACGGCCAGGGCGGTGGCGCCCCCGAGGGGGAGCACCGCGTGGACGCCGGCGAGCCGCATGACCTCAGCGGCCGTCCACGTCACCGCGGCGGCGGGCAGCACGGCGGATGCCAGGCGCTCCGCCGGGGCACGGCGCAGGTCCGGCACCTCCGTGCCCCAGTCGCCGTTCACGCCGCCTGCCCGCCCTGCGGCGCGCCGCCGTCGCCGAACCAGAAGCGGTTGGCGGGCAGGGGGGCGCCGTCGGCCGCCTCGCGGAGGTCGTCGTGGATCAGGTGGTACCGCTTGCTGACCTGCGCCGCATGGGAGGCCAGCTCGGCGATGTCGTCGGCGAACTCGTAGTGGGCGGCGACGTAGGCCGGGTGGAGGCCCGCGCCGCCCTCGCCCAGGTTCTCCGTGCGGGCCATGACCGCCTCAGCCCAGGTGAGGATCCCGGCGGCCTCCCCGTCCATGTGCTCGCACAGGTCGTCTTCGTTCTCCGGGTCGAACTCCGCCGCCTCGCCCGCCACGGCCGCCCACGTCCGGGGAACGATGACCCCAGCCGCCTCGAGAGCCACCGCCACGTCGGCGGGGGCGGGGGCGTCGCCGAGCGCCGGGTCAGCGTGGATGGACGGAACGCCGGGGACCGAGCGGCGCCACGGGGGGACGCCGGGGGTGGCGCGAACGGGCCGGGGGGCGGTGCCCGGTGCGGCGGGCGGCAGGGGCTCGCGGCGCATGAGGCCTGCGAGCTCGCGCACGCCTTCGCGGGCATTCCGCAGGGCGTCCCGCACCTGGTCGCATAGCAGCGAAAGGATCAGGCGCGTCGCCCCGGCCTTCCCGAACTTAGGGTTCCTGGCAGCATGCCGCCACACAGACCAGCACCGCACGCCCACAACCGCCAGCGGTCCCGCCAGCAGAGACGCGTCAACCAGTACCGGCAGAACGCCGAGCACGGTCAGCGGGACCATCGCAGCGGAGATAAGGATCAGCAGGCCAGTCCAGCTGCGCGCGTCCCGCCACCCGCCCGTCCGGGCCATCTGGGCGATACCCAGGATGATGACGCCCGAGAAGAAGGCGAAGGCCCCCCACATGGCAAGGGTGAGAATCGTTCCCATGTCAGCACACCTCTCCGTAACCGTTGCCGCTCCACGTCAGCAACTCGCCTGTGAAGCTAGAACCGCAGATACCCGCGCCGGAGCGGAGCGCCGCAACGATGAGCGGGTAGCCGCCGAGCAGCGTCGCGACGGTCGCCTGCACTCCCTCGGCGGCTGACGGGTAACTCCGGACCCCGGCACCGTTGAACACCGATGCGCCGGGCGCAGGCTCAGTGGTGTCGAGGGGGTTGTTCGCCGCGACGGGCGGCCACGGGGTCTCGTGCCGCACCCATGCCTCCGCTGATCCGACGTTCGCTGCCGTGACGGGGGCACCGAGGCCGGCGAAGACCGCAGACATGAACGCCGTCTCGCTTCCCCCGGTCACGGCTGTAACGTGCGCGGGCCGCGCCTTCGCGTGCGCGGAGGTGACGGCGTGCGCCCCGGCCGAAACTGCCAGGACCGTGCCCAGGGCGAGGCCGGCAACTGCGCCCGCGTCGCTGCGGCGCCTGTACGGGGAGCGGTAGCGGCGGGTGCCGCGGAACGCGGTCATCAGCGCCACCTGTTCCTGCCGAATATGCCGATGATCAGGTAGGCGGCGGGTATGCCGATGATCGTGACGGCGAACGCGGTGACGGGGCTGGCCGGCAGGATCCGGTGGCCGCCGGAGATGAGGCCTGTGGTGACGCCGGCGACGCTGATGCGCCACATGACGATCCCGAGGGCGACCGCGAGGACGGTGACGGTAGTCCGCTCTTTCACGAGGCTTACGCCCCCTTCCGGCTAGGTGCAGGGTCGGTGAAGCCGACGACAGCATTCAGCCCGGTGCGGGGGGAGGCTGCAGGTCCGTAGCCTTCCTGCCGGACGTACGTGCCCGCACCGAAGGCGTCGATCATCGTGTGCCTTGCCGGGTCGGCGACGATCCCCACGTGCCCCGGTGCCGTGGGGGTGCCGTCGGACCCGGCGAAGAACACAAGGTCGCCCGCGACCGGGCTGGTGACGTGCCGCTCGCTGGCCCACTGCTGCTGCGAGGTCCGCTCGATCGAGATGCCGTCCGCCGCGTACGCCTCCATCGCCAGGCCCGAGCAGTCCATGCCCGCGTCGCTCGTCCCGCCCCAGAGGTAGGGCACCTTGCCGACCTTGGAGCGGGCGAAGGCGACCACGGCGGAGGCGGCGGCGTTTGCTGTAGCCGGGGCAGTGCCGTGGTGAGCGTGGTGGGTGACTGCCTTCGTCCCGGCGCCCGCCCCGGCAAGCAGGACCGCACCCGCGATCACGACCGGGAGCACACCGCTGCCGTCCTTGCGGAACTTGTACGGATAACGGATCCGGTAGCGGCGCGGGAGCGGGTAGCGGTAGGCGGTCATCGGCGGTACCTCCGGCCTTTCCGGCTCACCGCGCGCCGCTCCGGCCCGCTCGTCAGGTGCCACGTCCCGCAGGCGCACGGGTACGACCTGAGCCCCGTAGCCGCTGTCGCGCCCGCCTCCTGCTCCGTGCTGAACCCCCGCTTCCACGGGGTAAGGCATTCGGACCTCCCCGCCGTCCGGGGATCCCGGTTCTGCTGCCGCAGCCTCTGGTGACGCCCCCGCGCGGTCATCACGCGTTCCTCTCGTTGCGCATCCGCCGCCAGCCGGAAACGAGTAGGCAGAGGGTGTAGATAGCGGCGACGACGGTGAACAGCGCGACCGCGTTGCCCGTGGGCGCTGCGGCGACCTGCGCGTAGTCGCCGGGCAGGTCGCGGGTCAGGTGCAGCGGCGTAGCCGGGCCGATCGACAGGGTCGCCGTCCACGACCACACGGCGGTCACGGCCAGAGACAGGACTGTGCCTGCGGTCAGGGCGGCCCGGGTAGTCATCAGGACCTCCGTCGTGCGTGCGCTGGACGCAGGGCGTCGGCAATCAGTTCTCCCGGGTAGCCGATGGCGGCGAGGCGGCGCGACTCGGCGTCCTGCGCCTGCATTGCGCGGATCAGGGCGCGCTCGGCTTTCGGGTCGGGGTGCCCGGTGCGCTCGATGATGGCGTGCGCCCTGGCCCCGAGGCGCCAGTAGGCGTCAGCCAGTCCGCGCAGCTTCTTGTACGGATCCCGGGCGGTCATCAGGACCGCCCCTGCCGTTCGCGCCAAGCGCGCTCGGTACGGTCGAGGCGGTAGCTGTACGTCCCGGTGGCACGCTTGCGCTCAACCCGGCACCAGATCTCGCAGGCGGCGATGAACGCCAGGAAGGCAACGCCAGTGGCGCCGAGGCCCGCCCAGTTCCGCGTGTCCGCGAAGTGCAGGCCGAACGCGAGGACCATGATGCCCGTCACTACGCCGAGCGGGAGGCCGACGACTGCCGGGTGCCGCGAGGCGAGCCCGGGGGCGCGCTTCACCGCCCGCTCCCGAACGGGTAGCCGCTGGCGCGCGGCGCTGGCTTCGGCTTGCTTGCGCCCCAGGTGCGCAGCAGCAGCACGACGGTCAGCAGGGTCAGCACGGCAAGGGCGCCGTACAGCTCCATCGTGCTGTGCTGGTGCGCCCGCGTCTCGCGGTGCCAGGTCCTGATGATCCCCGGGAGGCGCTTCCCGAAGTAGATGTCGGCCGCGACGACTGCCGTGACGAAGAGGTGCTTCACGTGCTTCAAGGTTTTCCTCCGGTGATGACGGGGCGCGGTCGGGTGACCTGGCCCGCTGGTGCGGCTCCCGGGGGGCGCCGCCGTTGCAGTTGAACGGCCGCCCTGCATCTGCCTGCGGATCCTCGCGGCCTCCCGCGTGACGTGCGCCAGCTCCCTCTCGACCCCGGCCCGGTCGTAGTGGGCGGTGTAGCGGTCGGGGCGCATCACGCCGCTTGGGTAGCTGAGCGCTTCCCGCATCAGCCCGGCGCGCTCCTCCAGGCCTGCCAGCCGGTGCTCCTCTGCGCGGCTCATGCGACTCGCTCCGCCAGGGCGGCGCGCACTCTCTCGCCGCGTTTGCGCAGCAGTACAAGGTGGCGTTCGTGCGCCCGCTGCTTCCGGTCCTGGCGCCGGAAGTACAACTCGGCCGCCTCGGCGAGGATCACGGCAACCGGGCGCACGGGGACGCGCTCGCGCTCCTCGCCCAGTTCCCTCTCCGAGAGCCCCGCCCAGGTGCCGTGCAGTTCCGGCTCGGCGAGAGCGTGCCGCAGGCAGTCGGCTCTCACAGGGCAGCCCAGGCAGACGCGGCGCGCCTGGTCGGTCGCCTCAGCGGCACCGTCGCCCTCGGCGAAGAACAGCTCAGGGTCCGTGTACTGGCAGTCGGCGAGCCGCGTCCAGTCCCAGGGCGTCTCCGGTTCCAGCAGGGGGACGGCCGCGCCGGGGCTCCAGGCGACAGCGCGGGCGCTCATGCCGCACCGCTCGTCAGGCTCGGGAGCGCGGCGTTCCGCTCGTCGGGGGTCGTCCCGCCCCAGACACCCCACGCCTGGCGGGTGGAGACGGCGTAGTCGCGGCACGGGCGGCGGACCGGGCAGGTGCCACAGGTCGCTATCGCGGTGGCGGCCTGCGCCTCGTACGCGTCGGTACCGGGCGCGGCGAGCGGGAAGAAGTCGTCGCCCGGCAGGTCAAGGCAGGCGGCGCGGTCCTGCCACCCGAGTGCGGTCGCTGAGGCGCTCACGACACACCCACCAGGGCGCGCCACTTGCGGTTCGCCTTCTGCATGGCACCGCGCCCGCTGAAGGTCTCGACGAACTTCCCTGTGACACAGTCGTAGACCCCGTAGGACCCGCCGCCGAGGGGCGACACCGCGTACCGCGCCATCAGCCGGTCTTGTTCCGACCCGCGCCGCGCATCGCCCTTGCGTCCGGTCATGGCTGAACCTCCGGCGGGTACATCTGGTGGGAGCGCTGGTCAACCGGGCAGGTGCCCCGAGCCCCTCCGCCGGGAAACGGCACCAGGATCGCGTCAGAGTGTTCCGGGCAGTAACAGGCAGGGGCCGGGCGGACCGGGGTCAGGAGGGCGGTCATGGCGTGGCCTCCGCACAGTCGGGCCTCCCGCGCAGGGGCGCAGGGCTGAGCGTCGCGACCGGGCAGGGCGCGGAGGGCGACGGGCTGAACATCGTGGGCACGTAGACCGCGGGCTGCGAGTGCCCGTGGCGGACCACGAGGATGACGGCTGCGATCACGAGGCCGATGGCGAGCCCTATCGCGGCACCGCGGATCAGGTCGGCGGCGGCGGTCATGACGAGATCTCCGCGTAGTTGAGGCAGTGGACGTAGACGCGCGCGATGGGCCGGCTACTGCCGGTTCCGCTTACGGTCCCGGTCCCGGTGATCTCAAGCTGGGCGTCCGGACCGTAGAACTCCGCCGCCTTCAGCAGGGCAGCGGACCGCATCTCGCTGATGCTGTCGCCGCGGACTGTGGCGTCGAAGAAGTCCGGGCCCTCGGTGCGGCGCGCGCCGATCTCGTCCAGCGCGGCGTGAAGGCCGGCGGCGAACGAGGTGGAGCGCCTGTCCTGCCCCCAGCCGTTGGCGAGGTCACGGAGCACCCGGTAGTCGGACTGGGCGAGGGAGGAGGTCATGCCGTCACCTCGGATACCCGGCTCGCGGCGGCGAGGATGACGCCGAGCGCCTCAGCCTCCGGGCTGCCGATGGGGAACGCCTCGGATGTGGCGAGGGACGCCTCAAGCAGCGTCGTCTCGGCGCGGTCCGCGTCACCCGACTCGGCGAGCAGGACGGCCAGCGAGGTGAGGTTGAGGGCGTCGTACAGGGCCGGGGGATTCACGACCGCTCCCCGGCGGTGCGCTGGGCGGGGACGGGAGCCCCGTCGAGGTCGAGGAGGAAACGGCACTTCGCCTGCGTCAGCCCCTTGTCCTCAAGGTCGGCCATCGCCCCGGCTAGCTCGGTGAGGAGCATGTCCCCTTCGACCGCGTCGGCGCGGATGTCGGCGGAGGTGATGCCCTCCGCGATGCAGTGCATGGCGAACTTCCGCGCCGACCCGGGGAGCTTGAAGCCGGCACGGACATGGGACTGGTAAGTGGCTGCGGCTGGGAGGTCGGCTACTGTGGTCACGGACTTTCTCCAATTCCGGTTGGGATGGTCCGGGCCGTCGCGGCGTGAGATGTCGCGGCGGCCATTTGCGTTCTCGGGGACCGGCGGCGGGAGCAGTCACAGGACTGCCCGGCCCAGAGGACCTTCCCGCAGTTGGTGCAGACCCTGGTCTGGTTCATGCCGCTGCTTCTGCCTCAAGCGCTTCGCCGGCGGCCTGTCCGTTCCCGAGACGGGAGGCCAGTTCGTCGGCGGGCGGTAGCGCCTGGTCGAGGAGACCGTCAAGCACATGGCTCAGCGGCTGGCCCTTGAGCAGGGCCAGCATGCGCAACCGGAGGTCAACCGGACGTGTGATCCGGCTGGACAGCGGCACGTCACACGCCATGAATTCGGTCCTTCCAGCGGTCTTGATTACTGCATTGCAGACAACATAAGCACAACTCATGTATATATGTCAAGGCACGCGGAACCCCTGGTGAGGGACACGCCGGACCGGTCTAGTTGACCTGTACTTACCTAGATCACTTGCCGCCCTCTAGGCTGTGTACATGGCAGGTGAGGACTCCTGGAAGTACGAGCGCATAGCAGGCGACTTGCGCGGCGGCATCAGGAGCGGCAAGTACGCGCCGGGCTCGCGCCTGCCGTCCAAGAGCAAACTCGCAGCGCGGTACGACGTATCCGACGGCCCTGTAAACGAGGCGCTGAAGGTGTTGCGCGGCGAAGGGCTGATCGAGACCCGGCAGGGCAGCGGGATCTTCGTCTGCGACCCGCTGCCGGAAGTGGCGCTGTCGGAGTACGAGACTGTGATGGGGCGTATCGACGGCCTGGCCGAGGAGGTCAGGCAGCTACGCGGGGAAGTGGCAGCGCTGAGGCAGGCGAGGGGGGCGTGAGCATGGCGACCTCTCGCGCCAGCTCCCGGATCTCGGCCGCCAGGCTGTCCAGCCGAATACGGACTTCTGCCCGCTGCACGGCGGTCATGGGAATCATCGAGCGCGCTGCCATGAGGGCAGCGTAGGCGCGAGGACCGCGCTCTGCCGGCATCAGACCGGCGGCACTGCTGGCGTCATTAGGGCGTCACGAGGCATCATTCCGGTACCCGTGCTGTTACGGTTAGCCCATGGCCGTGAACACTGCTTTGCGCACGGCGCGCGTGCGCGCCCACATGAGCCAGATGGACCTCGCCCGGCGGATACAGGAAGTTGGCTTCATGACGGGAGACCCGAACGGCTGCAGCCGCGAGATGGTGCAGCGCTGGGAATCTGGCCGGACGATCCGGCCGCAGCCCCGGTACCTGCTCGCGCTGGAGAACGTCTTCGGGCAGCCCGCCGCAAGCCTGGGCTTCGCCGACGTCGACCTCGGCGTCGACCGCGGGCAGGCCGTTGCTGACGCGGGACTGGACAGGGCACTCCCACTTCCCGACCCCGCCGCCCAGTACGGCGAACTGACCGGCGTCTGGCTGTCTGCCTACGACTACTACAGCAGCAGCCGTGACCAGACATTCTCGGGCAAGCACCACGTTATGCTCCTGCAGCGCGGCGCTCGGCTAATGGTGCGTTCCCTTCCGGCGTCCTCGTCGCGAATGTCAATGGACCTGTCCGTCAACGGTCAGGTTGTCACGGGGACCTGGACGGAGGAGACGCGAACCGACGGGTACTACCGCGGCGCGCTTTACTACGGGGCAATCCAGATGCTCGTAGAGCCCACCGGCCGCAGGATCGCCGGCAAGTGGGTCGGCTTCGGCCGGGACATGACCGTCAACACCGAGGCGTGGCGGCTGACCCTCGTCGATTCAGAGGTAGACGAGGCCGCTGTCGAGCGGTGGAACCGGGAGCCGGAGTGACGGGCTCGCCGAACTCAAGGTGGCAGAAACAGGAGATCAGTCATGAGCGACGCCAGCCAAGAGTGCCGGGCACCGGGTGCGGTGGCGCCCGAGCCGCTGACGCCGGCAGCAGCGGCGCATGCCTATCAGGCCGTGTTCGCCGCCATCGCGTACGGAAAGAACCGGGTAGCCGCGCTAGTTCTGCGCGACCTTGAGCCTGAGCACCTCACTGAACTAGCCGTAATCTGCGGGGACGTTCAGATTATGGTGGAGGCCGAGCAGCGGCGGCGAGCGGAACTGGAGGGGTCAGGATCATGAGCGATGTCCGCGCATTCGCGCGCCAGCCAGACGGAACCGAAACCGACATCACCGAGGGCATGCAGGCGCTCTACGACCTGGTACTCAACAGCATGGACTGGGGCAGCGGCTTCCTGACCGCAGAGGACGCTCGCCCGGTCGCCCTGCTCGCCCGCACGCTGGGCTTCGAGCAGGCCGAGGAAGCCGAGCGGTACCTGCGCGACCAGGAGCACAGCAAGCAGCAGCAGGAGTTTCTCAGCGCCCGCCTCGAGGCGCGCCAGCACATTAACGGCCGCGTACCGCACGACCACGTGTTCTCGACAGCCGGCCGCTGCATGTGGTCCGGCTGCCGGGAACTCGGCGAGATGGACCCGCTGTGAGCGACTTCTACGACCGCCACGGCCGGCCGATTGAGATGCTGGAATGGGCGGCGAAAATCGAGGACCGCGAATACAGCGTCGTGGCGCACCACTGGGTACGCGGGTGGATGGTCTCCACGGTGTGGCTCGGCCTTGATCACGGTTTCGGCATGTCCCATGCGCCGCTGATCTTCGAGACGATGATCTTCGCGCCGAAGGACGTCACCATCGGCCGGGAAGACTGGGAAGACGGCGACGACGCCGCGGGCACGATGGCCAGCCTGCATGAGTACCAGGAGCGCTACGCCACCGAGGACGCCGCGCAGGCCGGGCATGACCGGGCGCTCGCTGCCATGGTGAACCAGCTCGGCGGGGAAGCCGCCATGGATGTCATTTCCGCCGCGCAGTTCAGCGACCCGGCCGAGGTGCCCGACGACGCCTCCGGGATTGGGTAGCGGCGAGGCCCTGCAGCGTCTTAGATCGCGCTGAACAGGCTGCTGAACGCGCTTATATCCACGGACACCCCTGATGCCGCCCCGGAAGCGATCCTCCCCGCCTGCCCCGGGTCATGGACCGCGAGCAGGAGCCAGAACATAAGCGGGAGCAGCACCCACGCGATCAGCCGGAGTGCCGCCCCGCCTTTCCCGTGAGTCGATATCCACCAGATGCCGATGACGGCGATCGCAACGCCGACGCCGTCAGCTGTGTGGCCGGGTACAGCGCTAGCCGCGGCAAGAGCGATCGGGTGCACTTCTCTGATGCTCCCCGAAGCGCCGGGGAAGTCAAGCGTTATCGGACTTGTAAGCGCTCGCCGCCTGCCCGCACTCGGCATTCAGCTGCTGAAGGTCCGCGCTTACCTTCGCGAGGTCCGCCGGGGCGGCACCGAGCGCGCTGAATCCCGCTGTCCCGCTTGCGGGGTCGTTCGCGGACTGCTCGTCTGCTGCGTAAGCCGTCTCGTCCTTCACCAGGCTCCCGACTGGGGCACCGGAGTTTTCGAGGTCGAGGAGCGCGGCCACGTACGCGGCCCGGGTCACGTGCGCGTGGAATGCGGTCACCAGCGGCGAGCACCACGCGTGCGGGTAGCTTGGCGCGGAACTGCACGCGGCGAGGCACGCGACAGCAAGGGCGGCGGCGCCGGTGACGGCAAGCAGGCGTTTGCGCATGTCCCGGTCCTCTCCGGTGCGGTTGACAAAGCCTAGACGCGGGAAGCGGCCCGCTGGTTTACAAGAGGGCGTCCAGAAACGCTCGCGTGCGCAATTTCGCGCATCCGCGGCCATGTTCGTGCAGCCGCGGCTTAGTTCGCGCACGACTGTCCAGCCGCTAGCCTTTCCCTGTCACTGCTGCCGCGCGAGAGGATCCCGTGATGCCTGAGCTGAGAGCGCGCACGATCCCCGTTGAGGGTCCTGCCGCGGTGTGGGATCCGGCGAACCCGGGGAAGTTCGCCGCCCTGGCCGGCTCCCAGCTCGTCGCGGTCAGGGGCGACATTGCCGTGATCCGGACGCAGGGCGGGGACGAGGTGACCGTTCACCCGGGGTGGGTGGTTATCGTCCCTGACGGCAGCGGGCCCGGGGAGGCGGTTTTCACCACCCCGGAGCGCGTCGAGATCCTGCCCGCATGACATAAAGGGCGGAATGTCGGTGCCCGCGCGTAGCGTGGCCGCATGAGCTACCTGCCGCTCACGCGATCCGGGGCGTTCGAGGACTTCCCGTTCGCCGAGGGCACTGACACGCTGTTCCCTGAGCTTCCGCCTGCCGGGTCGAGGCCGGTCGAGGTGACGGTCACTGTTCCGGACGGAGACTCGCGGCGCTGCGTGATGGATATCGTCGCGGCTGAGGACGATGCGCCGCAGGCCTTCGCCACCGCGTTCGGGGCATGCCGGGGCGTTAAGGACTTCGAGATAACCGCACGGTGGTTCACGGGCTGAAGCGGGCGCGCTGCCCTACAGGGCGGGCGAGCGTGTCACGACGGTACTCGCGCCGGGGGGAAGCGCTGTCGCCTCGCCCGCCCTGTCTCCGTCCCTCTCTGCCGGCCTGCCTGCCGGCGGAGGGGGTGCTGCCGCGTCTACGAGCGCGAACACGGCGAGGATTTTCTGGTCGAGTCGCAGGTCGGGGTGGACCAGGACGTGGCGGATGTCCCTGATGAGGCCGGTGAGCGCCTTGGCGAGGGCGTCCGGCGTCTGGGTCTCAAACCACGTGTACGACTCAAGCATGTTTCATACCGTAACCGAATGACTACAGAGTGCGCTATAGGGCAGACGGGGTGATTCGGGCAGCGCAAAGCTCACTGCAGTTTGCGGTGGCGATGCCGAGGCCCCGAAAAAGACTCAGCGCGGCCCACCGGATATCCGTCCGGCTGCCGCGCTGTTCAGGCCCAGAGAGCCTTAGCCTGTTGTCCGTGCAGGGGTGTCGGTGTCCAGCCTGTACCGGGGAGTACCGCCCCGGATGTCGAGCGCCCTGCCTTACCGCTGATCTGACGGACTAGCCGAAGTCTATCGCGGCACGAGTAGCCGCGCGAGCGTGTCGAGCTCGGCCCCCAGCGCCTTCGCATCCGCCTCGCCGAGCTTCCCCGCCTGAGCCAGCCGCAAGCGCTCCCGGATATCTGCCGTTCCCATGACAGCCACCGCCGCCGCGCCGACCCGGGCAAGCGGGTACAGCAACGCTGCGGGCACGGAATCCACGGGAGGGGGCTCCTGGCGGGCGGGACGGGGAGTACGCGAGTGCGTCAGTAACAGCCTATCGGGCGGCTAGCTCGTCCGCCGCGTGCTGCATAGCGGCGCTCGGGTGCGTAATTGCACGTGCAATCGCACAGAATGGCGCGCTTGCGGACATTGCCGCCGGTCACGGGCCATTACGCCTGACAACGACTAGACCCCGCAGCGTAATGTGGAAGGTGCTGACGCTTTCACTACTACGAAGCGGGGTCGTCTTGTCATGCACGATATCACCATAGGCAGCCGTCTCAGAGCCGCCAGGCGCGAGCGGGGACTAACCCAGGAACGGCTCGCCGAGCGGTCCGGGGTCAGCGTCGAGCTCGTCAGCGCACTGGAGCGGGGCAAGCGGGAGACCGCCCGCATCACCAGCCTCACCGACCTGGCGAACGCCCTGGGAGTAACCGTTTCCGACCTGCTTGGCCGCCGCGAGCGATTGCAGCAGGACAACGCCGAGGGTGTTCTCGCGGTCCGCGACACGCTCTTGTCCGTCGCCGACCTGCCCGGCATCGACCTGGCGGACGACAGCGGGGAGCCGACGCCGCTGCCCGCCCTGGAGTTCGCCATCCGCCGCGGCTGGGACCTGTACTGGGACGGGCGGCTAGCGGGGCTCGCGTCGATGCTGCCGGGCCTGATCGGGGAGGCCAGGATCACCCGCAGGGAAGGCGGCCCGCGGGCATCCGGGCCGCTCGCCCAGGCGTACCAGCTCGCCGCGGACCTGATGATCCACGCCGGGCACGACGACCTCGCCATGCTGGCCGCCGAGCGGGCGCTGACGGCGGCGGCGAACGGCGGTGACGAGCTCCAGCACGCGACCCTCGCGGGGACCGTGTCGTGGGTGCTGCTGCACCAGGGGCGCACCGCCGACGCGGAACGGGTCGCCGCTGCTGCTGCGGGACTGGCCGAGCCGCGCACGCGGGACATCTCCCCGGAGCACGTGACGGTGTACGGGTCGCTGCTGCTGTCGGCCGCCGCGCCCGCCGCCACTGCGAGCCGGGGGTCCGACGTGGAGACGTACATCGGGCTGGCCCGGTCGGCTGCGGCGCGGTGGGAGAAGGACCGGCACGACTACTGGACGAGCTTCGGCCCGACCCAGGTCGCCATGCAGGACACCTACACGTCCGCCGTCCTCGGGCGCCCCGGGCGGGCGCTGCGGGCCGCGCGGGAGGTGCGGCGGGAGAACCTGCTCCCGATCTCGTGGGGCGCCCACCACCTCGACCGGGCGCAGGCGCTGGCGATGAACGGGAAACCCGGCAGCGACGGGAAGGCGGCGCAGGCGCTGGCAGTCGCGCACGGGGTGAGCCCAGAGTGGTTCAGGCACCAGGGTCTCGCTCGGAGCCTGACGCGCGAGCTCGCCAGCCGCAAGGCCCGGCTCGGGGAGCCGCTGAACACCCTGATGGCGAGTCTCGGGGTGCCGGATGAGGCGTGACGCCAGTCCGTACGCCGCGTACGAGATTAGGTCCGGCCCGCGCAATCTGCCCGCATCGCCTGAGCCTCAGACAGGCGGCAGTGACCTGCCTGAACTCCCCGAACTCGTACGCCCTGTACCTGGTAAGGCGGTATTCAGGTGGATAGCGTCGCGCACATGGGAGGCGACACTGAGGCAGCGCTGCAGCCTGACGCAACCGGTACAGCCGTGAAGCAGGCACTAGAGGCGCTCCGGCTGGAGTGGGGCAACTTCTACCTCGTCGGCCACGACGACGAGCACGGGTGGTTCGCCTCGCGTCACGGCCGGGTCGGCGGCCTCCTCGAGGGGACCGGCCCGGACGAGCTCCGGGCGGCGATCGCCGCGGACTACGGCCCGGCGCGGTCATGAGCGGGAGCGGCGAGAGACAGGCGGTCGCCGGGACGCGGCCGGAGCGTGCGGCGCGGGAGGCCGCGGGATGATCGCCTGGGAGTGGAAGGCCGGGGCATCGTCCGGGCTCACCGCCGAGCGCCGTCACGCCCGCCGTCACGCGGCGGCGCGGATCCGGTCCGGCGAGGCTGACGGCGCGGTCCTGCAGAAGATCATCGTCATTACCGGGGTCGCGTCGGTCCTCGGGGACTACATGCCTGTCACCGGGACGCGGTCCGAAGGGCGCCGGGACGGTCACGGAATCGTGTGGGACGAGGGGGCGCAGAGATGACACCGGGTGACGCGCTCCGCCGCCGGCGCCGCGCCCTGGCCCTGACCGGGGAGCAGCTCGCCGCCGCCCTCGGCTGCTCCAGGGCTGCCCTCAGCCACGCGGAGACCGGGCGCCGCAGCCCGCCCCGCCCGTGGTGGTCGCTCGCTGACGGGATGCTCGGCGCAGGCGGAAGGCTGCTGCGCCTTTACGACGCCGGGCCGGAACCTGGCCCGGTATGGCCAGCGTGGGGAGAATGAGATCATGAGTGACTGCAAGAGTTTCGCCAACGGCAACGGGAACAGTCACGCGAACGGGAACGTGCTGCCTGCCTGGCTGAGGCTGAACCGGGAGTTCCGCGAGGTGTACGAGGCACGGTACTGCTTCTGGACGGTCCAGGCCTGAACGGCGTCATCCCCCCGATGCCCCCCCCGGACCCGCTCCCGTTCAGGCCCCGCCGCACCGCCCGGGTGTTGTGCGCCCTCGCCGGCGGGATCCACGTCACGCCGGCGGACAAGGCGGACGCCGCGGCGATAGAAGCCGCCTACCCGGGCACCGGGGACCAGGTCCGTGCCCTCCGCACGCTGCACGCCCGCGCCGTGACGTGGGCCGTGTGCGGGCAGGGGGTGCGCGGGGTCGTCATCGCGGCGGCGGGGTTCCCGTGCGACCCCGACCCGCACGAGCAGGCGCTTACCATGCTGCCGGGTACCCGGGTCGTTCTCGCCGACCCGGACGACGAGGCGGCGCTCATCAACGAGGCGGTCCTGGGCCGGGACCCGCGGGTCACCGCCGTCCGGGCACGGACGCTGGACGTGTCCGGGCTCCTGCGCTGCCCTGCCGTCCAGGCGCTGCCCCGGCCCCTGCTGCTGCTCCTGCCGTTCGTTCCCTCCCTGTGGCCGCCGGATACCGCCGCGGCGGCCCTCGCGGAGTACGCCCGGCTGCTGCCTTCCGGGTCGCTGCTGGCCCTGTCCCTGTGGGTGCCGGACGGGGGGCCTGCCGGGGAGGAGTTCACGGCGCTGTGGCGGCAGCACGCCGGGCCGCTCTGCGGGCACACGCCGGCGGACGTGGCCGGGTGGCTGGAGGGCGCCGGGCTGAAGGGGATCGGTCTCGGCGTTGACGTCCCGCGGGTCGAGGACGTCCGGGTGGTCACTGAGAACATGCGGTGGATGGAGCGGCGGTACCAGCTGACTCACCCCGGGCGGATGGTGAAAGCCGTGGCCCGGGTGCCGTGACGGCGGCTAGGCACCGCGGTAGGCCGGCTGCGGCCCGGTTCCGGGGTGCGTCCGCGGCCTGATCACGCGCAGGCGAACCGGCGCGGGCGGGTCCTCCGCGGCCTGCTCGGCGGACAGTGCCGCCCGGCCGATGGCGATCCCGGCGGCTACCCCTGCCGCGTGCGCCTCGTCCCAGATGACGGCTACCGCCTGGGAGGCGAGGTGCAGCCGGTCGAGCTCGGCGAGCAGGCCCCGCAGGACCGTTGCGGCGAGGGCTACCTCGGTTGCGGGGGCGCGGGAGCAGACGAGGGCCAGCATCTTCGCGGCCTGGGCCATCGCGGACGTGATGAGATCGCCGGCATCGCAAAGGCCGGCGAACGATTCGGGCATGGGGCATCCCCTTCGGAGCCGTCAGGACCCGGGTCTAGGGGTCCAAAAGGTGGGTTCGCTGACGGGTTCGGCGAGGTGGGGTGCCGCCGACATGCGTGACTAGTGACGCACGACCAGTAACCGAAAGTTTACCGAATCTGCATGTTGTGACTTACTCGTGACCTTGCAGATGAAATTGCACGTGCGGCGGCCTGTCCGCACTTTTACATGATCATGCTGTATCATGTTAAACGTGACTAAGACCGTGAAGCGGGCATACAGGTACCGCTTCTACCCGACTCCGGAGCAAGCGGATCTTCTGAACCGCACGTTCGGGAGCGTCCGGCTAGTCTGGAACAAAGCGCTCGCGGAGCGGACGCGCCGATACAAGGACGAAGGCACGTCGGCGACCTACGTGGACACCACGCACTGGCTGACGGAATGGAAGCAGGACCCGGAGCTAGCGTTCCTGCGAGACGTGTCCATCACGTCACTCCAGCAGACGCTCCGGCACCAGCAGAGCGCGTTCACCGCGTTCTTCGCCAAGCGGTCTCGCTACCCGCAGTTCAAGTCCAAGCGCAAGTCGCGGGCGTCGGCGACGTTCACGACTAACGCGTTCCGGTGCCGAGACGGCCGGATCACGCTCGCGAAGATGACAGATCCTCTGGACATCCGTTGGTCGCGCCTCCTGCCGGATGGCGCGGCGCCGTCGAGTGTGACGGTTAGCAGGGATGCAGCCGGACGCTGGCATATTTCGATCCTGGTCGAGGAAGTGATCGAGCAGCATCCGGCTACAGATGCGGCGGTCGGCATTGACGCGGGCCTGACGTCGCTGTTGACCCTCTCGACCGGCGAGAAGGTCGTCAACCCGAGGCACGAGCGGCGGGACCGGCGCAGGCTTGCGAAGGCTCAGCGGGCACTGTCTCGCAAGCAGAAAGGCTCGGCGAACCGGGAGAAGGCGCGGCGGAAAGTCGCCCGCGTCCACGCCCGGATCACCGACCGCAGGGCCGATCACCTGCATAAGGTCACGACGAGGCTGGTCCGCGAAAATCAAGCGCTAGCCATTGAAGACCTCACCGTTATGAACTTGGTGAAAAACCGCACTCTGGCGCGGGCGATCTCCGATGCGTCATGGGCCGAGTTCCGGGCAATGCTGGAGTACAAGGCGGCCTGGCACGGCAGGGACCTGCTTCTGGTGGACCGCTGGTTTCCCAGTTCTAAACTGTGCTCTACGCGCGGCTGCGGGCACGCGTCTGGGAACATGCCGCTGAACATCCGTGAATGGACCTGTCCGTCCTGCGGCATAGTCCACGACCGGGACGTGAACGCCGCAAAGAACATCCTCGCCGCCGGGCTGGCGGAGAGGTAAAACGCCTGTGGAGGGCTGGTAAGACCAGATCCCGAGTTCTCGGGGGAGGCGCGGCCCGGTGAAACAGGAAAGCTCGCAGGTGACTGCGAGAGTCCCCTTCCTTCAGGGCGGGGAGGATGTCAACCCGCCGCCGATTCATCGTTTTTCGCCGGCGGCGCCGCCCCGCGCTTGCGGTCGATCAGCGCGATGATCTCCAGCTTGACCTCACGGGGCTCGCGCGTGGCCCAGATCGCCTGCTTGGTCCGGTCGCCGGGGAACAGGATCTCCGCCTCCCTCGCGACCGCCTCGTCATCGGCGGACACGGTGAGCGTGCCGGAGCCTGACAGGGGCACTGCGGCAGGAGCGGAAAGCGGGGCGGGTTCCGGGTCGGCCCCGCCGTGGACGCGCTCCATGGAGCCGGGCTGCCAGCGAAGGGCGTCCTCGATCTTCCGCCGGGTGCGTGGCGCGGGGAGTGGCGCGCTAGGCAGGCGCGCGTTGTAGAGGGTCTTGCTGGAGACGCCTGCGCGCGAGGCTACGTCCTGCCAGTCCAGTCCGAGATCAAGGCGCCGTTCGTCCATGAGACGGCCGAGTCTCGACTCTTCCATGTCGGGCATCGGGAGTGCCTCCTGCTGTCCGGGCGCTGATTTTACACGAAGATACACGACGTTACCACCGCTGCTCTTACCCGGTCCCCTTTGCCGACAGGTACATGTAACCATCGGAATCTGCTTGCGTCTACCGGTAATCGCGTGTAACTTTTCCTCATGCGAACCAAGCGACCACCCGTAAACGGTGAGGTGATCCAGGCGGCGCGCATCCGCAAGGGCATGACCCTGGAGGAAGTCCAGCAGGAATGCGCTAAGCGCGGGACGCCCGTCTGGAACCTCTCCCGCATGGAGAACGGCGGGCTCAAGTGGCCGCACCCCAAGGTCATCGCAGTCCTCACCGACGTGCTTGACCTTGAGCCCGGCCAGATGCTCGCGGTGGCGGCATGAGCGAGTTCAGTCTCCGCGCACTGGCCCGTGAAGTCCGGAGTGATCTGGGTGATTGCGAGTATCAAGTTCTCGCTAAGGAGATCCGGCGGCGCATTGCGGCTGGGGATGTCGATGCGGCGCTTGCCGAACTGCTTTCGGGGTTTAGTCGCCGTTTCATCACCGCACGGCGGCCGGAATCACTCCGCGAGCGGCTGGAACGGCACTCCGAGCGCGTAGGCGACTGCCTGATCTGGCGAGCCCACGCCAGAGGTGGCTACGGCTGTATCGATATCAGGAATGGCTCCGGCGGGAAATCCAACAGGCAGGTCCATCGGGTCAGCTACGAGGAGTTTGTGGGACCGATTCCCGAGGGCCTTCAGGTTGACCACTGGTGCCATAGCCGGGACCCGTATGCCTGCATCCGTCCGTGCATCCACACTCTCTGCTGGAATCCGGAACACTTGCGCCTCCTTACGCCCGCAGAACACAGGGCGCTCCGCAACTCCCCTGGCCGTCCGCGCCTGACTCACTGCAAGCGCGGCCACGAGTTCACGCCCGAGAACACCTACATCTACCCGAGAGGCAGCCGGAACATGCGCACCTGCATCGCCTGCCGAGAGGCTCGTCGGCAAGAAGCTGCCTAGAAAGACAAAGCCCCCAGACGCCGACACGCCTGGGGGGCCGGAGCAACCGGCACAACCAGGGTAACCGACAACGAAGGAGCAACCGGGTGACTACCACCGCTATCTACTCCGGCACCGGGGCAACAGCATGAGGGGCGTCGCGGGGCTGTCAGTCGTCCGCCGCCGCCGCAGGAGCGCGAACCCCTACCAGGCGCAGTCGATCACGGACGCGCTCGCCGCCCTGCCGTACGAGCCTCCGCAGCCGAGCTTCACCCCGGCCGCTTTGCTGAGGCAGACGCGCCCGGCCGCCGTGCTCCGCGAGCAGCCGCCCGGCGCTGACGCCGACTACGGCCGCGCGATGCTGAGGCGGCTTGAGTCGGGACTCCGCACTCTCGACTGGGAGGCCCTCGACGAGGCCCAGCGCCAGGGAACGACCTACGCGCAGGCGCACGCCGCCCGGGGGCGCACGCCGCTCGGCGACGCGGTGGAACGGAACCTGCGGCCGGAAGTCAGGCCAGTCCGCCGTCACGGCGAGGCAGCCTGGCGCCGGGTCAGTTCCCTCGCCTACCCCAAGCCCGACGTTACCGCCCCGGTCTCCGTTATCGCTGCCGCCTACGACGCCGTGATGCGCCACGCGGACGCCATCACCGGGACCAGGGGCATCGGCCCCGGAACCGCGCCGCTTCCCGCGATCACCGCCGGCGGCGCGCTGTGACCGCCGCGACGCCAGGGCAGGCGGCCGGGTTGCTTGACCCGTTGCACGCGCTCGCCGCGAAGTGGGACGCGAACGCCGCCCGCAACCAGCGCAACGGGCAGTCGCTGATCGACCAGGGCGACGAGTACGGCAGCGAAGGACTTGCCGTAGCCGAAGCACTCGGCGCGTGCGTCGTCGACCTGCGGGCGGTACTCGCCGACGCGGCACCCGAGCCGCACGCGGCGATCGAGCAGGCCGCTTACGAGGCCGACATCGCGAGCCTCACCGGCCAGCGCAACCGCGTGAGCGAAACGGCCGACCAGCTCCGCGCACAGGTCAGCAACCTCCGCGACGCCCTAGAGCGTTGCCGTGACGCGGCAGGCCAGTCGCCTGCCGCGGTGCACACCATCGCATCGCAGGCTCTCGCGAGCAGCCCGCTGCCCGGAGGCGACCTGTGAACGCCGTGACGGTCACCCTCAAGCGCCGCGACCCCGCCGTCATCGCCGCGAGGGCGCACGCCGTCCTCGACGCCGTCGCGCGGATGCACGCGCAGTGGCCGAGGGCAGGGCGCAAGGCGATCGGCGAGTCCGCTGTCGCCCTGGACGGAGCGCTTGAGGAGTACCGCGCGGCCGGGGACGGGGAGCGGGAGCAGGCGGCGGAGATAGCTTCCTGCGCCATGGCGCTCCTCCTGATCGCAGTCGAGTTGTTCCTCGGTCCGGCCGTGGCGCGCCAGATGGCGGAGAACGCGGCGGAGGTGGCCCCGTGAGCAACCCCGTAGCGTCGGACACCAAGAAGGACGGCTCCCGTACCTACCTGTACCCGCCGACCGGGGAAGCCTTCCCGTCGGTCACCACGGTCCTCGGGGCAACGGACGCCAAGCCGTACCTGACCGCCTGGTCCGCCGGGCTGGCGGCCGAGTACGCGGTTGACAACCTTAAGGCCCTGGCCGGGGTCAGGCAGGTACTCGGCCGCGACGAGGCGGTCAAGCTCGCGAAGAAGCAGTCGGAACTGATCCGGGACCGCAAGCGGGACACCGGCGGCTACGTGCACGACATGGCCGAGGCCCTGATCTTGTGGCAGGCGTCCCCGGAGGGGCGCGGCACGGACCTTTCCCTGCCGCTGCTGCCGGACCACCTGCAGGGCACGGACTACGACGGCGAGACCGTCGAGGACGTTGCAGAGTGGATGGTCGAGGGCTACCTGAACTGGGTGTCGGACTTCAACCCGGAGTTCCTCGCCGCCGAGATGACCGTCTACAACGCTCCGCTGAAGGTGGCAGGGACGCTGGACGAGATCGTGCGCCTGCACGGCCTCACGGTCGGCAGGGCGGGGCGGTTCGTCCCCGGGCCCGGCCTGGACTGCTGCGTCGACGTGAAGACCGGCAAGCACCTGGACGCCACGGTGCCGGAGCAGATCGCGCTGTACCGGCGGATGCGGGAGGCGCGGATGCCGCTCGGCGACCTGGTGCCGATGCCGCCGACGCACTGCGGCGCGGTCCTGCACCTGCGGCCCCCGTACGAGCCCGGCTACGAGCGCGGCTACCGCTTCATGCTGATCTCGGGGGCGGCTGACGCCGCGGCATGGGACCGGGCGCAGCGGGCGATCGACCTGTTCGAGGGCCGCAAGGCGGCGAAGGCGAAGCCCGGCAAGGTCTGCTACCCGCTGCGCGCGGACGGCACGATTCAGCAGCCGCGCATCGCCGACCTCGACGGCGAGGGGTACGGCCGCGCGGTCAGCGCGTTCGTCAAGGCGGGACTCGGGGGCACTGACCTCGACCAGCTCGCCGCGATGTCTGCCGGGCAGCTCCTCAAGGCGAAGCACATCGGCGGAGCGACTGTCGCGGGGGCGCGGGTCATGCTCGCCGACCACGGCCTGCACCTCGCAGGCGAGGGCGTTTCGGCGGTGGCGGCATGAGCGTTCTCGACCTCCAGCGCAAGGGCCAGCAAATAGGCCGGATCCGGATCGGCCAGCAGGTCACCTACGTGAAGGACGGCAGGGAGAAGCAGCGCCCCGCCAGGCTGGACACCTTCCGGATCACCACGGCATCCCGCCACACCGCCGATGCCGTCGCCGAGCTGCTCGGCGGCGAGGTCCGCGAGTGGAACGGGCAGCTCGAGGTGATCACGAAGCGTTCGGAGATCTCCGTCATGGTCCCGCCCCGCGACGCGGTGATTTCCCAGTGGTACGAGCAGTGGAATGCCGGGGGCGCGATCCGCAGGTGCGACAGCCAGTTCGACCAGATCTCCAATGGCCCGTGCCAGTGCCCGCACGCCGGAGACCCGTCCGACGCCGAAGAGGCGAACCGGGCGGCGCTGCGGCGCGCGGAACTGGCGAAGCTGAACCCGCCGCAGGCGTGCCACCTGATCACCCGCGTCAACGTCATGATCCCGGACCTCCCTGGCCTGGGTGTCTTCCGCCTGGACACGGGGTCGTTCTACGCGGCGGCCGAAATCGGCGACACCGCCTACATCCTGCAGAAGGCACGCGACGCGGGTGTTTTCCTGCCTGCGATCCTGCGAATCGAGCAGCGGCAGCGGGTCGCGGGCGGCCAGACGAAGAAGTACCCGGTGCCGGTGCTGGAGATCCTGTCCACGTTCCGGCAGATCGCCTCGGGCGAGCTCGCCGCGGGAGGCGTGGTGGCGCAGCTCCCGCCCGCGCCCGGCGGGCAGCCCAGGGCCATCGCCGCCGCCAGGCCGGCCCCCGCGCCGTCCGGCGAAGAGGCGACAGACGTCCGCCGCCTAGCTGCGCAGCAGATCGCGAAGGAAGCCGGTTCGGCCCTCGCGCGCAACGCGGTCCGGGGGCTGATCCAGGCGGCGAGGACGGAGCAGCTTGAGGCAGAGATGGTCTGCGTCGGCGACGTGTGGATGACCCTCAGGGAAGCCCTGACGGACGCCTGGAATCTCACATCGGATGGTGAGTCGTGACCGAGCAGCCGTTCGACCTCCGCATCGTCGTCTCCCGCTACGCCGAGCGCTCAGCGGATGTCCTCGCCCGGGTCAAGCAGGACCCCGGCACCCTCCCGGTTCACCTCATGGTCGGCCAGGCGACCCGGGTCGACGGTGACGGGGCGCCGGAGGAGGAGTGGAAGGCGTGGCTGTGGCCGAAGGGCGGCTTCTACCCGAGCCCTGACCAGCACACGGATGCGGTCACCCGCCCGTCCTGCGGTGACCTCGAAACGCTGCTGAACAAGAGGCTCAAGGGCCACGGGCGGTGGTGGCGGTGACCTTCAATGCCGCCTGGCAGCAGGTCACCTGCCGTGCCTGCAAGCGCACGTACACCTGCACACCGGAGGACGACTACTACGGGCCTCCCGATGGCGGCCTTCCGGAGAGCGCCACGGACGGGGTGTGCTTCAGGTGCTCGCTCCGCCGCGGCGGTCTCAACCCGGAGGTCACGCCGGTCCGGGTCATTGACCTGACCGGGGCCGGGACTGATCCTCGCGACCTGTCGCTGAAGCCTGCCGGGGGTGCGCCGTGAAGCGGACTAAGCGCCTCGCCCGGACTTCGGGCCTGCCCCTTACCGCCCTGAAGCGGAAGACGGCGCAAGCCACCAGCCCGGCAAAGGCCCCGCGAGCCCGGGAGGAGGCGGTATCCCGGTGAACCACAAGAAGGGGTACCTGACTGCCACACAGGCGATGAGGTCGAAGGCCGCGCAGGTTCCGGGCGCGACGATCGACGAGAACTGCCGCTGCGGCATGGTCCACGTGAACGCGCCCGCTGAGCCCCCGGACCCGAACCGCAACAGCGGGCCCTCGGCGGCGGTTCGCGCCCTGTGCCTGGCCAGGGATGGCTGGGCTTGCGTTTGCTGCGGAATCAGCATCGTCGGGCAGCGCTACAGCCTCGGTCACCGCCTACGGGCGGGTCAGCAGGGCAAGCCGGTCCCGTCCAACCTCATAACGCTCCTGGGCTGGGGCGGCGAATCCCATCACGGCCGGATCGACTCCCGGCGCGACCCGTCCGACGAGGCAAAGGGGTACTCGCTGCGTTCCGGGCAGAACCCGCTCCTCGTCCCGGTGACGGTCTTCAGCCCGAACGGGCCGGGGATGACGCTGTGGCTCGGGGATGACGGGAAGTACCTGACCGCAGCCCCGGATGGGATTGCCGCATGATGCCCGGCGGCGAGCGCCTCGGCTTCCACGAGGGAACACGGGCGGCCAGGGCGATACGGAGACTACGGAACGAGCGCGGACTCTCCCAGGCGGACCTCGCGGCGAAGCTCGGGAAAACGGTCTCCTGGGTGGGGCACCGGGAAACAGGTGCCGTCCGGCTGCGGAAGGGCGACGCGGAGATGATCGCGGCGGAGCTGGGCACGGACCTGACGGGACTGACGGGCGGTGCCGCATGAACGCGCCCGGCGTCCTGGACCTGCTCGGGCTCGACGAGGGCATGCTCACCGGCTTCGCCCCTGTCACCCCGCTCGCGGCACTCGCCGCGGCGATGTGCATCGGCAGGTACGCCCTGAGCCTCGAAGACCAGAAGATGCTGACGGAGATGACCGGCTTGGACGCGCAGGCCCCAGTTCAGGCGACGGCTGACGACGGTCCGCAGCCGCGGGTCAAGCCGGACACCTACCGGCGCGGCAAGAGGGGGCAGCACTGATGGCGGCCATCCCGGCGCTGACGATGCGGGAGATCCGGATCGGGATACGCGACCAGGACAACGGGCGGCACTGGCACTGGCGCGAGTGCTGGTGCAAGAGAAGCCATGACGGCACGGAGACGGGGCTGACGATCGTCGCGCCGCCGTGGGACGTAACGAGGGACGGGGAGAAGACGCGATGAGCGGCAATGACGGCAAGCGAAAGACGCCGGGCCGGGCAACGGAGTGCACGCTCCGCGTCCTCGACATCGTCACCCTGGCCGGCTACGGGGCGGTCGTGGTCGTTCTCGCGGGGTGGGACCGGCTGCGGTACGGGAGGCACCAGTGCGAGACGGAGGTGTACCCGGGAGTTCTGCCGGTGCGCCTCCCGGGTGAGTTCGGGCGGGAGGACTCCTGATGAGCGACAAGACGTCCATAGAGTGGACCGATCATTCTTTCAACGCCTGGTGGGGCTGCTCGCGTGTGTCGCCCGCCTGCCGGTTCTGCTACGCGGACCGCGACGCCCGGCGTTACGGCCACGAGGTCTGGCGTCGGCACGGTCCGCGGCGGATGCTGTCGGAGGGCAACTGGCAGCGGCCCCTGAAGTGGAACCGCGACGCCGAGCGCGCCGGAGTCCCGGCGAAGGTGTTCTGTGCGTCGATGTCGGATGTGTTCGAAGATCATCCCGATGTCGGCGACGCGCGCGCAAGGCTGTGGGGTGTCATCGAGGCCACGTCCTGGCTACGGTGGCAGATCCTCACCAAACGGCCGGAGAACGTCGCCCGCATGGCTCCGTGGGGCAAGCGGTGGCCGGATCACGTCTGGCTCGGCACGAGCGTCGAGAACCAGCGCTACGCGAACGAGCGCATCCCCCTGCTGCTGAAGTCCGGGGCGAAGACGCTGTTCCTGTCCTGTGAGCCGCTGCTGGGGCCGGTCGACCTGCGCGCCATTCCGTACCGAGGCGACGCCCCGTACTGGCTCGACGTCCTGGACGGGCGCTACCGGACCGGCGAGCGGTACCAGTGGGGGGTCGACTTCTCATTCGGGCTGGCCGGCCTCGGCCGCATCGGCTGGATAATCGCGGGGGGTGAGAGCGGGCCCAAGGCGCGGGCATCGCACCCCGGCTGGTTCCGCTCGCTACGCGACCAGTGCGCTGCCACGCAAGTTCCGTTCCTGTTCAAGCAGCACGGCGAGTGGTCGGAGCGCGGAAACCCGGACTGGCCGCTCGGCGATGCCTGGAAGAACCCGCAGCGCCACTGCTGGGTCAGCCCGGCCGACGGGAAGGTCAAGCCGTTCGGCAAGTTCACCGGGACCGATGACATGGACTGGGCGCACGTCAAACGCGTCGGCAAGAAGGCGGCCGGTCGGCTGCTGGACGGGCGCGAGTGGTCAGAGTTCCCGCGCGTTCCCGGTGCGGTGGCGGCATGAACCGCCACCAGATGACCGCCATCGACAGGCACTGCCGCCTGTCGGTCGAGACGATGCGGCCCGAGTTCGCCCGCCCCTTGCCTGGCCGCTTGTCGGTCGTACTGACGGTGAACAGCGGCTATGAATGAATTGAGGCAAGATTCGGCGGGCCGGTCTGGCACGCGAGCATCGCGACACGAAGCCTTCCCATCCGCGCCATTCTCGAGCGGGAAGCCGAGCGGCAGCTTGCCGGAGTCGGCGACGCCTCGCTCGGCGAGTGGCGCGAGTCCGGAGGCCGGTTCTTCCACCTGCGCCGCAGGCTCAGCGAGGCCGAGGAGCGGCGCGTCGGCCCGGCGCTGGACATCCGCCGCACCCCGGAGGCACTCGCCCGCGCGATGCGACTCGGGCCGATGCTGCGGTTTGCGCCCCCGGAAGTTCTTGCCGCCGAGCTCGGGACGGTGTTACGCGCCATGACCACCTCCCCCCATGACTCCCGGCCCGGTTCGACCCCCCAAGCCGGGCTGGGACTGAACGCGGCGGACGACGTAACCGCCTACAGACGCGCAGACGGGGCGGGCCACCCAGCCGTTCCGTCTGCGCTTCCCGCACCGGACCACTCCGGCGCGGAAGGCGGGCTGATCGAGTCCCCCCCGGCTCCAGTCCGCGCCCCGGCCGCCGTTCCCCCGTTCAGCGGCCTGGGCACTCCCTCGCGTCCAGCACAACGCGAGGGAACCGCCGGACCGGGCATCCCCGTGCCCGGTCCGGCTCAGACGTCCCCGCCGGTGCC